TTTCTAATTTAGAAAATCTTTTATGATATTACTACTTTGGTTAATCATAATATCATTTTTTAACCTTAGAATTTTATCTCTTGAGGAAATCATTTAAGATTATTTCAAGAGAACCAGATATTCAATTATCAATTCTCAAGAGAAGTAAATTCTCTTGAGAATTTTAAGGTGAATAAATAATGTTTCTCGACCTAGAAATAATAAACACATGAATGATATAAGACGGCAAATTCATCTCCAAGCTAAAGTATTGGAGCTTTCTTTGCACGATAATTGTGAGAAATGTTATCATTCTTTAATCCAGTGTAAAAACATTTCGGTTACCTGATCTAGATTATCGGCAGGATAAAGAAGTTGTTCTTTATAGAATAGCCATTCTAGGTATTCAGTTTGCGCTCCGGGCTCTCTTCCTAGAAAGATTCTTTCGGATTTATGCCAAAGACCAAACTCGGCAAAGCTCTGATCATCATAAACACCTTTAGGAAACCAAAAAATGATAGATGTAGCTATTGCCATAGCCGATCTCTGCCAATTGAATGATATTTCTTTGGTAAACTTATCAGATTTAAGTTGATTCTTGGTTTCTGGAATAAAGATGGTTATCGGTGTTTCGGAACTTTCCAATTTAGAGATGATGTCTAATCTCCAAGATTTTCCTTTGGGATTTTTTGGACCTGCAAGATAAACAGACCCAAGTCCATAGTGCAAATCATCAGATACAATTTCCTGACCTAGATACAGTTTTCTACAGTTCATTGTTCACCAAATGGAAAAGGCCAATAGTATTTACCACCGGCCTTTTCGTTTCTCGACGCGAGATTTTACTTTATGGGAACAATTTCCTGTATTTTCTGATGTCCTTCAGACAGTTCTAAACATGAACAAAGTCGTTTCAGATCTTCGTTTGGCATAACGAAAACAGGATACAATTCCTTATCATCTGGATCATACATAATGATAAGGTGCGAGGCACCTTTAGCAATGGCCTGCTCTTTCCAAAGCTTTTTAGACATGCGGAAGGGGCGAGGGTCGAACTCGCAAGGCTGTTACACTCGCCGTTTTTCGAGAACGGTGCCGTCACCTATCGGCTAGCCCTTCCATTTACCAAACGTCCCATGCAGTAAGTCTACAGGCGTAGGGTGCTGAATCATTGTACTCATAAGGATCTATAAATCCTTGAGTAATTTTGTGCATTTCAATATTCATACGATGGCGGTAGGATCGGTGAACACTCTTCTTCCATTGAGATAGAGAGATTTTATCCCAACAATGAAGATGAGCAGCAACACGAGCGCCACGTTGAACGATTACAGGAACAAAGTTGTTTGTGTGCATAGTTAAAACATGCACAATCTCCAGACTAAACAAACTATCATTCCGAATATCCTTTCAGTTCTTGCTGCAAGAGATAGATGTGAGTTTCACCAACACTTGACTGAGCCATAATCATATCATCAAGACCAAGAGTCATCATATCCTTGTCCTTGATTTCTTCATATGTTTTCTTACAGATCTTTTGGAAAGCTTTCTCGATGGCTAAAGATGATTCTAGAAGAGCTGTTAATGAATCATTTTTCGCGGAGAACCCTTTAGCGATTTCTCCGGCAGCGTTCGTAAAGAGTAAAGATCCGCAAAGCCCAACAACTCGCTCAGCAGCATCATCAATAATTTCGTCTTGTACTTCCTCATACAATCTCTGAAAGAGAAGATGATCTCCGTAATGCTGAGCAGCCCAATGATTCTCTTGGTGCAGCAAATACATCGCACGAGTAAATGCAACATACATGGACAAAAGCTTATGAGATTCCTCATCCATTGTTTGCTGAGCTACTTTAGTTGCGTATATCGAGCTGAAGCTTTCAAGAATCTTATAGTCCATGAGAGTACGCTAAAATAGTCATAGACCCAAAGTTTCCTTTAGCTTGGCATTGTACTTTCCAAACGGCCCACCAATAAGCTGTTCCCAAGTTACCCAAGCAGCAGGTCCCGCATCACCCTGTTTTGGTATGTCTTTTATAGTACCATTGTATAAGTATGTAATAACAAAGAATTTGGCATCTTTTCGGTTAAATACTGGAACTAACTTATTTTTATCCAATTTAATAAAGGACTCTTCCCAAACTTCTCGAACCAAAGCATCAACAGCATCTTCTCCTGGATCCACTTTTCCACCAGGCAGACCCCATTGATCGGTAGTTCCTCGGCGAGCTACTGCTAGAACTTTTCCATCTTCTCTTATTGCACAAACGCAAACCGATAGGATCAGTGCGTTAGGATTCCCAGCAAGGAACGAAGACTCAAGCTTCAGATCATTATTTAACAGTTTAAAAAGATCTTCTTTTGTAGTCATTAAATAGCTTTCACGATATTTTGGTAATGCTCAAAATGCTCCTGAGTACCCTTAAACCCAAGATCACGAGAATAGGCATAAGCCAAAGCTTTTCCATTATTGTAAGCTTCTTTAGATCCATTAAAGCCCTGGCTCCATACAAAGCGATATGTTGGTGCGTCAGTTCCGGGTAACACTCCGGCCCCATAGGTCAAAAAAGCATTCGTGTCAAAAATAAACACAAGTAACTGACGATCTGCAAACCATTTAACTTTAGTGACTTGCATAATTTATTTCTGCTCATTCTCTTTCAGCTTGGTGTTTCTGATAATGCTGTAAGAAAAAGGATTAGAAGAATTAGAGCGGGTGGCGAGATTCGAACTCTTATTTCATTCTATCAATAACACCACATTGCTATATGTATAGGGAAAAGTCATCAATCATTTGGTCATTAACAGAATCGGAATTCCGAGAACTTATTAAATCTTCCTCAACTTATAAAGAAGCTTTGATTAGGCTTGGTTTTGCCATAAAGTCCGGAGGAAACTATAAGACTTTAAAGAAGAGAATACTAAGAGATAAAATAGATATTTCACACATTGAACGAAACAAACATCAATTTAGAGGTGTGGCTAAAGAAGAAATACCACTTGAGAAAATGCTTGTTAAAAATTACCATAACTCAACTAGAAGTCTTAAACGAAAGTTATTAAACAGCGGATTGATTAAAAATCAATGTTTTAAATGTGGTCTTAAAGAAGAGTGGCAAGGAGAGCCTATCTCTTTGCAGCTTGATCATATCAATGGTGATCATGATGATAACCGATTAGAAAATCTAAGGATTCTTTGCCCAAACTGTCATTCACAGACAAATACTTATAGTGGTAAAAATTCACATCAAAGTAAAAGTCCAGATTGGATCTGCAAATGCGGAAGGCGTAAACACAAACAGTCAGATGTTTGTTACAGTTGTTTTAAACAACCGGAGAGAACTATTTGGCCATCTGATGATGATCTGATCAAGAAATCAGAAACACAATCAATACTAAGTATTGGAAAAGAACTTGGTGTTTCTGATAATTCTGTAAGAAAAAGGATTAAAAGAATTAGAGCGGGTAAAGAGAGTTGAACTCTTATATTTTGGTTGGAAGCCAAATGTAATAAGCCGTTATACGACACCCGCAAAGTAATGAAATAAACCCTAGTGTCTACACTAGCACAGGAAAATTTTCCCGTTCCTTTGAAGATTATCTCATTAGTGTTGAGGTGGAATATAAGCAATCTAAACGTCCCATATCCCCTTACTCTGCCTGGCAACCTCAACTCTGATTAATACCTAGATATTACCTGTCTCGACCATTCTTTTCTCGGAAGATACAAAAATCGTTTGGTTACTCTTTAAATATTCGATGTAGTACTCGAAACTTTCATTTGCCAGAATTTCACCTTTGGATATTTTATCTTCTAGAATGACTCTGATAGCACCAATCTCAGGGCCAATTGGGATACCCAATTTGAGAGAGATTTCATTACCAAGACCTTTCGGCAAACCCGAATGCTTGGAATCCTTCTCCCTGATTTCCCTGATCCTGGCCTTAAGTTCGTCAATTCTCCTGACGATCTTCTCTCGTTTCTTTGGTGAAGCAGTTGTAATATCAGACGCGCTCAAAGTCAAGAGATCTTCAAGGTACATGTCCATTTCTTTTGCGAACCTACGAACAGCCGAATCTGTCCACTCGTGTTCGTACCCTTCAGCGTACCCAAGATTGGATACCAAGAAATGAATGCAGGTTTTTTGACCACAACTAAAGATATGGACTTTATTAGTGAACTTATCAAAGATCTTTGCAGAGATCTTCTCATGGTGATGGAACGTGACTTTGTTGTCCTTGATTGAAAAGGATTGAGCCTTTCCAAGGTCATGGAACAAAGCAGCCCACCTGAGGTTTAGCTTTGGAGGAGTTTGAGATACAACACGAATAGTGTGTGGCCAAATCTCTTTGAATTGCTTTGAACTCTTTAGGTCCAAAGATTCCTGAATTTCCGGGATGAGCCAATCGAAGAACCCAGCCCGCTGAAGAACAACAAGCGCAAGTCCAACATGAGGACCAACCATTATCTCATGAAGAATGCGAAAGTCTTTCTTACCAAGCTCTTTCACTTCTTCTTTGGTAACTGGTATGAACTCATCATCACACTTACCATACAAAGCCAATGATCTGGCTTGTGTGAGTAATTTCATATAACTGCAACTCTCTTTCCTGAAATGAAACTTTCGAGATCAACCTTATCAGCGTATTCATCGTAGTCAACAAGAATCTCTTCATCTTTCTTGATAGGTTTAATCGAAACAAAATGCCAACCATCATCTCTTTTCACAGTCTTGGCATTGGGAATTTTCGAATCATTAATCAGAAGTCCAAAAGTATTACGAAAGAAAGTTTTTGATGTTTCAGTCTCTGATGATAGTGGAATTGAAAGACCAAGGTCTGTGTTCTTGTGAACATCTTCGGTACAGAATGTTCCATTACCATGAATTTTTGATTTCTTAATACACCACTTCATACAATACCTTCAGCTAAGGAAAACCGCTTTTTCATTTCTGTAGTCTCTAGCAATGCTCTAAACCAGCTATCGTTTGTTACAAACTTTTCAACTTTGTCTAGAAACTTTTCGACATTTAGAAGATCCATTGTGATTCCATTTTGGTGTCTAAAACCATCAATAGAAATCCAGAACCTATCTCCATGGTGTTTGATTTTGCAAAGGTCTTTTTCCGTAATTTCGTATCCACAATATTTTGTATTTGGAACTTCCATTCCAATGAATAATGGAAATGCATTTAGTTGCATTCCCATAACTTCCTTATAATCATGATCTGTTTTTGAAACTAGTATAGCTTCTTTGTCGGGAATAAGACACAGCGTATCAAGTAAATTCGTGTATCCATTCCTGATGTCTATCTGAACCCTCTGAATGGTGTCCCAGATATCAGGTCGTTCCTCTCTCAAAGAGAGGATTCCGTTCAGCATATCACGTTCCCATCGACCTTGCAAGATCCCTCTTACGCGAAGTCTATCTGCTTGATTTCGAAGATCTTCCAACCAATCGTCCGAAGGATAGGCCGGACGGGGCTCGGTATTTGAGCACAGATTCAGCCCCCACTCTACGAACGGATATTTCGCAGAGATTTCTACTAGTTCGGCTGGGGCAACAGAATCATCAACCCCGCAAATGGAAACTGTCGAAATCATCCTTCAAATGCTGTATTATGCCCGTCTTCAATTTCCAGGGTCTTTAGGTGATATCTGAAAATCATACTGGATCTGAACATGAAATTGAAGAACTTATCGTTCTTCGCCAGGATTCCAAAGTGCTCACAGTTAGGAAGCAGGATGATGGTTTTGGGTTGGAATGGAAGTTCTTTAATCTCTATATTTTTTCGGTCTACATCGTAATGTAGACCAGGTTTGTAATGACCATTGCTTTGGTATTCAACTTTGGACTTTAAAGCCTTTACCGTTTTTTCGTCACCAATCCAAATACCAAGATCTTCGGGTTTGAAGTCTTCACAATTGAATCTGGTGGAAAAATCCCAAACGGCTTCTTGGAAGTTTTCTACATGATACAGAGGACGTAAAGAAGCAGCCTCGATAATCGCCTGCTCTAGTTTCGCTTTCCAATCAAATTGTTCTTGCGAAAGCATTGGCAGGCAAATTCTACAACACCTGACTTCGGAAGCTTGTTCACCGGCAAGTCCAAGGTACCAAATATCTTCATCCCCACCCTCATAGTATGGAGAACACCCGCCAAGGTTATCATGTACTAAAACACTCTCAATGGTTCTGTGGCCCATGTCCGTATCTATATCAACATCTTATGGTCAGAACTCAAGAGGTTTTATGCTGCGCTCCCCCACAATATTTCCGTTGTCTAAAGTGTAGATAAACTGCTGGTTTGGGTAATATGCAAATCTTTCAGTGATATCACTTATATGGAGCCCATGGCGAGGATTCAGCTCGATACATGGACAATCTTTCAGACTTGATTCTTAACAATCAATCAAGTCTTCTGCTAGTTTGAGCCAAACATGCTTATCACATGCATTATCGAAATTACCAGCATCGAACGGCTCAAGGAAGGAAGGCATGCAGTTTTCTGTTAATTCAATTCGAGCATCGCGAATACCACGTAGATAATATTCCCTTAGCTTTTCTGCAACAACTTTGATAACAGCTTCTCTTAAAGTAACCATGGATCCCTCACATAAGTGGGGAGTTCACCTAACCCGCTCCTCCATTACTATGCATTAGTATTCGCTGAATTGATTTCTTCTTCGGCGATTTCCTCTTCATAGTCGCGTACATACACTAGAGTAATGGGTTGCCATCGTCATCAACTATACCACCACCAAGCCAACCAGCTTCATTTTGAGTTGGTGGTATTTTGAATGTTTTCATCATCTTAATAACGCAATCTTCGCAGATATCGAATGAAGTATCAACTCCGTCGCCTATTCTAGAGCCGTATCCACCGCTCATTCTAGCTCCAAGATAAGAGCTGTACTGTTCAATAACTTCACCACATTGGTTGCAGATAACCTCTTCTACAATTTCAACCTCTCTCGTCTCTGTAATCTTCTTTATCTTTTCCATTTCTTCTCCAGTATTTGTATTTGAATATGATTGATACCAATAGGAAGTTGAGTGTGTAGTTAACGATTAGTATTAAGTCTGTTGTGTAAAAATGTAAAGCATAGGCAAGCATCATACCTTCGCCTATTAACCATAACCAAATAGTTCCGTGTGCAATACCGTTTGAGTGTCCGTCTTTCCAAGACCTATAAGCTTGGGGTAATCCCGAGAATGCAAAACAAATAGCACCGATGGTGCCGAGAAGCATAAAGAAGTTGTGAGCTGTTAGCATTAGAATTTGTTATCAATCATAGATATGAGTTTATCCAAAGAGCCTAAATGCTCTACTGGAATCTTTACACCTTTATGACCGTTTGTTCTAGGTATCTCTACTAGGTTATCTTTGGCCTCTAACCATCTTTTTGATATTGTAGGAATCCAACCACCCTCATGTATGTGTGGAGTTTCTGTTTCATTCAAATGAACGAAAAGCTGGATGTATGCATCAATATTTTTGTCAACCTCTTCTTGTTTGACAATGAGGTTGAGCCCCTGTTTGAATGGAGCATATGAAGATGTTTTGATGTTGACCTTTTTGAAAGATCCACCAACGCGGATCTCTAGATCGAAATCATCACCAACACCACATGTAATATTCATCGTACATACTTTATCTTCTTTGGATATTTTGTCGAAGATAAAGAGTGTACCTATTAGGTCCATCAAATCCCCAGTGCCCCGAACTTCTGTTTCTAGTTCGTGCCAACCAGCGACACGGTTATGAGGAGTTAAAGATGGGGATATGTATTTAGCGAAACGAAGAAGTTGCTCAGGGATCTCTTTCATAGAGATGTTTCTCATCAATAAGAAGATAATATAATCTTAACACCAGGAGTGTCTATATAATAACGAATTACATTATCATGGTTTGAACAACTCATATAAATGAAATCCCACGTGTCAGAATATTCTTTTATTTCTTCTACATCTGCATATTCATAAGGATGTTTTTCAACGAAATAATCTAAAATTGCATCCCTACCTTTTGCGATAATTTCAGTATCATAACAACAATTATGTTCACACCAACTTTCTAACAAGTTGAAGAGCTGTGGTTCTTTCAATCTATCAATTGCTAATATGAAAGAAGAACTAGAACTATTGCTAACAAATCCTATTCGAAATTTCATGACTACCTAATTTTAATGGGGTTTTCAGGATCAAACTCAATCCCGTTTTCTTTCAGCCAATCCAGCCAATCCTTTCTTGGCTCACCAAGTCTGTAAGTAGAGTTCTGAGTAAAGATGATATCTTTTTCAACTTTACGAATACAAGATGTAAGAATTATCTTACCATCTGGATATTTATAGTGACCATTGACACACCCCTCGACCATTAAATCTCTAAGTTCGGGAGGGGTAAAAGCATCACCATTGCCATAAACACAAGCCCAGTTGTCAATGACAGGAATGTTGTCCATGATTATCTCAGATGTCACAAAAGAATATCTTAGCACTGCTTTTTTCTAGAAAGTGTTCAATTACATCGTCATGATAAGAAATGTCAATGTATACAAAATCCCATGTATCATCAGAGTATTCCTTTATCTCTTCTACGTTTGCGTACTCGTAAGGATGATCTTTAGCAAAGAGATTTAGAATATCTTGTTTACCCGATGCAATCATGCATGTTTCGTAATGACACTCACGTTCACACCATGTTTCAAGTAGCTTGAAAAGCTTCGGATCTTCAACTCTATTGATACCAATCAGGAATGAAGTACTAGAACTGTTGCTAACAAATCCATCTCTAACTTTCATAACTTTCCTTGTTGGTCTTTTAGTTGTTCTTTTTCAGAGATACGTGAGCGTTGCTCTTGAAGAGTTTCGTGTCTATGATGTATGCAGCTAAATCGTCTTAGCATACACATTCCGCAACAACCAACTACGCCACCACGTCTACGCTTTTTCTTTTTGTAGTTTGCCATGTTCCTCCAAAGCCGGCGCTACCGGCGCGGCTATGAAGGAATTAAGAGTTTTAGCTACATTCATATACATTTACCAAGAGGTTTATTTACAACTAATGGATGAGAGAGTGTTAGCGATGTTACTTTAAGACAAGCATTGGGTTCTGAAATAACTTGCCTTTTAACAACTCTCCGAAGATTTGTCCAGTTGATAGGAACTGGTGCAATGTCAAAATTGAAGTCTGACTCTTTACCACATTTTGTACATCTATACAAAACATGATTATCACCACGTTCATCGTAAGAATCTGAAACGAATGAACCAGAACAAAGTTCATTTCCGCATGTGCAATGAATATATGTTACCTGATGTATCTCAGGTTTTAGTAGATTCTTCAGTACTTTTAGCAAGTTCATCTTTGTACTTTACGAGGTCGTTGTAGTCCGCTTGATTCATTAAAACTCTTGAACGTCCATTCTTATCAACCAGATGGACAACTCCTTCTTCATCAATAGCTGGGGTAAGCGGGCCGCCAAAACTCAATGGAGGCATTGCCTCAATTAGATTTTTGATATCTTTTAAGTTTAGTTTAGTTTCAGTTGTCATAATCCAGCTAAAAGCTCGTCAACATTTTCGTTATTCGCTCTCAAATGTTGCTCGATCAAAGTTCTTAATATTTCTCTTGATGGAAGCGAACTGCAAGTTCTTGTAATTGCTAGAAGTGCAAGACTTACAGTTGTTGGAAGTTTTGTAGGGTCTACGTGTTGTAGAATATCATCTACAACATCGCCTGCATCAGACTCCATCAGAGATAGGATTGTATTGAAAACGTTACGAGTAGCTAGTCTTGGATTTAACTTTGCACTTGCTTCAATAAAAGCAATCCAACTATTTACGTTTTCAGATTTGAGATTCATTGTAGCGAAGGTGGGATTCGAACCCACAACTTCCTCGTTATGAGCAAGGCACTCTACCATTGAGTTACATCGCTATTCGAAATTTGGTACCGTTGGTACCACGGATTTTATCTGACGATACTTCGGAGATACTTTACCTGTTCTTCGAAGCGTCCGGTTTTTAAGTTTCTTCCAGAAGCTTCTACACTTTGCAACATGTGTAGAGTTGCAACCTTTACCAGGATTTGGATTCTCCCAAGTAGGACCATCTCTTAGTCTTTATCTTTCTGTTTTGCCGGCTTTTTATTACTTAGATCTTGGCACAACCAACAAATCATATTTGGTTCATTAGGAACTTCAGCAGGCAATTCAAACTGCCTACCGCAAATGATACAATAAGCGTTCATGAACTCAATATGAAATTATTGGTAGATCGTACACCCTATAATGTACCCTTTTCTTTTCGGGTGTCAAGGAAAATCTCTCGACCCCAGGTTTTCCAATGTAAGGAAACTTGGACGGCGAAATTACAACCAGTTTAGTTGCCATCTCTGATAGTCTCCATACCAAAGATGGTAACATAGATCTCTCACAAAGATGAAGAGCAAACGAACATATGATACATGAATATTTGGTATTTAAAGTGTTTTGAATGATGTCCTTAAATGATAACTCGTAACATCTACAGCCAGTCATAGCCGTGTAGTTGTGGGATAAGTAAGGATCAATACCTTCTATTCTTTGGTAACCAAGGGATTGAAGTGTTTTTGTAACTAAACCACCACCACAGGCTAGATCGAGTACATTGTCAAGTGGTAAGTCTTTATGATTCTCCAACAGCAGGGATTCTACATAACTGGAATGATTGTTTAAGTATTCAATTCCGGATGTGTAGAATCCTTGAACCCCAAGGTCTTCATAATACTTTCGGATTGACATTACTCCATCAATTGACAGAGGACATCTTTTGGTTGGTTTAGAACAAATGCTCTTACCTTAACCTGTGAGATTCTTTCAATGATAATTTCGTTAGCTGCTTTTCTTCGACGTGCGGACTTCAACCCATCAATGTAGCTGAGTAGATATTCTGCATCAACCCTACGGGCAGCACTCTTAAATACAGCAAGTGTACTATCACTAAAGAATTCTTTAGCTTTTTCCGAACTAACCCCAGAAACAACCAAAGCCCGAATGTTTGGTTCCGGATCTGTTGCAAAGATAAGTTTATCATCATCTTTGAGAATTTCAAGAAGGTTTACTTTTAATGAGTTGTATTTCCGATCACCACGGGTCGAAAGCTTTTTAGCCATCTGAACAATCATATCATAGCTAACATTGGTAATGTTTCGCCTTTCCCATTCCACAGACATGATTGAAATCATCTCATCAATTGACTTGAGTTTATACTGAAGGTCTAGGCGTTTACCTTCTACATAGGTACGCGTAACCTCCGTTTGATTCTTAAGCCATTCAACAGCTTCATCAACCGGAATAATTCCAGAACAAACCTGGCGCAAGTAATTCTTCGGGGGTTTGTCCATAACAATTGATTGAACAACAATCCTTAAACGATCTTCCTCTTCCTCTGTAAACGAACGAGAATGAGAATCATTAGCATCGTAAACTTCAAATTCCAAAAGACCACGACGCACAATGGCGTACTTGGTTGACCGTGCAGCTGCGGGATTTTTCACAATAAGGATGTAAAAATCATTACCCCTATTGACATAATCCTCGTAGTACGTTTGGTCTTTCATGGTTGTACACCATTTGGTGTTCGAACCATAAGTAATCATTGCCGGCTTATCATCGACACGAATACATAGGAAGTCATCGTTCTCAAAGATCTTTTGAGCGCCTTCCTTATCTTTCTCTCGCTCCTGACGTTTTGAAAGACCCATAGACTTGATAAGGTCTTCAAGAGCTTTTAAATCTTTGTACTTGTTGATATCTTTTTCTTCGAATCGCTGAGGATTCTCATGGAAGTATTTAATACTCGCTGAAATATCCGGAACGTTATGACCTTTCTTTAACTGTTTAGCAATCCATAAAAGGTATTTATTGCTACCATCAGAAGGATCATCTATCGTTAAAGCAATTTCAGCTTGTTCTGGATATTTCTTTTGAAGTAGTTCGACTCGATTCATGATGTTCTTTCTTACTGAAAAGCTACAAAAATAGTAAACAAGGATATTAAACATAATATCCAAATTCCTATCTTTATAAATCTATCAACTTTAGGATCTAAATACGGAAAAACGGCATTAAATATTCTCAGTGCTTTTTCTGTATCCCCAGTTTTTTCAATCTTCCTGAAAGTATCCATTACCATGTTGTAATCAACAACAATCTTGTTTTTACGCATCCAGAATTCAAAATTGTGAAGGTCCCAGTTACGAAGATGCTCTCTAGCTTCTTCTAATTGGTATTCAGTTAACTTTGCCATTTCTATGAACCTCTAATCATGCAAGAGAGCCTCTTCGTCAATTAATAACTTTTCTTCATATTCTAACAAATCCTGCTCGTTATCAATGGCAATAGGACAGGTACCATCACCACCTTCAATTAGCATGAGTTCATATTCACAATCCGATGAGCAACAACAATCACTAACTTCTGGAGGAAACTCAGGACGTTCTGTTAAGCTTTGTACAGGTAACCAGATTTCTTCACCACAGTTCATGCACTTGCCAACACGCACTTCATCTCCAGGTTGGAATTTTCGATAACCAAAGATTCCAATCTGCATCTCTTTAAATTGACTAGCTGTCGGATCGAGGATTTCACTATCAACAGTCTCACACCACCAATGATCTCTATCGCCTGCAATTGTGCTAACCCACCCAGGAACAACTATAAGTTCCGGAAATTGCTTTTGCATTTCCGTAGCACCTTGCTTACATAGACCCCAAATACTCTTTTGATTAGATACCCAATTAGCTATCCAATCATAGTATTTTTTGTTATCACTCATCTTACTGACTTTCTTAGATTGATTTGGTCACTGCTTGGCAAATTTACTAAGAATGTCTCGCTCGACCTGGGATTGCTTGATTACTCCACGAGCCTTAAGCGCAAGTCTTTCCCTCATCTCTTCAACGAATTCTTCCTTTAGAAACAAACTAATATCAGGGTTATTGAGTAGTTTATCGGCAATCTCAATATCAGATGCTTCATTTCTAATTTTTCCATTTGGAAATAGATGTTTAGAAAGACCATCAACTATAGACATGAATAGGTCGAATTTTGAATCAATTTCTTGCATGTGTACCTTTGTTTTGCAAACGCTCATAGACTGAAGAGACGGCCGCCTCGGTTGTGAGACCCATCTCATCCAGCACTTGATCGCGCCAATACACGCCTACATAGATGACATCCGGCTCGTCATCGAACCTAGTCTTCTTGGCATATTCTACCAAATTTGCATTCGGTTGTGTAGCAATTTCTACCGGAATCTGGAGCGATTCTATATACCAGCTACCGCCTTCTTCACATACTATGAAATCAACTTTCCCAATCATGTAAACAATGTTGGCGTATGCGTAAAAGAAAAAGGCGGGTTTGAGCCCGCCTTTTCCCGCTTTTCCTGAGCAATCAGGATTTAGCGCCAACACTCAGCATGTAGTCTTCGATTTCGTTCACCGCCTCAATGAAGTGAGGTGAGCGCTTCATGCTTTTATCTCGTACGAACGGTAGAGGGGATCTGAACATCTTACGAATGTTTCCAGGATTCCTTCCCATCACGTAGATATCATCACCAAGATATACAGCTTCAGGAATATCATGGGTGACGAATACAACTGTTGGATTGATATCCGCCCAAATCTTAGCAAGAAGGTCCTGCATCTGTAGACGGGTTTCGATGTCCAAAGCTCCGAATGGTTCATCCATTAAAAGAATCTCTGAGTGATAAACCAGAGAGCGAGCAATTGCTACACGCTGAAGCTGGCCACCGGAAAGCGTTGGATACTGAGCGTATTTGTCTTCGTGACCTTCGAGACCCACAAGCTTGATCATTTCCATGGCTTTCTCTCTGCGCTGTTTGAGAGGAATGCCTTGGTATTCAAGACCCAGAGCCACGTTGTCAAGAACGCTCATCCATGGAAATGAAGAGTACTGTTGGAAGACCATTCCAACCCTATCTTCCTGTGTTCTTTCTCGCCCATGAATAAGGATCTTTCCAGAAGTTGGGGTTTGAAGACCAGAGATATACCTAAGTATAGTTGAATTGTGAACAACAAATCCATTGGCCACAAAAGAATGAGATTCTGGATTTGTTAGATCGTACACATCACTTTCTGATACTTCAATATTTGAAATTCTTCTATAATCGCGAATTAGAGGTTCTTTATTAGATTTTGGTTGTTGTTTTCTTCCTAGTTTAAACAGCTTATAAAGATTTTTAGATTGACGAATGTATACTCTATGAGATTTTCCACGAAATGATCTTTTGTATCCAATACCCATTGTAGATAGCATAACGCATACAAAATCAATTAACTCTTTGGAATTTAATGCAATTTCGGCATCTTTATTATTTACACGAGAGTATCCATCTGTATCAAACAAACCTTGTAAAAATCGTAGTTGATGGTTGAACGAACTTTGTCGAATGCATTTTGGAACATCTTTTGTATCAGCATTAACATTACCAAAGATTTTGTGTAGCCAATATGTAAAATGATTACTTTCTTTTGGTCGCAATAAAACTGCTTTTGTTCCATTTTTTTCACTTTGAGTAACTTCCACTCCAAATGTTTTTAGAGTGTATGTTTTGAAGAAATCGATCAATTCTTGATCGGCGGAAGTAAAACTAAATTGTTCACCAACAGAACCGTCGCCAGCAATCAAACCAAAATAATATGCAATGTTACTAGATACAAAACCAGGAGCTTTAAACTTTGGTTTTTTGAGTTGATTTCTAACAACCCTATTAACAATCATTGGGCTAATATCTAGTAACTTTGCAATTTCTCTTTGGTTTAAACCTATCCTTTTATATCGTCGGATTTTTCGCTGCTTGGAAAAGAAACTTTTAGGAATTGCTCTGGGTAAACAGACCCGATCTTCCTGTGATTCGAAATTCATCTGCAAACCTTCTTTGGCAATAAAGTGCCCAATTTTAAGGTTTGCCATGGACATCCACTCTTCTTTGTTAGCAATTTTAACAAGAACAGGATGTTCTGGAGTGCCCTCCAATCTATCTCCATCTTCTGTTGTTATGATTATAGTTTTTTTCTTACCACCATAATAAGTATGAGAGATTCTTTGATTCTCATTAGCTACCAGAACACCAAAATTGTTTCTTGGCATTGGCTGGTTTACCGGATGTTGTTCATCAAATAAATCTTCAATTCTACGAAGACCAGTTTCGCAAGTAACCCATGTACCTTTAGCTACACATTTGCCACAACCCGAAGCACCAAGCAAGACAACAAACTGTCCCTGATTCGGCTTGTCTTCAATGAGAAGATTGAAGTCCTCGATGATAGGGGGCTTGCCATCATAGACCTGTGAAATACCACTCAATTCAATGATATCAGGAAGTTCTGTATTGGTGAATTTAACTGGTTGTTCCATAATCAATCCTCACTATCATCAGTTCCCAAAAAATCATCGTAGTATTCAGGCCCGTCTTCATCTTCTACAGGTTTTTGCACAAAGAAGGCTCGCTTCTTTCGGTGATACAACATTTCAAGTTTGAACTTGAATTTTGAAAACATTCTTTTAAGATCATCAATCTTTCCAAGTATGCCGGTTCTCGGCGTGTAGATTACAAAAGATGATGAGCTAGAGTTTGATACAAAACCTGTTCGGATTTTCATATCACACCCTGTTCTTATATGGAAAGAATTGCTTATCCAAAGCTTTGAAGATGATATCTTGAACGAAGCCAACTACCACAATTACGAACAGCAAAGCAAACACTTTGTCAATCCGGCTTTGACGAGCTGAGGTAAACAGCATAGCACCGATACCGCCATTGTTGTTAACCATTTCAGCTACGATGATGTACGTCCAAGAGATTGCTACCAGAACTCGGATATCATCAAACAGTTTTGAGAACACAGCTGGAAAGAACACGGTCTTGATTGTTTGCCACTTGGAAGCTCCCAATGTGAATGCCGTTTGCTGATAAACGCTTTCGACTTGTTCGACTCTTTGTACAACCACTGGTAGTAGGTAAACGATGATACCGAAAGCCAGGAATTGAATCTTCATCATATCAAAGATACCAAACCACACGATGAAGAGGCCAGTGATTGCAGTGAGTGGAATGAATCGGATGGCATCAACCGGCTTTGCAAACAATCCCTTAAACAAAGGGAATAAACCAATCAGAAAGCCAAGGGGAACACATACTGCAACCGCTTCAAAGTAACCCATTAGATTGAGATACATTGACCTTCCCAATTGCCTCACCATCGCATCATCAAAGTGAAGTTCAGGGAGACATGCAATTACAGCACCAGGACTAGGAAGAAGGGTAGGAGGAACGAGGTGGATTGCGGTGATTAGGTACCATACAAACAAGAGACTCAGACCGCCAACGATACCGATGACAGTCTGAGTCTTCTCATTCAGAGTACCTCTTAGTTCAAAGAGGTTCATCTGTTTTACATCTCCAAGATTTGGAACTCAGTTCGACGATTCCTTGCAAGGCAGACGGGAGTGTCTTCATTACAAGCGGGCTTGCTAGGTCCGTTACCAACAACAATGAAGCGGTTGGTATCGAAACCATGCTTTTGCACAAGATAGTCTACCACAGCTTGAGCACGTTGACGAGAAATTTGAATGTTAACTGCAGCAGATCCAGTCTTGTCAGTGTTACCCTCAACTCGAATACGAGATGTGGGGAACGCCTTCAATTGCTCAACAACCTTATCATCGATGATAGTCTGAGAATTCTCATCCAAGGTTACAGAACCATGAGCAAACGAAATCTTAACCGGCTTAGAAGCGACTGCATGAGCCGTAACATCGCGCTGAGTCGGAGCCGTAAACGTAGGCTTAGCCTCGGCAGCAACTTCGCCAGGAACCTGGAGAGAGCTAATGAACGAAGTATCAGCAACTACATTCCAAGGTAGAGACTTGCTTGCGAGATTCAGACGACCGTAAACGGTAGTCATCTTCTCATAGATGCTTCGACCAGTTACACCAGCATACGAAGAGTTGAGACCGTAGAAGTCCTTGTTGTCGCCAAGGGTCGTGAGACGCACATTACCAAGAGACGCAAGAGCAAACTCTTTGGTAACATTCTGAAGGCCCTCAGAGAGGATCTGGGCCGCACGTTGCTTCGCAGCATCCGAACCGTTGATCTCAACAGCACCACGGAGCCAACCTTCAACCAGCTTCTTCAGATCAGCCTTGTGTGCATTGTAGTAAGCTTCCTTGACCATGAAGCCATCTGCAATGATGTTCGCCGCCTGCTTAGTGCTAACAAGCACCTTAGCTGCACTCACAGATTTCACACAATCAGCATCATCCGGAGACCACACAACAGCTGCATCAACCTGTCCAGCCTTGAATGCTGCAGCTGCATCGATAGCACTGGGAACCTTGACAATGTTCACATCCATGATGCTAAGGCCACCCATATCTAACATCCACAACAGGAAGGTGTGAGACGGAGTTCCTTCAGCAACAGCAATCTTCTTTCCCTGAAGGTCAACAACAGATCCAATGTTACTCTTAGTAACAATCGCATCACCACCACGAGACCAGTCAGCCTGGAAGAGGAACTTCACATTCTCGCCGTAATTGCCAGACTCAGTTGGGAAGGCGTCAACAGTCACCCACATAAGATCCATTGCACCAGACTTGAATGCCGCACGAGAAGCAGCGAAGTCATCCATCACGGAGAAGTTCACACAGATACCGTCCTGACGAAACTTGGAGTTCGCGTTATCTTTGAACCCATTGTTCCAGTACTGACCGCCGGCATAACCAGGCCATGTCACGACACCAACATTAATACATCCGTTTCCAGCTGCGGAAGTTCCGGAAACAGATCCAGAAGCTCCAGGACCAGCCATCAGGCCAGAGACATCTTGTTGTCCCTTACCCTGAGGAAGAATGTACGGAGCACCAAACTTGTACCCAACGAACATAAATGTTGCGATGAGTGCAAGAATAACAATCTTACCACCAGCCTTAATCTTTACCTTAGCCATGATTATCCTTTATTGTTGAAGAAGCTCGCCATTGCAGACGAAGTTTGTGTTTGGGTTTCGTATCCGGTATATTCTGGCAATGCTTGGGTTTCAGTTCCAGTCGTTGCAATTCGAACCTTACCAACATTGCGCTTGTCTTCGTAACTCAACAGGGAACCATTCTGCTCGAAACTTTCCAACATTGCAAGTCCTTTTTCATCCCAGACTCCGTTTTGCAGATCAACGTTCATCATGAAGCCTTCGGACAACTCCATGAAAGTCTCCATCTCCCCGAGTTTATTGGCAATGTCTTCGGCAAGGAATTCGGCCGATTGCTCGAATAGTTCCTTTGCTTCCGAACCGGCAACCAAAACTTCGGCGGACTTCATTGCCTTGTGCGCAGCCTTGACAGACTTGTATTCCATTTCCAAAATACGAATCTGATCTGCAGTATCATCACGAAGGAACGAAACAGAGTTCCGCATCTTCATAAGAATACGACCAAGGAACTCCATCTTCTCACTGATGGTTTGAAGCTTCTTGATGAAATCCTGAGAACGCGCCGCCTTTCGAGCATTTGCAGCAATAGCTACTTGATTATTATTCTTCTTGGCAGCATTCGCCATATGCATGGCATCCTCTGCAATTTGCCTCTCTTCAGCAATGGTACGATCAAGCTTCTTCTTCTGACCATTTAGCTTGCCGATATTATCAGCAATGGCTTGAAGACGCTCATCCATGTCATCAAGGTAATTCTTGAGAATACCAATCGGATCAATAGTGATAAAGAAACTAGTTAATGCGCGCATTGCACTCTTGAACATTGCTCCGGCAAGTGCTCGTACCTTGTTATTCATCACCAATGCAATAAGAGCAAAGAGTGTACCACCAAGGAATGCGGCATATAAAGTGTTAGCTAGAGCTGCAATAATGAATGGCATCAGATAGTTTCCAGCAAATAGGAAACCAAGGATACCAATGAAAATGAAGATCATTCCAGTGCGCCCCTCAGGACGCTCGAAGAAACCTTTTACCTTACGTTGCATGTCTTCCATGATAATTCCCCTTATGCGACAACAATGTATGTTTCGATCTTTTGCTTATCGCCTTGGAGTTTACCAGAGACGAAATTATAGGTTGCCTCAAAAGAGGCGGCAGTCTGTTGAATATTGAGTCGTTCACGACCAATCTCGGAATTGATCTCAAGAGCTTCTTGTTGCTTTGCAGCAATGGCAGCTTGTGCTTCTTGAATTTGCTGCAACAGAGTTTGGATCTCCGCTTCTTTAGCAGTCTTAAGGTCTTCACGCTTTGTGACTTCACGAGCGTTCATCTGATCAACCTGAATTTGGAATTCCTTCTTTTTGGAATCCAAGATACCTTGGTAATGATCGATGGCTTTTAAAAGACCATCCTTTGTAAGGCCCATTGTGGATGCAGTAGTGAAGACTGCAATATACTTCTGGTTTTCCGGCAGTGGAGCGCTTGCCATTGCCGCCAACGCGTTTCGGAACTCGATATAATCGAATCCTGGAATGTTAGCTTCTTCAATTGCCTGTGAGAGAAAATTGACCATCTTCTCATCAACAGCCCCGGGAATAGCGGGAGCTGCAATTTGAACAGTTGCAGGTTGAGTTGGCGGAACTACAGATGTTGCCGCAGCATATCCCGGAGCAGGTTGAGCAGGCTTCTTCTCCTGCGGGGGAGGAGCATTCTCAACTTCAACAAACATACTTGCTAATTTGCCAAACATTTCTACCTCTTTAATGCCCGAAGTAGTTCAGGCTTCTTTAGTTGTCCAATATCACAGCAGTACTTCTCTCCGAAACCAAAATCTTTCTTTGGTAACTTGATAAGTGCTGTGTGAGTTATCCAGCCAATGTCTTCGAATCCAGTCTCAACAGAACCCAGAATAACTATGTAGATATCAGCCCAACGTTGGGGTTCATTAGGATTAACAATCAGATGTCCCTTATCTCTGGGCTGTCCATCCTTCTGAAGACCCAACCATACCACCTCTACGGAAAGAGGTAAAGTGAAATCGGATCCTCCATCTCCCTTTTTCCCAACTGTCGCATCGAACGGCTGATCATACTCTTGAGCTGCGAAGTATTCCGCAGCAGTGGCATTGATGTCATTATCAATGGAACACTCAGAACCATCAGATCGATAACCAGAAATACCAACAGCTCTCTTTGATAGGTACCGAGCTTCAGCTAGTGCTTTTACCAGACGAAGGGTTGTATCGTCAAGCTTTTTCATTTAACTCTCCGAAAAGAACTTCCTCGACCATTATCAACTCTTCCATCTGCGGTCATAACGGTTAATCCTTGAGCTTTTGCTTTTTTAATGTATTCATCATGAGCTTCTGGAGTAAATCCTTTTTTACGTTTTGGCTGATCGCTTGCGGGCAAAGAAACGGGTGCAACCGCAACACTACTCTCACCATTTGTCATGGTTTCGGTATCAATTGCAAACCCAAATTTATCTATACTAGGGTTCGAACTTGAGTTAAGCGGTAGTGTTACTTCTGGACTTGTAAAGTAAGTCTCAAAGAATTGCTGCGCTTTATCCCTAGACTCTTTCCATCGTTTTTCGTAAAGATCATCAATCTCTTTTAGATAACTCATATTCCCTCCAAGAAAAAAGGGGACGGGATAAACCCGTCCCCCTTTGGACTAAACAATTTAACTTAGGTTGCCTTTTCCATCAGAGTCTTGTTACCAGTCAGGTATTGAAGTAGTGCGAGTGACATGAGTCCACTCTGATCCTTCTCACCAGAAGAACCACCTCCAACATACACATCAGGAATGAGCTTTAGCTTGTTACTAGCAATTCGCTCCACAACCTGAATCTGACCGAAGACCTCATTACCCATAGCTTGAACCTGAAGCTTGTAAGCTTCAGCATTGGACTTACCTTGTTCTAGGATAACGAGAGCTTGTGCAAGACCCTTCTTCTCGATAGCTTCTGCGTCCGCAACTGCGTTGACCTTAGTTGCTTCAGCGTCAGCACCTGCCTTCAAACGTGTTGCCTTCGCAGCACCCTCAGCACGAATCTCGACAGCACGAGCATCACCAGTGGATTTCTCGATCTCTGCATTTGCAAAGTTCTTCGAGATTTCAACACCACGCTCTGCCTCTACAACCTTGGGCTGCATATTAGCCTGAGCCTTAGCATTTTCAAACTGACGGCGCTCTTCCTGAGCTTGCTTCTGAGTGGTGAAGGTCATCTTCTCTTGCTCAGCAATTTGTCGATCTGTAACTGTACGAGTCAGCTCAGTGGGAAGAACAACATCTGCAATCATCGTATCCTTGGATTCGATGTGGTGAATGCGAAGCACGCTCTGGATATGTTCCTTGGCGCGCTCTTGCAGTTCAGCACGTTTGGTGTACAAATCCAATGCCTTAACGGATTGTGCTGCGTTACGGAAGTGAGATGAGATTGCGGGTTCGAGAACCTGCGAAATCATGTTGTCTACAGATCCTAGGTTTGCAACAACCTTCGGAGCGTCTGACATTGCGATATGGATAATAACAGAGACATCCATATTCGCATTAAACGCATCAGCGGTACGCAGAGTGATGGTTTTCAGATTGGAATCCAAAGCATGAGCGCTGGACTCGTTGTCTGCCCAATTCAAAAGAATCTGAGTTGTAGGCACCTTATCAACCTTACAGACGCGAGTGTTGATTGGATGCTTGCCAGGTCCAAGAGGCTCAGCCCAAATACCCTTCTTACCAGTCTGGACAATCTTCGCGTTCACGTCCGCGTTTGTGGTATCTTCACCTTCATCACCAACGAATGAGGTTACAACACCACATTCACCAATGCAGACCTCAACCATTGGAACTTGTTCAATCATTGCGAACCAAGGATTGATAGCATAGTTACCAGAGCGAAGAACCGGAATCTGCAGACCCTTCTGACCCTTTTCAGCAAGAAATGCAGCGGCATTTTGGAAGTTATTATGAACCTCGATGGATACTTCATTAGCTGCAATCTTGGATGCATCGATAATTGGACGACCTTCAAGGATAGTTACAATACCGATAGCCTCTGGTCCAATATAGACCCAAGGAACAACCTTCACGATGTTAAACAGGGCTGTATTGATACGATACGTTCCTGGCATGAGAATCTCAAGCTGATGACCTTTCTGACCACCATTCTGCAAGAATGCATTACCATTCTCAAAGTTTGAATGCCCATCAACTTTTTTACCAAGAAGAGATCCGTCAGGAATACGAGATCCATCCATTGCAGAGATAAGGCCCATATGACCGTTCGGAATCACGGTGACAGGCTTATTCTCAACATGGAACAATCTTGTATTGATACGGTAGTTTCCAGGAGGAAGAACAGCAATCTGAGGACCCTTTTGACCACCATTCTTAAGGAACAAGTCTGCGTCCTGGAAGTGATCGCAATCAACGGGTTCAGCGAAAATACGACCAACAGCACAAGCCTGACCTGCAATAGATTCAACGAGACCAATTTCATCTTCTCCGATGATAATAGCCTTCTCAATATTAATCACAAATAGATGTGGGTTAATCTGATATTGGCCAGGAGGCAAGATGGCCAGCTGGGGCCCTTTCTCTCCACCATTCTTCAGGAATGCTTCACCATCTTGAAACAGATTACAATCAATGGTCTTAGCAAAGAATTGTCCAGTAGGCATTGGCTTACCGGTAATTGCAGTAATAATACCGATCTGGTGAGTGCCAATGTTGGTGAACTTATGTTTTGTAACAGTGTTGATAAAAGGAATGAAGAAGTGGATACCAGGGCCGAGCGTACGGGCCTGAACACCAACCTCATTTCCAATAGCAACGGTACGACCATCTGTCATGGTCTTACCGAAATATTTGCGTTCGAACGTAATGAATTCATCACCACCAGCAATAGCAAAACTGGTGAAGAAGAAAACCAGTCCGACGATTGCCCCGATAATGACGAGGTAATGCGCCAAAATGAAATTCAGAATAAACATTCTTGTCCTTGTGTTTGGGGGTAATTCCCAGTAGCCGACAGTGTGGCATACTCAGTTTCCCAAGTCAAGAACTTTCTGTTTGGTATCCCCGATTGGACTCGAACCAACATTAAGACAGTTTAGGAAACTGTTGCCTAATCCTTTAGACTACGGGGATATATTAGGAAAACGTTAACAAAATAATGAGTTCCTTGATTCTAGCGTCTAATCTGGTTAGGCGGCACAATCAAAGAACCCATCATCAACGCTGTTGTTTCTGGGTCTATCTTTTCGACCTTGGCCCTTCTCAGGTTGAACTGTTCTATTTTTCAATCTTGTTGGATCATTCTTTGCTAGGATTGCAAGGATTGTATTCCTTGGCTTTCTAGGCTTGCGTTTCTTATTAGACATAATACTCCTATTCAATTTCATCTACATTTACTTCCATTTTAATGGTTCCCTTTTTAGAGATTGTATGAAATGAGAACCGTTTTTGGTTTACGGTTAAGTCTTTTACCAGTTCAAGAAATTCTGTTTTCTCTGAACTTTTAAATGCATAAACTTCTAAATACTGTTGAGATCCTGGACCCCAACCTGTATCTATGGACATTTCGCTTGATACAAATACAACATACTTGGCATCAAGCCCATCGGTTTCTTGAACGAGAAATTGATTCCATCCCATATTAGCACCTCATTTCGTTCCTTGTCAATCTCCAACGAACCAGTTTTGCCAGCTGTCTATGGGACATGTCTAATAAGTCATATCTCAATTTAAGATATAGGGCAAGCCGAAGAAGGTTCTCATGAGAAGCCTTCTTCAACTGACATTTTGGAATGTCATATAACCCGATATACATTACTTTCCATGTTTGGCAAGACAATCAGTGGATATGCAAGTTCCTTCATGATCAATCTGAATTGCACCACAACCTTCACAAAGGGCAATTGGAAATAATCCATTTTTGGTATCTTCTGGTAAAGATAATCCTGCAAGATCTTTTGAGTCCTCACCAAAAATTTTAATACTACATTGCTTACAGAAATCAGCCATGTTTTCTTTCTATATGTACGACCCTCACATTAGGATCAATTGTGGCGGTCAATTGCAGTTCATGGGGTCCACTGTAAAAGTCCTCAGGAATGTCTGAACCCGTCTCATAGAGAGGGCGTACTGGTCTGCTCTCATTAATGTGAACAGCGCCCCCTTCAATAACATTCCACACTTGCTTGTTAATAACAGCACCTTTATCATCAAGTTGTTCGTATGTAATTCTATGCATGTTTTAACTCCTCTCTCAAATCAGTCAATACAAAACCTAGCAAATTCAAGCCCTTCCACATTAATGGATCTTTAGCTGCTTTATCATCTTCTGCAAGACCGATACCCCAAATTCTATCAACAGGTGAAGCTTCTACAAGAATCTTTGATCCGGTACCAAGAAGAATAGCTTTGTATTCATTATTTTGTGTGAACTTGTATCTATTACCAGAAAGAACTATATTGTATCTGTGTTCGATCCACACCTCTTCATCATAGTTTTTAACTTGGCGTCCAAGATCTTTTGCAATTTTAGGATAATCTGCTTCAAGAATCTTTTGAATGGTGTCCTCATCACCAAAGAGTCGAGCCTTTTCAACCATCATCCAGTGTTCAGCAGTTTTATAAAACACATCATCGACTGTGAAACCTTGATTTGCCCACTGAGAGAATGGACCTTTCCAAAATAATTCAAACTCGAACTTTTCTCCAGCTTTGATTCTTTCTTGTAGGTTTGTTACCTTTTTAAAGTCTTTCATAATTTCCTTTGGTGTTTCAAAAGCACCGCAAAAACATTTATATATGAGGCAAGCTCCGCCCCATTCATCTTTATTAAAGACGCAGCATTCATCATCAAGGCAATGTTCACTGCGTGCATGACCACACTTACACAAATCATCATTATTATTCATAAATTACTAGGATCAATAATACTGATCTTGTATTCACGCCCTCTATTAATTTCTTTCTCGGCATAACGAATGGTTCCAAAAGTTCCGCCTTGTCTAATGCCATTCCAAACACCTAAAAGCTGATCTGAATTATCTACAATCCACCGATCTCTAAGATACATTTTCTCAGGAGCATAAGGTCCGGGAGATACTACTACAACCTCAATTGCTTGGTTAAGTAGCTCTCTGAATTTTTGCTTAGACCTCTCCGGCCACTGAGAGTCTTGACCATCACAAGGCATCGCAGCAATGAATGGAATACCCAAATCAATTGCTACGTAAGCTGCATACTGATCTACGCCAAGAGCCATTCCTGAAATGATCTTTTCAGGATTCAACTCTTTGATTTTATCAGTTAAAGCTTTGTATACCTTTTCATATGTTGGGTTTGGTATATCGTAACTGCAATTAAGTCCAGGAGGACGATGTCCAGTTATACCCAAAATCATCCTGGCACTCCATTGTATCCATTTTCTTCGATAACTCGAATAATTTCATCAACAGTTTTACGAGCAATAGGATCAGCAGATTGCATTCTGTTCCTACGTTCGAGTTCTAGGATTTTGGCATCCAACCGTTCGATTTCTTCAAACAGTTGACATACATGAGATGGGTATAGTTTAGCTCTATCTATAGTGCTAAGCCTATCTGAGTTAAAGTAAATATCAGCTATCTCTGGTCTCATATGAATCCAATAGTGGTATGGAATGATCGGTTGAAGAATCTAGTCTTTCAACTATTTTGACCTTGTTCTTTTTTTGATCGATGAAAGAACCATCCAATGTATAAAACTTAACACACTTTCCGGGGATTATTCGACACCAACCGGCAGATGTTTCTAAAGATCCAACATTGAGTTTGACTTTTATCCAAAGATCTTTATCTTCTATCTTTTTAGGTTTTATAGTAATCGTTCCTAGAAAGATAACAACAGAAACAATTGCTGTTAGTAATCCCCAAAACCACATTGAACTATTCCCAAGGTGATGATGTTTTGTTCCATGATCTACCTAAAACCCAAAGCTTTCATTATAGAATTCTTACCAAGAATTTCTTCTTCATTTCCACTGTACTTTTCACGAAGTACATCAATCTCTTTAGCGCGTTCAAAGACTTCATCAATTGTAGATCTTTGCAACTGAAGACAGAGTTCTTTAATATCTGCTCCAGTTAAGCCTTCGGAAGATTCAATACATTTGATCAGATCAACATCTGAAAGAGTTATCTTCATTTCGGAAGCATATCTTTCAAAGATTTCTTTCCGATCACTTTCTGAAGGTTCTGGTACTTCGTAAATCTGATCGATTCGGCCTTTACGAGTAACAGCTTCATCATACAAAATTCCAGAGAATGTATTGGCAGTAAACAAGAAGTTTGTATGTGGATTCTTGTCCTTTACAGACTCTAGCATTTTAAGTACTGCTTTGATGTAAGGTGGGCCATCATTTGATCTATCACAGTCATCAAAGATGATGAAGTCTGGTTTCATTTGAAGAAATAAAGATTCCATTTCCTCAATGATTGGAACAGTATCAAAGCCAGAAATAATGAAGACTCTGCCTTCAACACTATCAACTATAGAGTTAACAATTCCGGTTTTACCAGTACCCGGCTTGCCGATAAGTAAATACCCGCGAGAGAGTTTGTTCTCCCTGAAATATTTGTAATCATCCTTCAGTTTCTCAATTAACTTGTTAGATGATCCGAAAATCTTCTTCTGAGTTAGTTCAGTTTTTACATAAGTAAGGTTACCATCATCAGCTTCAAGCTGAATGACACGACCTAGTTTAGACCAAAGCATATCGAGGATATCATCTTTAGTTATACCCTTTGTAACAAGAACTTTTTTGGTAATCTCAGATTCTCGCTCTTGCACCCAGTAAAGAAAACCATCTTTGTTGATTGGGTATCTGTACAACCAATATGGAGGAGAGAAAGGTGCATGGTCTTGAGGTCTGAAGACCTCATCTGGCTCAACTATCTGTTCGAGCAAATCTCCAATGATCTCTTCAGAGATCCCGAAATCAATAGTTGTAAGATCTTTACGCTCAAGAATTCTAGATCTATTGAAATCTATATTCCTAGCAAGTCTCCAAGCTAGAGCTAGCGTTTTTGTTCTAGCAATTAGCGGACTATCATTCTTGGACGGAATGAAATGCCAATGATCGATAATTACCTCTACATAAGACGCGATGGTATTTAAGGATGGTAGTCCACAGAAAATTGAGTTTTTATCTATAATTTTTTGGATTCCAAAACCTATTGTAGAATCATCAATATCAACTTCCCTGCGAGAAATAGCTTTGAGAGGTGGTGCTAAATTTTTCACATTCAAACTTTCTGGCGATTCACCAAAGAATTCAATCAGAATTAAAGAGGTGAGCCGCGCATTCCTCGACACCGATATTAGTTGCTTTCTCTCATTTTCTTAAGCTGTTCTTTAAGAACCATTCTTGCAAATTCTATATCTCTAAACAATGGTTGAGGTACTTTTAAATGCATCATCAAGACATCTCCATTTGAATTCTTTAAAATGGTACTTGGTCTTGCCTTGCAATGCTGGATGGCATCTAACAGATCATCAAACGGTTTATCATTTACGAAATACATCTTGTGGCTTTCCTACTAAGAGTAGAGAATCTTTCGACTTTTCAAACGATACTTCATCACCAAGGCTTACTGGCACAACTTTATGATCTCCATCAATGTACAATGCTGATGAAGACATCTTCGAACGAGCATGTACAGAACATCCCTCATCGATTTCAATCATTCGTAGACCAGGAGCTTGATCTGGTCTGTGATACAGTTCCCGAACACAAAGCTGTAAAACCTTTGAATCCAAAGGCATAGGATCGAACCCAGCTGAGCGTCTAGCTCCTGTGGAACCAGCGGCTGGCCCAACCCAAAATCCGCTAGATTTCTGAGTTTCATTTGTACGGAAATAACTTAAATAAGCAGCGCATTTCTTTTCCAAAACATATGATGATGTTGTAGCCGGGTTTGTATGACAAAACAATACGTCATTCAATACGCGGTCAGCAACTGTAACACCATTTTTCTTTACCAACATTCTGGTAAGAACTGTTGATTTAAAGTTCTTAGCAATTACTTGACTAATACTATCTTCAACATTTGCAGCAGTTGAAGTGCAGAAGAAACCAACGCTTGTTTCCGGATCTGAGTTTACACCAAGAACAGGGATTGTATTATGAACGTTATGAGAGGCACCAAGAAGAGTACCATCACCACCAACGGTCACAATGAGAGCAACCTCCGACAACTCAGCAATAAAGCTAGCGTTTGGAATATCAATATTGAATACAGTACCAAACTTGTTTGCAGCTTTAATTACCGCTTCTAGTGCTTCATAATGCCTATCGTGAGATGCTTTCCATCTGGTGATGATGCTTTTATCATCAAACTCAGCATTATCTTCCAAAACTTTGGAATACGTTGTCTGCTTGCTAACGACAATGATTCTGGGCTTCATAAACTCTTGACTTTGTTGAGAACAATATCAGCTGAACGAAGCGTATCTTCTAGAGGGCCTGAATTATCAATCACATAGTTAGCATACTTGAGACGTTCATCTGAACTTATTTGGGAATGAATTCTGTTTAGAACATCATCTTTTGACAAATGAGTATTTCTATCCAAGACTCTTTGGATTTGAATATCCAAGTCAATATGAACAACAACAATGGGCCTGTAGTTTTCGAAATTGCTTTTCTCGATTAGTAAAGCGTTGTCATAACAAGCTAGTTCATATCCTTTTAATTCAAGTACCGAAATCTCATCGGACATCAATTGTCCGATTACTGGAAACATAATGACTTCCAAATCTTTCAAACGATCTTTATCACTGAAGACAACAGACCCCATCTTTTTACGGTCAATGACTCCATCGCTTCGAAAAACAACATCTCCAAATACACGTCTGATTGATTCAAGCGTATTTAAACCAATTGCTGTATTAGGATCTACAGCTTTACGTGATAAGATATCCGGATCAATAATAGGTAGACCTTGCTGTGCCCAATGTTTTGACACAGTAGACTTGCCACATCCAATCCCACCTGTAAGACCAAAGATTTTCATTTGCTGTTATCTGAATCAAAAAGGTCTGCTGTATTCTCTAGAATGGTAGATAGTTGCTCATTTATTCCAAAGCGCTCCTTGTTATGAGTAATGCTTTTTAGAATGTTACCATCCGCATGACGTTGCGAACTAGCAAACCAATCACAAAACATTTCTACAATATCAACAAGTGTCATATCACTAATATATGAATCTTCTTTTGTCTTTAACAAAGTTCCTGTAAATGTTAAATCTAAATGCTTTCCACCATTATTAATACAATTCCATATTGCTGAAGCTCTTGCTTTATCATAACCCCTTTCTCTTAGTTCTTTTTCCATTTTATTAATTCCAAGAGTGGTTATGTCTAACTCTTCGCAAGTTACTTCATATTTTATATTTGCTTTTTTCAGATCATTATCATATGCATGAATTTGATTTTCAGATGAAGTTACCCATTCTAAATTAGAAATGTGATTATCATCTTTAATACCATTTTTATGATTAACTTCTGATTTTTTATCATCGTTATCAATAAATGCTTCAGCTACTAAACGATGTACCATTGCATTTTTTCGATTATCTCCATCTTGCAACTGTAACCTGCAATAACCTTTAGGTGTTATATATTGCTTTAAAAGAATTCCTTGTTTGAAACATGAACCTGTTGGGCCTGATCTATCAACAATTCTATTTTTACTTCTAACTCTTCCATGATTTGAAACTTCATGTGAAGTTTCAAATCCAACAACCGGTCGCCATTCTTCTATATTTTCAAAGAATTCTGGATGATGACGATTTTTGGCGTAATGATGGTCGAGAGCCACCTTCATTTCAGCTCTGCATTTATTGTATTCGTCAGATCCATACGTCATACCTTTTAGACGATCTGTGTAAATAGCAAACACTGGAGCTTCAACATCACCAAGTTTTGACTGATCATGTTGTTCGCCTCGTTTTAAAAGTTCAACAGCAAAGACTCTAAGATATCGGCGAACGTTATCGATGTGATTCCGGGTTTCTTCGTTTGATGCTAATTCTTGTTGAGTTTTCATATAATTTTGAACACCACCATTCTAGGCTACCAGATTTTACGCAAAAAGCAAACGCAAAAAGGCGGGTACTTCGGTACCCGCCAATTTGCCGTTCAACCAATCACTTACTGACTGACCTTGTCGATATCTCGGCGCGTCAAGTGATGGTCAGAACTCATCAAAGGCATTCCCTTTTCAGATTCTTTCTGATACGTCGAAGCATCCACCACAATAGCCGGATTCATGCGAACCTTAGCTGCATGAACATTTCCGTCAGCAATGATCTGCGCAGCCTTTTCACGTTCGGAACGATCATCCTTCTTCTTGGGCTCCAGCATTTCCATGTGACGTTTCATGGTGCGAGCAGTGATTTCGATGTCTTCGCCAGTGAGCTTGACTTCACCGCCGCCATGAGATCCAACTCGACGAATGGCTGCCAGCTTGGAGCGCTCCACAACCTCACGAATGAGGGCCGGGATAATGCCAGCCAAAACAGCACTTGCTTCATCGAGGTTCGTACCCCCAGCCAGATCCGAACCTGCGTAGAACCGAATGAGGCGCTGAGCCGCATCCGCATCCGGCGCACGAACGGAGATCACAGTATCCAAACGACCGGGACGAAGCATCGCTTGAGTGATCTTCTCCAAGTGATTCGTGGTGAGGACCGTGATAATCTCTACACCCTTAGTATCAATACCATCAAGGGCATTAAGGATATCATTGACCTCATTATCACGACGATTCGGATCATTGAGAATTTGATCGATATCCTCTGCGAAAATTATTGCAGGTTGGTATCGAGAAGCGAAATGATATGCCTGAGCAAGGCATGTCACATCTTTGAGATAGATGAATGTCCATCCATTCTCTTTAGCAAGCGTTGCACCCGCAGCGGCCGTAAGCGTCTTACCGGTTCCATAAGGGCCTTCGAGTAGAATACCTCGCTTCAGAGGAATGTTATGAGTACGGCACATCTCGGTGTGCCGAATGGGAGTGAACATAGAGATGTCCACTTCTTCCTCAGTAGCTGCACTAAAGATGACTTGTTCGGGTCGAATATAACCAACCTTAGCAAAGCGAGGGAATGTATCCTCTAAAGAGTTACAATCCCCCACATCTCTGAAGTCCGTTTCGATTGCATGACCCTTATAGATAGAGTTGCGTAGCAACTCTTCCTTCACAAGATTTGCGATCTTGTCAACTAAGTATCGGTGCTTACCCTTAACTTCACCAAACAACTGGAAGACCAAATGGTCATTCTTAATAGCATAGCCAGGCTTGATCCAACCATCAACTCCAGGGATCATAAGTCGTCCCATTGGGAGAGATTCTTTGTTACCAGGAGATGTCTCAATACCAGTGTATTGAGGCTTCTGATTTCCAAAGAACCCTGGCGTACCAGTAGCTGAAACGAAACCGAATTCATTCTTTAAAACCCTAAAGAATGCAACGATGCCCTCAGCAACCTCGGCATCCAATATATGCTCAACACCGATAACCTCATCCTCTTCCTTCTGCTTGAGCTGAAGTGCTCTGATTGCGGTATCCAGGTCTACTTCTTCTGGAACAATAAGTTTGGTCCCCTTTCGCTCCATGCTTATGTCACGAAGGAGTGCGTTCTGCTTGTCTTGTTTTTCTTTTTCTTGTGGCGTCATTTCATTTTAATTTCTAGATGGAAAGACATCTTCTTTAGAGAAATTGTCATACATTAAGGAAATGTGACTAAGTTGGTATGGCTGAACGCTTAAAGGTCTAACCATAGTTAGAACTTCCATCCAGCCATGAACCGCACAGGATTCGAACCTATATTTCCTACACTTAGCATTGTCCGGACAATGCTAAATGTGGCGTTCCTAAACCATTTAAACTAGCGGCACGAGGAGTTGAAATCTATCACATCGAAACTTGATGTCAAGAACTTTTTGTAGGACGAGTCAGGGTTGAACGATAACTTTTAAAACTCTGACAACTGCTGGCGTGAACCGCTAGCTATCCTGTTTCGAGATGCGAAGTTACTACTAGAAGTTCTGGAAGTCAAGCTTTTTCTTTTGGGGCCTACTGTTTCAGGGATTCAATTGGGCCACCATTTGGAACGAAAACAAAATCACGAAAACCACTGTTCCATAACTGCATCATAGGTGATTTTCTCACCATTGCTAGATGTAGCGTTGCCTTCCAAAATGACACCCTCAAACCAAAGGTGAATGCTAAACCAAACCTTATCCTTTGGTAATCTACGAATTGCGTCACCAACTAACGCCGACTCCAATCCAATATCTCTATTTTTCATTTTGTACCTTATGTATCTTTTCCAAGAGTCTTTCCCGAATAGCTTGGACATCAACTCCATCTTCCTTAAGCTCTTGGTTAATCTCTTCATCAGACATATTGGCAACATCTTCAGCTGCCAGTTCAAATATCCTGTACAGCACTATACTCTGCTCTTCCCCTGTCAAAGCGCCAACTTTTTGACGAAGACTACTCCGAAAACTATCCGCGATACGCTCATGTATAGCAATTGCTTCCCTGAATTCTTCTGGTGAATTGATCTTGTTAGCATCTTTACGTGGTTCAACCCCATGACATTTATCACAGATTGGAGGAATTATAACCATGCAGTTTGTTTGGTATTCTTCACCGCATAAAGAGCACGTTTCTTTCCTTGGCATGATCATGTGCGCCAACCTCTTCCTCGTGTAAATGGACTTAGTTCTGGGACTGTAAAATCAAGTCACCAGAACTTAATTCTAGACAATGATATTCCACTAGATCTGGACAGGATAAAGTAAGGATTTTCGGTTCTTTCAATGTCTCTACCACCATGTCCATGTCTTAGTGTGATGAGTTTCTGGCACTGAGGTGAATACTACCTAATTGGTTTGGGGTAGTAATGCCACTGGTTATTTGCTCGACACATGAGATCCGCTACTATCACTGCCTCTTCATAAGTAATCGGTTTACTACTAAAATATTTTGGATTACCTATATGTCCGAGAGGTTCGCAAAAAACTCCATAATTACCAGAAGGTGGGGCTTACCTTCTTCTGTGCCAATTGAAGTTATAATCTTATCTTTCTCTTCTTTGGAAATCATATTTATCCTTATCTTTCTTTTCTCAAGCAAGTCAATTACTGATGTTGCAAGATCTTCTTGCACACCATTCGCTAGTTAGTGATCCTACTGAGAGTTGAACTCAGCTTTTTCGATTTAGAGTCGAATACCTCCCACGAGGATAGGATCGATTGAAGGGCCGTTTTATCACAGCCCTTCTTGGTTGTCAAGAGAATGCTAGTGGTAATTTCGCACAAAGTTTCTTCGAAATAGAAGACGGCTCCATTGTAATAGCCGTGATTTTGTCTCCTATGTCTGGCTCTCGAAATACCGAGAATCTAACACCCTTTTCCGCTGCTGTCAACACTAGATTTTTCAAAGCCTGTTCATTTTCGACGACAAGTAATCCCAAGTAATTAGACTTGGTGTACCATTGATTGTCAATCTCAGGATGCTCATTTACGAACTCTCTCAAAGCATGCATACTTTGTACGGCTTGAGATCCAAGAGAAAGGTCAGATCGAGTAATGACATAAAGCTTGTCACCTTCTTTAATCTACGTCATGATAAACCTCATATTCAAGAGCACTTTCCTTACATGACTCAAAATATTGTTGTAAGTGCTCTATAATTTCTTCCGGAATGTTTGCTTTTTTCAAAGCTTTTTCCCAATCATCGCAAGGCACGTCACCATAATCTGATCTTTCGCCTATTGTAAAACAAGGAGGATCTGAGTATACTTTACCTTGAGGTGTTTCGATGAATGGCCAAATCTCTAAAGGACTATCAGCACAACATCCGCAGTTGTGTCTTTTGTCATAGTTCTTTACCAAAGAATTAACCGAAGGACTATAATACGCAACCTTCTCCCATCGACCTTTGTATCGTTTTAGATCGGGATAAGCTGAAACCAATTCTTTAAGACGGTTAAGTTCTTGTATCTTGGCCTGAATCTCTTTTTCTAGAGTTGTGATGGCTTGGTCAACTTCGCTCATGCCGCCACCTCATTGGAAACAACCTTATACTTTTCCTGAATCCAAGAGTACATTTCATCCTTGATACTTTTTTCAGTATCATGGAATTGTTGTTGTGCTTCTTTATTATCCCGAAGCTCCCAGATACCTTTTCCAAACTGGGCTTCAGTAATCTTTCTTGCAGCACTATGTGCAAGATCTGTTAAAATCCACTTACGCCCAATATCGAAAGTAGGATGATCCTCGTTAATCTTACGCTCTAACGCTACGTAAGGAACCCCACGTAGAAATGCATAAGCCAACAAAGTTGGACGAGATGCTCGCTGTCCACCAGCCACAAAACCACGGAACTTCTTAATCAAGTCTTTTCTATTTTCCATTTGAACTCTCCTATAGTAAATCAAATCAAACACAAACACTGGGATGTGTTTGGCTACGGGAGGTCCTCTTGGCAAACTGGAATAAATCTAGGACTCGTGCATGGTTCTTTCCTTCACTTTCCGGTACTGTAACTCGGCTTCCGTCAGATGTCAACCTCAAACTTGAGGTATTTTTGCCTTTCCTCTTCAGTCAGGCCGGAGACTTCAAGACCACTCTGAATAGCAAATGCCAGAAACCTTTCCAAATCTTCTGGTGATCCAGAAACTTTGGTAACATTTCTAGGATTTGTAATACCAATTCCAATATCTTCGTATGCTTCAAATGAAATCTTTTTCATTTTGGAGCCCCCTGGGAGAATCGAACTCCCATATCCTGATTACAAAACAGGCGCATGACCATAATGCTTAGGGGGCGTATTTTTATGTATCTATATTAGTAGGGCATTCCATTTTGAGCCAATTTTACATTTGTATAATCTGGATCATTTGTAACTTCTCGACCAATCCATTCTGGAGTAATGAACTCTTGATCTGTTGATTCAAGTTCAACTTCAGCAATTACAAGACCCTCAAGAGGACCACTGAAGAAGTCAATCTCCCACTTTGTATCATTTTCAATATGTTCATATCTAAGCTTTGAGATAGAACACTTACTCCATAAACGAATGGCTTCTTTAGCCTTCTCAACTGGCATATCGAATTCAATCTCATCACGTTCAAGAAGTCCAATACCTTTTAGGGTAATGTATGCTTTCTGGATTGATCCTGAATTGTATTGAATGCTATGAGCTATACGGATCCTTGTCATAGGATCCGCCTCATGCATATACGCTTGAGTGATAGCTTGATAGTTAGGTACTAGATTGGGAAGTTTATCAACAAGTACCAAGAACTTACGTTCGATTTCTTTCATGATCTTACTTTCACTATCAGTTGGCGTCTCCGGCAGGATTCGAACCTGCATCTTACAGTTTAGAAGACTGTTGCCTTATCCATTGGACCACGGAGACATATTCCCTATACACATTAATGCATAGGGATTTTGATTACTTAACCAAAGAGCTTATTTCTGCTTCTGTTAGAAGAGAATCTTGGCAAGAGAAATTAGCTCCTACTGCTTGAGCTTCTCGACGACGAGTTATGCCCTTAGAGATGCTTGCATACACACCTGGAACGTTAGCAGTGCGGAATCCATAAGTGTTCGAGGAATTAAAACCAAGGCGAGCACCCTGCTCTTTCTGAGATTCAATATCTCCACCACCCATGAACACAAAAGACCACTTGTAAACATCTGTCTGATGTTTAACCATTTCCTTTACTTTAGCGGCAGCGAATTCCTTAGAACAATTCTCTTGACCATCAGTGATGATGAGAAAGATAATCTGTCCAGGGCGCTTCTCTTCAGGAAGAGCTGATAGCCGAGCACCAACAGCATTTACAGTTCTACCAACAGCGTCCAGAAGAGCGGTAGATCCGCGAGGAACATAAGTTTCCTCATTGAGGTCAGAAACATCACTGATGTCTTTACCTTCGTAATCAATTTGATACTGATCATCAAACTGCACGAGAGTTAATAGAGCCTTACCCTTCGCCTTTTTCTGCTCAGCTACAAAGCTGTTAAAACCTCCGATAGTGTCGGCGCGAAGTGATTGCATAGAACCCGAACGATCGATGATCGCTACGATTTCTGTTAAGTTATTATCTACCATTTTATACCTCAATCTTTAAAGAACCAACCCACCACCTGGCTTGCCTTGTGGCACATTGCGAGAAGGCATAGTGAGACCAGCTCGTGATGCTCTGTTCTGGATCATTATATCTTCAAACTCCTGAACCATAAGATCGTATTTACGACCACGATCTGTCATCTCATCAAACCATCGAATATTATCGATTTTAACAAGAATGTTAACAGGCTCCTCTTCGGCATCAATTGGGGTCACCGTAGATTTCTGAATCCCTACGGGTCCTTGAGGAGTCGGGACCAGGAACATATCACAGCGAAGCTCTACAGCTTTGTGAATGATGACATTGTCACCTGGCTGGATTTCTTCTTTTGGTTCTACAAGATCGCCTATAAGTCTTCGATTTCCGGAGTTGATTATCGCTTTAGCCATACGGGATTACTCTGCATGGCAACGCTCTCTCGACTAAAAGATTATGCATACACGTAATCAGTATGTCCACATTTAGGACACTTAACACGTTTCTTTGGCGGGTTACTCATTAGAAGTTCTCCAGGGTTTGGAAATTCCAATTCAGTACCACATTTATCACAAGCAATACCAGATAGATGGGCCTTGGCTTTAGCCTCTTTGTATTGCTTAACCTTATCTTCATTATATTCTTTCAATGTCTTCATTACTTTCATCTCTAAATAATGGATTTTAAATCGATTCAAAATCCATGCAATTCTTCATCTACAAGATCTTTTTCTTGTATTTCACCTTTTGGTGACCAAGCAAAATCATCATAATAAACCCAATGATTATCTTTGAGTCTATAAGCATCTACAATATATGGATCTGGATCATCTTCCATACCAATCATTTCTAGAAATTCTTTATCTAGAACCTTTGCTCTAATACGGTCTTCGGATGGAGATTGTTCAACATAAACACCTTCAAGTTTCCTTCCGTATCCAGAATCAACACCAAACCATAAATCTATTTTTGTTCCGATTTCAATTGTCATAATGCAACTCTGACTCCCAAATACAATCCGAAGTTTCCAGCCGTATCGACCGAAACAGATGGACCAACATGAAGGTTATCAACCAACGGAAGATCTTTACCTACGTTGTAGTTGATAGGAGATAGTATTAGAACAGGTGCTTGTTGTTGAGTTGCATAACCAACACCTAGTGTTAAGAAACTCCATTGTGGAGAAACTTTCGTTTGTCCATATGAGAATAAAGACAACCCTATATTTGGAACAACCTCAGCATGAATTGGAGGATTTACAATTACACCACCATCAATTCCTAGATACAATCTTGGATTGAAGCTAAAACTTGGAGATGGATATTCTTCAACAATCTTTGCATTGGTAATTGGTATTACGTATGTCTTTCCATCGGCATCAATCTGGAATCTTGAGTAAGCGTAATGACGACCATTCTCATCCTGACCAAGAACTGTTGTTGAAGAGTACGTTCTCGGAGATATCTCAACAGCCCAAGGTTTGTCCTGCCATGCTGAGAATCCTACTCGACCAAATGGTACAACAACATTACCTTCGGAACCGTTGAATGGTTCTGTTAGGGTAAACCATTGCTGATTTGATAAATATCCATTAGGATCAGTGATAGGCTGATTTGGGTTTGGAGGATTCGGATTAGGTGTTGTATTTGACGTTGGTAGATTAGAACCTTTGTATCCAGGAGTTACAACAGATATAGTATGAACACCCTGAACATCAGCACCAAGCGTTTTCAGATCTTTCTTGATTGCATCAATACTCAATCCTTGTTCTTTTAGAAGTCGTTCAAGCTCAGCTTGGGTAACGTAAGCTGCTTGTGCTCTAACAATTCCATTTCCGATATTCTTGGATTCGACAACTGAGGTTTCGATAGTTTTTAGACGTTCGATTGTATCATGTTGAACTTTAACGATAAATGCTAGTACTGCAATTATAAGCAGTACAGCACCAGCTATTGCTGCTGTTATTTTCCAGTCTTTTTTCCAGTCCATAGATTACCCTCACTTAATTCATCGATATTGTCTAGTATTTGATCTATATCAACAGCTTTGATTCCAAGGGAAGGAGATGGGATTGGGGCTGTTGGTAATTCGGAATACCGTTTCGTTGGTGTTTCGTCTATAGGTTCGTAACCTAAGTTTGTAGGAACCAAGGGAGGTTTTGGGAATCGAATTGGAATTTCAAAAGCTTCTCTTTCAAGTCTCTGATAATGAATAACTGCTTCGAACAATTTTTGTTCTACTGTAGTTAAAGACTTATCAGAACGCATAACCTCTCTAGCCCACCAATCTGCTGCTGTGAGTATTTCTAGTTTTGCTTGTTCTGCATTTTCTATACTCATCAATACAATGCAACACTATCCAGTTGAAATAGAATTGCCACCTGTAGTCTTGAATTATAGGTGGCGATAAGATTACTTTTATCGATCATACTTTGAGTCGGGTAATGTATGATGTCTAGAATTTTATATCATTAGAGTTTCTGTTAGTGTTCCTCCTGTTAGTATTCTAATTACGAATCAATTCCTTCCAATCCTATCGTTGTGGCGGAACCTAAGGGTGGTGGTATTTTGACATTGATAATGAACATCCTTAGGATGATCTTTTCAATTAAGAGGTACAGATGCCATTCCGCAGCAAAAGACAACAACGTTTCATGTACGCCACTAAACCTGAAGGTGTAGACCTAGAGGAGTGGGCAGAAAAAACCAACTTCAAAAAGTTACCAGAGAAGATAAGGAAAAAGAAGAAGGATAAAAGTGATGTTGAAGAGTGTGCGGAATGCTCGAAATTAGATAAGACTCTAGAACTCGCAGCAGCCTTCGAACACTATACCAAACTTCTTGGTGATTAATTATTCGAACCAGACCATCTGTGACAACCCAGCGAATGGATCTAGTGGAGATTCTGTTTGCTGGGTTTGCTGTGTCTGGAATGGGAATTGTTGTGTCGGCATTTGGGGTGGAGCATTTGCCGCTGGACTTATACCAGAACTACCACCAGCTTTTGGAGATATCTGAAGAATTTTGTTAATAACATTCCTGTCATTTGTAACAGGAAGGAAGTTATCACTCTTAATACTCCAAGCAGGGGATTCTCCCAAAGCGGATGCGATAGAGTTTACTCTATTTTGAATTCCCTGAGCATGCTGCATGATACGCTGAGTAAATTCAGGAGCAGTTCCCTCAAAGTATGTTGTGTACCACATAGCCTTTGAGAATGCTAAAGTGTCGCCAGCTTGGGCTGCAGCTTCAATCAGCTCGCCTCTACTTGGACCAGGAATTTCACCACCCAAAGTTCTTTGACCTTGTTCAGGATCTGGCATCTGTTGCTTTCTAGAACCCTTAAACAACATGCTAACAACATCAGCTGCGCCGGAGACATCATCTGGATATGCTTTGAATCTCGTCTGGTACTTTCCTTGAACAGAAGAGTCTCCATGAGTGAAACTAGGTTCTGTGCGAGATCTTGTTTGAATAGCTCCCCAGTTATGAGAACCTTGACCTCCGGTACTTTGACCGTGGCCCCAACCTCTACCATAAGAGGATTCAAGATCTGATACTGCCATTACAATTTGGCGTTCTGCAGGTGTAGGTTGACGCCCCATAACCTGTTGAAAGGCTTGGTTTACAATACCACCAGCCCAACGATGAACATCGACAGCTACCGCCTTTTTGTACAATGTGGCAAACTTTAGGATACGACCCAGCATGAACTAATACCCAAATATCGCCATTACTTATCTTTCTTATGCCAACATACTTCAAAACCCAATACACGAACCCATAAAGATTCTGTGTCTGAAGAGACGGCTAAGAACCAATCTCTGGGAGCATCGAGCCAATCAAGGTAGCACGTTGGAGGAAGCCACATCCATCCAAGTTTACCAATATGTCCGTAAGGTACTTTACTCATAGCTATTTATACTACTACGATCAAAAGTTCTCGACTTACAATTGTGGGTCACCAGGGAATCGAACCCTGAGCTTCCAAATTAAAAGTTTGGCACTCTACCAATTGAGTTAGTGACCCGTGAATCAGGTGGGAGTCGAACCCACGTACTTAATTCGCTGTTTCTTTTTTCTTTACAGAAGTTTCTAGACTTGAAAATAATAAGTATAATCAAATCATTGTACCTGTATATCTTGATATTGATAACTGAATGCTTTTACTGACAAACCAAAATCATAGAACTAATCTCCAATGCATCACTTATACTCGTAAGTGGTTCAACCTTTACTAAGGATTCGGTACTTAGTGTAGTTCCACCTACTCCAGGTGTTCCACTAATATTTATAGTGGTTCCAGCAGTTCCTGCAATTGATGTATCGGTAGTTGCATTTCCTGTAGTTCCACCTGTACTAACAGGAAAGCCTTCATTCTCCCATCCTGCTAAACCTGCGTTTTCAACAATTCCATCAGAATCATTTCCACTGGGCTCTCCATCTGGAGTGCTGATAAGCACAGATGAAACGGATGTAGAAGAACTACACTCACAAGACTTCACGGTTTGAGGAGTTCCTACAACGTATCCAATTACACAACAAAACACAGACACTAAGATAGTCTTAATTGAAGATTTCATTTATACCTCAGCTGATACTTGATTCAGCTTTTACATCAAATTATGCCTACGAGTACTTCTCGATTCCCTTCTTTTATTGGAATAGTAAGGCTTAGTCTTTGCCTTATTTGTTGGCAACAATGGGTCTATAATTGATCCATCTTTTGCAAGCTTGATATCTTCTCTATACGGGTGAAAAGATAGCTCACCAAACTTAACTCTATCAGCATACTTTGCATTAAGCTCTTGTATCTGATCATCTGCTTTTTCTTTGGTATCAAATATCACATCAAATGCAAGATACCAACCAGAACTGTCTTTTCCCCAAATCTTAAAACCCATTTTATCTCTCGTATATTTCAAACTCTTGCAAAGAGCTAATTAAATCATCTTCGCAAGTATCACCTGATGTTTCCCATTCAATTTCATGAAGAACATCTCTAAGATTCTCGAACTTCTCTGAAGACTCTTTGACATGATCGCGCAAAGCCTTTAGATGTCTGTGAGCAAGATATGCTCTATGGTATGTCTTGATCTTGCCCTCATCGATAAGACGTTCAAGTCTATCTAAAGCTTTATCAAGCTTCCATAGGTCAGCAGTTCCGATGTTATCGGAACAATACAAATAATCTAAAGATCCTCCGCTCATAATCAATCCCCATCATTACAGATATCAATCACAATTTTTGAGAAATCATCCCAAGTATCAACCATTTTGACTTTGTACTTGTTACAAACAATTTCTACATTACCTTTTCGGTAAAACCCATCAGGACAACCAACAATCAGCTTATCACTTCTGGCATAGAGCCCAAGTTCTAGTAGAGATATTGGAGATTTTGTATTTGGGTCAAAGTACATTGCGATGATATCAGCATCATCCAATGCCTGAAGCTCCCATCTAACTTGCTCATAAAAATCATCATTCTCAATTTCTTGAGCCCAATCATGGTTCCAATTATCACGTCTTGGATTGTAAAGAGTTACAGGTTTTGAAACTGAAGCTATCAAAACTGAAGCGATTCTGGATTGCCAGTCTTCAGCAACACCCATTTCGATAGAACCAGCAAGGAAGACTTTAAGACCTCTTGCTTTGGCAATACTTGTTGGCGGCTTGATTACTGTTATCATATTTTTACTGTCAGTCAATTATAATATTAGAAGCCCCAACTTTACTTGGGTTTTCTCACTAAACGCTTGAGTCTTTTCTCTAAACGACGAACCCGTTTCCTTACGAAGGGTTCAATTTCCAATGAGTTTACATGAAATGTCTTACCAGCATTAGGGCAATTTATTCTATTGTTCTTTAGATCTACAGATGGATGATAGAACTCTCCAAAACGGCAACCCGGTTCACAATCATTAACAGCATATTTACATCGTTTGCAAACTGCTTTTCTGTTGTGCATTCTACCGATATCAAAATCTCTATCTTCCGGTTTCATGCTTTTTCCATATACGTTCTTGAAGACATAATCCCTCTATCTACGGAATGCCGAATACTCTGAACAAACTCAGCACTATCTTTCAAAAATGATTCAGCATGTTCTCCGGACTCAAAAAGAGCAGAAATGCTATGATATGAAGATTCAATTAAAGATACATCAACAACCTTTACGTGTTGAAACAATTTGAAAAGAACATAGTTCTGATAATCTTTATCAGCTAGGAAGTAAGGCTGCTTCAAATTAATACAATACCAATGATTGGATCTTTCATATTCATTCATATTCACTTCTTGGGTTCTTCTTTCAAACCCCATGGGCAAGCTTTTTCATAATCCCACACTTTCAAATGCCCTTGTGTGCAGTACCATTGTTTCGATCCATCAAACCAAAGATCGACAGGTTCTTTTAGAGATTTGATGAACATACAATCACTGCAATGTTTTGGTCTTTGTTCTAGTTTTTCCATTTTAACATTGAATGTGTATTATCTAACTTTAGTCTTAAGATCTTCTGAAGTGATTGCTTCAATTGAAGATTTTTTCTTATCCATTATAATGCCCCATTGACGAGCTTCATCTAGAATCTCTTCAAGTATTGAAGACTGATCTTCATTGCACCATTCACATGGATATGACTGCTTCTTAATCCCTAATTCTACTGGGCAATCATCATCCCCATACTTACAACCATGCTTTAAACAGCAGTGTTCGGTATGAACATCTTTAGGGGATTTTAGGAAACCGTATAACATTTGGAGAACCAGTAGAGAATTGAACTCTAGCATTTGTGTTTTGCAGACACAACTACACACCAGTGCGCTGGTTCATTAGGGTAACGAAAGAGTGTTGACAAATGGGCCACAGTTTCCTGTGTTTTCCAAAAGCCCAGCGGGGATTCGAACCCCGTCTCGCCAATGTTTGAGATAGATGAAATGTCAACGGGCGCGTTACTTAGTGTGCAAGGAGGGACTCGAACCCTCACGTTTTTAAAACGGCGGGGTTTAAGCCCGCTGCGGCTACCTATTACGCCACTCGCACATTAAATGATAAGGATGCCTACTTTGATGTTATATATCCTTACATGAGACAAAAAACAAGTATAATTTGGAAACCTAATCGCGAAGAATTTCAAACTATTGTAAATCAATATAACAGCTTAGCTGATATTTTACGACATTTTGGTTTACATGTTGGAGCTGGAAATTATAAAACTCTCAAAAATAGATTACGAGAAGATAGTGTTAATTTTGAGCATATTAAGCTTGGTATAAATTCTAATAAAAATCGTCCGTCACCATTTAAGTTAGAGCTAAATGAAATTTTAGATCGTCATTTAGTTTTTAACTCAAAAATAAAATCATCAAAACTGAAGGAATATATTCTTAAATTCAAATTGTTAGATAATAAATGTTCAGAATGTGGTCAATTACCTGAGTGGAATGGTAAGCCGTTAATTCTTCAATTAGATCATATTAATGGTAATTCATCTGATAATAGATTAGAAAATCTAAGAATTCTTTGTCCTCATTGCCATTCTCAAACAGATACTTTTTCTGGTAAAAGACTTAAAAAGCATTACAATTGTATTGATTGCCATTGTAGCATTACTAAAAACTCTACAAGGTGTAAATCATGTTCAAGTAAATTAACAAATAGAAAGACTAAGATTAATTGGCCTCAAAAAGAAGAATTAATTAAAATTACAAATGATATAGGATTTTCTGCTGCTGGTAGAGAGCTTGGCGTATCAGATAACGCTATTAGAAAACGATTAAAAATCCATTAACATATAGGGGTCGAACTCATAAGTCCTTGCGGATCGTCAACTTTCCAAGTTGATGCCGTCGCCAGCTGTCGGCTAGTCTCTCCATATTCCACTCGCGCACTCCCTAAGTGGACATCGGTTTTCTATCGTGTGCGCTACGCCAGTTCTATTGAACTAGAAAGAGTTTAAGTAACGAAAGAAGCGAGACCATCGTTTTTCGGCGTCCTGCCACTAGACGAAATCCAATAAAGCTGGATAGAGGAATCGAACCTCTGTTTCCGGCGTGGAATGCGATGAATGATCTCAGAGCGCGTTACTTAGATGCGAGAGTTGGACTTGAACCAACGACCTTCAACTTATGAGGATGACGAGCTACCAGACTGCTCTATCTCGCAGTGATCTTAATGGGAATCGAACCCATGTTACCGACTTGAGAAGACGGCTTCCTTGCCTCTAGAAGATAAGACCAAAAACAACGAAAATGCGATGACCAAATGTGTCTGCCAGTTCCACCACATCTAAGTTTCCTTAGATGACAGGATTCGAACCTGTAATTCCAATATGTTTGTTTAGATGAATGGTCATCAAGCGCGTTGTTTAGTCGGCCAAAATGGAATCGAACCATTTTTTTAACCTTATCAGGGTTACGTGCTAAACCAGTCTACTATTGGCCGTAATCTGTACTCATTCTATATCAAATTATTGATAGTGAACACTAGAATTATTTCTTGTTATAAGATTTTAGTAATTAGATGCCATGACGGTTTCTTAGAACCAAGTTTAAGAACTGATGATATCTTCATCCATTTTTCATCAAGTTTTGATATATTTTTTGGAATTTTTAACTTAGTTACATACTCATAATCAAATGTAGTATTTTCCCAGATACCAATACCGAATTTGGTATTCTCTGTATTCGATAAATCAATTACATTGAAACCTTTATGATCACCAAGAATTTCAAGCAAATCACTAACACCCCAATTACCCTCTGTTGGGAACCTTTTTAATATGTTTTTGGCTGTATATTCAGATATAACCACACCATAGAAAATACTTGCATAACATTCCATTAAGCTTTAATGGAGGAGCCTTAATTTCTCGACCCAAAAAGAATTTTGGATTACAAATCTTCATTGGTGATATCTACACCATCACAAGTTAGCAACATAAACAATTCTTTTGCGCAAACCTCAGGGTCATGATTTTCTGGAGCAATATCTATTTTGATGTCTTGAAGACCGTTTTCTTTCTCTTTAGCAGAGAACTCACGGAGCTGATTCATCCAATACCCTTGCGTTTTCATAAATCCTCTTTAGCGCTTTCGATTCCATCTTGAAGGAGTTTCCAAGATTGTTCAGATATTATGTTTTGAACAATGAGATAACCCAATTGTTTTTTCCCCATATGTACATTGATTACATCACCTTTTTGAACTTTGTCAAGAGCTTCCGGAACCAAAGCATCTACCCATGCAAACAGACCATCTTCATCTTGGTAAGGTGTACATCTAATTGAATATACAGATCCTTGGATTGTAGTATTCACAACAAATAGAACACCTACACTAACCAAATGCAAATACAGGTCATTAATATTTACTTTGACAAATAGTCTCATTTCTCGTTCTCTTTACTCCAAGTTTCCCAATCCTCAACACTCTTAAAGATAGGAGGATTTTCTCTAAGTCTTTTAACTCTTTCCGATCTTTCAAGTTCATCTGATTTAATTTTTGATGCTGCAACTTTATCTACAAAGCCACACCCACCACATCTTCCACCAGGAAAATAAACCCCAAAATATTGCCCAACTGCCGGATATCCAGCTCCTAAATATTGCTTTACTATTGGGTATCCACATCTAGGACAATCACAATGATCTTCTATGTTATACATCTTAACCTGATCTTCCTCTACTCTTCTTATCACTAACTCTTTCAGTACGGAAGCGGCGAGAAGGATCTTGTTTACTTAACCACTTAATATGCTTTGCAAACTTCTCATCACTCAGAAGAATCTCAACCGTGTTGAATTTATCTTCCAACTCTTTATTAGTGAAGAAAGCATGTATTGATTTATGACAATCAAGACATATTGGTAGAGTTTCTTTTCCGCCTCGGGATTTTGGAGTCAAATGATGATCTGAGACTTCGGGAACTTCTCGACTACAAAGAGGACAATCATACATATTAATCCTTATTCATCATCTTCATCTTCTTCACGTTCCCAGCGCTCATATAATGCAGCTGGGCTATTATACGCATCCCAAGGAATCTTATATTTCTTTTCTTCTTTGGTAATCTCTTTAGGTGGTTCCAGAGTAACATCTCTGGGAACAATTACCATTTTCAACTGATCGCCTTTTAAGACACAATTACCAATTATCAAAGGATCTTCACCTTTAGTTTCTCTGGTAAGATAATAAGTATTATTATCAAGACGAGGACCAATACCAAATCCTCTATCATTCAATGCTTGTCGATAAAAATCAGTTCCATGACCAACACGTTTACCATTAGCGGTCTCAGTCAATGCTGAGTTTAACCAATGACGTTCAATATTAGTTAACGTTTGTTGGGCTAGTTTGAGAATCTGTTGGTGTCTTGAGATCATATTTCTATGTCTATTTAGTGCCATTGGAGGGAGTCGAACCCTCATCCACGTACGTGGGCCAAATTTTGAGTTTGGTATGTATGCCAAATTCCATCACAATGGCGTAGATAACAGAGACTTGGATCTCTGCCCGAACCAACATTGATAATTTCCAAGTACCAATATCAATTCTAGAGTACAAAATAGGGTTCAAGCCAATCTGTACTTTGTAGGACGTATAGGATTCGAACCTATAACCTTTCCGTTATGGGCGGAACGCACTGACCGTTGTGCTAACGTCCCAAAAAACTAATCTTGCTGCCCTTTAATCTGTTGCTTACCAAACCTTCGACCAATTCTCTTGAACCATCTGTACATAGATTTCTCAGAACTTCTCTGAGGTTTTTTCCTTTCCGGAACACCAAGGAATCGAGTCATCCTTGGCCAACCACCAGACTTACGCCGATCAAATGGATTATCAAAGCCATAAGGTTTCATTTATTTAGCTTTCTGATTCTGAATGTTGCGGTCGGACAGTTCTGTTTGTGTTTTTCAAGAATCTCTTGAGCATTCTTTTCCTTAACAAGAGAAATAGGTCTCTTGCAAGCATTACAAAACCACCAGCTTTTCATTAAGAAACATGAACATCCCATATACTGATACTAGAGTATTCTAAGACTTCCTAGTTCTTCGAGTAGGAATTGAACCTACGTCCCTATGGCTCTTCCACTGAGCTATCGAAGAATTGAAGGTTCCCTAAGGAACCTCCTAGCTTACCAAAGAATATTAGTATTCTGTGGTTCTGGTTTTTGCCAACCGAATCTCAGATCATTGATTGATAATTGCTGAATTGGTTGTGATATTAAAGAACCTTCTGACATTGCGATTAGTCGTTTTTCAAATACAGATCTTCGCACAGTTCTTACTATATCTTCATCATTCCAAGTTCTCAGGTCTGTACTCTTTTTCCAGAATCTTTCAGCAAGAAAGACTCGTCTTCTAGAGGCTTCACCACCTCTTCCACAAGATCCTGATGCGTATACTTTTAGCTTTCCGCCAGGATTTGAACCACATCTAGAATAAGACCATCGAATCATTTTCAAGCCTTCATAGAAACATAGCTTTCTATTATCTACTAAAGCTTGACCAGTAACACCTTTTTCGATATCTTCTGGATTGTCACCGAACTGAGGTGGTCTGTCATACTTCACATTCCAAGTACGAGTTTTTGATGGAGCTTTTCCTGCCTTGATTTGCATCATGCACCATGAATGTCCCGAATCTCCTCTGCCAGAAAGATCACCATAATCAACATCTCTGCGAAATCCGGACTCATGAAACATGATGGATAGCATAACAGCTACTGTATGCGCTCTTCCATCTGGTCCATCAAATACTGGTTTGTTATTAGGATCGTAGACAACCTCTACCAAATCCTTAGCTATCGATTCATATCTTTGATATGATTCTTCTGGAGTTTCAAATAGAACAATTGCGTCCTTTGTTTTACTCATTCGTACTTGATCACGACGACTCTGTTCCGCAGGGGGAATCATTGTCATCATGAACGCCATAATCCATGCAAATAATCCGTTCATGTATCCTCGGGGTGTCATAGTATTAGAAGCCCCATGCGGCTGTTTTCGCCAGTGGTTAACCTACTGGTTGGTTGAGCGAGCCGAAACTCTAGTTACTTGTTTCAAGGTAGTCAAGAAGTTTTGGGATACAGCCGACCGGCTGACAAACTCTCAACTCGAAAACAAGAACAGTATCCAAAGGCTCTTTGCCTGAGCCTAGGATTATTCCTCGACATCAAACCTTTACCCTTGAGATACTTCGTCAGACAACTTTCATTCTAACGAGAATTCCAAGCTTAGCAGTTTTCTCCGTATGTAAGATGAGGTAGTATTACCATACTACCTCACCTAAACTCTTTGAACTCTTTGTAACACACTCCCCAACTTGAATAGTTGGAATATGTGCTTTTCGCACATAAAGCTTTTTCGTACTTGTTTTCAAGCCATAGAATTCTACCTTCTATGGCTTTGTCTTCGAAGATTTCGAATGGAATATCTGAATCGTACAAATCTATACTATCAGATATTTGAAGAACTGGAATCTCTGGAGTACTGTCAGCCGATCTGTTCCAGAAGTCTACTTCTATTGAAGTAGCGTCTCTCGTCTCATTCTTCCAACCATGGTTGGTTTCTTCAATTGTATAACCGTTGCATAAGAAACCAAGGTTATGGTAAATGTTGATTTCCCATTGCCTGCGAAGTTCTTCTTGGTAATTCATGGTTACTCCACTTTTAAGTATTTATCAACCAAGGATTGTAATGGATGTTCAACAGGATCACTTGGAGAAGATATGTATCTGTTACCAACAAACAGTGGTTTTGTTGGTTGAAGCAGTCTTTCTAAAGAGTTCAGGTTTTCATACTCTGGAAGAAGGTGTCTGTTAGCTTCTTCAATTTGACTCTTTTTGAAATTGGGATCATTTGGATCCCTATACCGAGATCCAATACATCTATACTTCAGAGCTTTAATAATGGTAGTATCATCACCACCATCATCAACAACTACAAGATTTTTGATGTTGTTACATTTGGCTACTTCAAAGATTTCAGTAGCAATCTCTGTACAGTATTGATTCCAATAGACATCTTCTTCATCGTCATTACTAAAGACATCTTGCCATATGAAAAGAGCTAAGTACTCAAGATCTGTTACAGACTCAATCTCATCTTTAAGAGCGTACCAGCCGCCCTTACCGAGTTTATAGAATGTTTTATCTTCTTTGTTGATGAGATAGTATTCTGTTCCCATGAACCTTGATTAGTCGTATCGGAACTTCTCGATGGAAATTCCCATGGACTCAAAGAATCCATTAAGGGAAAAGTTATCCATTGAAGTATCGAACTCGTAATGGTTAAAGTACTCTGTCATTGACCAATCATCAACTTCATCAGCGTAAGCGTTAGTAGATTTTAGAGCGGCTTCTTTATAGTTCTCAACGATGTACTTCTGAGATGGTGTAAGTCCATCTTTCTTTACAATGAAAGAAGAAGAGCTAGAATTGGAAACAAATCCTGTTCTAAGTTTCATGACACACCTTTATATCGAGATGCAACTATAGTATGATTTACATACCACTAAATCTATAAGTTCTCGACTGTGGTCCTACTAGGATTCGAACCTAGGACTTCTATCACTAACATTGTATACCTACATGAGTTATTGGAATGATGAAGATTTTGTAGAGGCCGTAAAATCAAATACAACAGTAACAGGCGTTCTAAACCAATTTAACATTAGAATGAATCAAGCTCATCAAAATAGGAAATTTTGGAATGATGTTGATCGTTTGCATTTAGATACATCACACTTTAAAAGACCATCACCAAAAAACAAACTTGATATCAAACAATTTTTAACTAAAGATTCCAGTTGGAAAAGTGGGACAACTAATCTTAAAAAGAGGTTAATAAAGGATGGACTTATTAAAAACCAATGTTTAATTTGTGGTCAAGAACCATTTTGGAATGGTAAAGAACTGAAATTACAACTTGATCATATCAACGGTGATAACACGGATAATAGAATAGAAAATCTCCGCATATTATGTCCAAACTGTCACACTCAAACAGAAACATTTTCAATAGGTTTAAGAAAACCAATAAAGAATAAATGTTCTATTTGCGGAATAGAACATCCTACAAAATCACAATTATGTAAACAGTGTTTTGGATCTAGAAAGAGACAAACAAAAATTAACTGGCCTACAAAAGATGAGTTACAAAATATGTTGAAAACAACAAGTTTCTCACAAATTGGTAGGATTTTAGGTGTATCTGATAATGCTGTAAGAAAAAGATTAAACTCTAGCCACTGAGTTACAGGACCAATTCAACATCTCCTGGCACTGGATCACTAGAAATTCCTGTTTCTTGTTTAACAAGAAAACTAATACTTTCGTGTGTTCTGCCATCATCCATAAAATACCACCAGCGTCCAATGTTCAAAATAATCCAAGAGCCATCATTTTGATGAATTTTAGATCCTATCTTAACCAATGGAATCAAATTTTTCTCAATCAAACATTCTACAATTGAACCAAGTTTATGTTTGATAACGAATTCCACTTCAAGTATCATAGCCTCTCCAATTGGACTTGAACCAATACCCGTCACGTTCGAAGCGTGCTGCACAATCCGTTGTGCTGTGGAGAAATTGCAACGAAAAAGGCGAAGACCACTTTTTAGCGTACTACCATTATACTAATTCACAATAAGTTAGTACTGATGTACTGGTTGTGAACCCAGGAATCGAACCTGGACCTCTCCATTATGAGCGGATGAATGATCTTCAAGGCGCGTTGCTTAGTGACCCTAGCCGGATTCGAACCGGCATAAGCTGCCTGAAAAACAGCCGTCCTTAACCGTTAGACGATAGGGCCATTAGCCTCTCAGGTAGGACTCGAACCTACACAAACTGGTTTCGTAAACCAGGACACTAATCCATTATGTTACTGAGAGATAAAACGATAACGAAAGAGGCGAGACCCTACATGCCTTTCGGCTCCTCTGCTCTACCATTTGAGCTACTTTCCCATGTTTTAGATTCTTACGAATCCGTGGGAAAGATTAGAATTGAACTAATAACACGAAGATTTACAGATGAAAGATCTCTAAGCGCGTTACCGAGCGGGATATACGGGACTCGAACCCGTGACCTTCGATGCGACAAACCGATGCTACCAGCCAACTGAGCTAATACCCCAAGAATGTAACGAAAGAAACAAAGACCAAGCTTTTTATCCTAAATAGATGAATGGTCTTCAAGCGCGTTACAGTTATATGATCTTCAAGCGCGTTACAGTCATAGTATTAGAAGCCCCATGCGGCTAGGGCTACCAATGAATTTCATTTCTTTGGTAACTACATACTAATCCTTTTTAGGATCAATGTACTCTATAACAGAACCAGAATCAATTGCATTGAATATTGATGCTTCCTTTGAAAAAAGATCTGAATGAAGTTTTTCTTTGAATCCAGGATTTTTCTCTTCAGCTTTATCAGCTAATTTTCTCAGCTGTACAATTGATTGTTCAACTCTTTTTAAGAATGCGTTGAATTCATCATCAGAATTTTCCGAAGATGTATGATTCCTTAAATACTTTGAATGTTCAAGGAACACAAGAGCCGATTCATCATAACCTAGACATAATAAGCAACAACCTCTATAATATGCTACATCAGCCTTTGGAAGGATCTTTTTTAATCCTTCATTTCGAAGTGCCACTAAAACCTTTACAAAGTCTTTGTTTGTCCACGCTTTGAAGAAATCGTCTTGTGATACTTCTTCACCACTTTCAAGAATCTCATCATCAATCAGCATAAAAAGATCACCTGATATGTTATCTAGAATCAAACGTTTCTCAGGTAATAAGTCTCTCCAAAGCTCTGCCATCTGCTCACGAATATTATCAGCCTCTTCGGTATTTCCAAGATCAGTTCGGATAAGAACATGAAGCTGTAACGTAAGACTCTCAAGCTTATGAGAAATATCATCGGTATCTGAAGACATAATTCCTCTATATCATATACAATGCAAGTACAGTGACTATGCTCAGTGCAGTAAAAATAGAAGTTTTAGATCTACCTTTAAAAATCTGTTTGAATTCTTCTAAAGCTTCTTTGAACGTTTTGAACATTTTATCCTCTATAAACCAGTGTAATACCTGATTCAGGATCCTTAGCTAGCTCGACTAGTCTTTCCTTGAAGACATCTTCAAGTTCTTTTCGAAGTTCAAGATACCAATCTTTTCTTGTCGTGGATTTATCAATCACTTGTTGTAGTGAAAAAGAACCACCTCTAGGATCTAAATAGATACTGTAAAGATAAGAGATGTTGGCTTTATTCTTAGAACATCTAATCTCTTCTATAGCCAGTTTTTTGAACTTTGGCGTATTATCTTCAATCCTTACATCTTTAAGGATTCATGATTCAATCTTGAAGATAACATTCTCTTCAAACATGGAGCCGTATCCAGCATGGACGTATCGTAGCAGATTACCACTCCAAACTTCTAGATCATGTGATATCCAATCAGCAAATACAGGATCTGGATAGTTTTTGGTTCTACCGCCATCTACATTACATAGATACAGTTTTCTATCATCCTTGATTTCCCAAGTACCTACGTATCCTCGGTAGTTGCCGGTGTTCATTGAGAAACCAGATACATAATCACAACCCGGATTAACATCAGGGTTAGTGATCATTGCCATTTCACGGCCATTGTATATTAGGATTTCTGGTGCTTGAGCTGTCATATTCTTCCTATGAATTACAGTTTGGGATGAACCAAGACCATAATGAAGGTCTTTGTGTGTTTGGTTCTCCCTGAACTTTTGATTCACAAGAGATTCCCCATCCACCACCAAGTGCGAATTTTCTCTTAAACATCACCAAACCACATTTAGTGCATTTGTACTGATATCCAGGAAGATCTTCGACCCAATCATGATTGGAAGGTAGTGGTAAATGTGGATTATCTTCCCATGTACCAATTATTATGTTCGTTTCTTTATCCATACACTTAGTGGAGCTGTAGGGAGTTGAACCCTCAAAATTTCCTTGCAAGGGAAACCTGTGAACCCGTCACACAACCCCAAATTAAACAACGAAAAAGCTGGACCATCTTTTTTCGCGCTCTACCAATTGAGCTACCCCTTGATGGTTAGATTCTTTTGAATCAGCCAAGAGGGTTGGACTTGAACCAACAACCACGTCATTAACTATGATGAACGATCCTCAGGCGCGTTGCTTAGTGGGAGCAATTGGAATCGAACCAACAATTTTTCCTGCTCTTCAGGCAGGCGTAAAGACCATCTATACCATACTCCCAAATCATACCGCTTTCACCATATTAACCAATGGACCAATGGACCATAGAGCTAATTATTATTCTTCTTTGATTGATATTAAGAATGATTTACCTTTGTGTTTTACAATAAAACCATCATTTGATATCCTGCATCTAAGTTTTAAAACTTCTTCAACTTCAAATAAGAAACCATTTCTTAGAATATCAAGAATTTTTTCTTTTGTCATACATTTTCTTTCGTTGAGTAGACGGGACTCGAACCCGCATGACATCTAGTGTTTATTAGGAACAAACCTGCTTCCCTACCTTGTTTATACCAAACGATTTCTCGCCCAAGGGTCGGTGCATTCTGTAAAACCCAACACACAATACATCGTGCTCGTGTCATGTCCGGCCGGCAGCCTTCAAGTTTCCGCACTTCATTGTTTGATGTTTGACATCTCCTGTTTTTGATGATGCGTCTCCATTTGCGCCACTACTCAGAGACTTCTCTCAGAATTGAACTGAGGACCAATAGGTTCACTCTACCAATTGAGTGAAGAAATCTAATAATTTGCTAAACTTTTGATTTTTCGTTTAACAGAATTTCCGCTTACATATACTTTTCTACCATTGAGCTAAGAAGTCGCTCCGAAGGCAGTAATCGAACCCGCAGAATCTTGGTGTCATAGTATTTGAAGCCCTATGCGGCTAGGTGTTACCAAGGAATTTCACTTCTTTGGTAACTTGAACATTTTGATCAGTTTGATCAGTTTGATCAGTTTTCGAGATCACTGGCGTGAAACCAGCTTGAGGCTTGTCGTAGTATTAGAAGCCCCACGCGGCTTAATGCTACCAAGGAATTTCACTTCTTTGGTAACTAAATAATTTAGTTCTGTATTCGTTTTAATAATAGAAAAACTTAACAGTTTTTAACCAGTTCTCTATTCGAGTGCATACCTAAAACCACAACTGTATAAAACATTCAGTGAGCCGCCAGGGAGTCGAACCCTAAAAGATTGATTAAAAGTCAACTAGTTTACCATTAGCTTACCGGCTCAAAGCACTTCTATCTCTTGGTAGAGATCTTTCTAAGTTTGGGTTTCCCACCACAGGAAACTTCATCACCGAGAATTTCCAGATTGATCAATTCTGTACTTTTCCCTAACACGTCATGGGTGCAAGAACGTGAAGTGGTTGGGATATCAGGACTCGAACCTGAACGAAATCATTCAGAGTGATTCATGCTACCATTACATCATATCCCAATAAGAGAACGAAAAATGCGAAGAGACCTTTTTGACATCCCAGGATTTTAATCTGGATTGTCGGATGAAATCTCTTCAAAGCGTTCCCAGCAGGTTGCTAAGGAATCGAACCCTACAGACGGATGGTTTTGGAGACCTTCCCGCTTACCCAGAGCGCAACCTAAAATTTAGGATTTCGAGAATACCAGTCAACCTTATATCCGGCATCGCTGATCTCCATCCTGAGCCCCAGCCGAGAGTTGGACTCGGATCTTTTCTTTACCAAAGAAATGTAAAGACCGCTATACTACAGGGGCATTACAAGTAACGAAAGTAGTGAGACCTCTTTTGCCCCAATTGGGGATTCCTCTAAAGGTGAAGATGAAAGATCTCAGAGCGCGTTACTAGTGAACCATCTCGGAATCGAACCGAGGCAATCTCCTGATTAAGAGTCAGGTGCAGTTCCAATCTTGCTTATGGTCCATTGTGATGGTCCGACTATCTCACTAATGCTTAACTTTAGGCTAAGAAACACATCAACCCCTTAAGTCGGCACGGTCCTATCTCAATCCCATCTCATTGAGCCGAAGACTTATACAATACGCCTTGCCTCGGGTACCCGCAAGTAGTAATTGTATTTATCTTGTAGCCCGAGTGGGACTCAAACCCACGATATCTGCCTTGTAAGGGCAGCACTTTAGTCACTAAGTTACCGGGCTATTTATTAATCTACAGCAATAGACCAATACATATTGGTTGTGAACTTGGTATTGGGATCTGCAGATCTTGGAAGCTTTGAACTCAAGAATGTATTGATGTGAGCCATTACATTCGCTGGTATGTTCTTGTTAGGGGATGATACTTGATATCTTCCCTGATTGTAGGATACATCAATCTGAATTTTACCTTCAGAATCAACGTAACGTGCAAGTGTCATAACATCATTTGGATACCGTGCATAAAAATCATTCAACAGTGAAGGATTTCCAATGATTCTTTGTGCTTCAGTATACGCAGGATCATTTTGATATCCATATGTTCCTTCAGCAGGAGCGGTTTGAGCACACTTTGCAAAGTATTCAGAGAATGTTAGAAGCTTGTTCATATTCCTATACCTTTTTATGTATAGCAAACCTACTTTTCGTAGTGTTTGTTAAACAGCTCTATATCCTCTTTAGAGAGTCCCGAACCTTCCCAATCAAGAATTCCAAGTTCAGAATCAATTTTCCATTGTTCTCTTTCGGAAAGTTTGAAGTAGTTTGTAGGACGTTGAAACGAGCGCTCAAACATTTCTCTTTCAGTCATAGAATCTCTCCTGAAAATTAAGCCGTCATACCCTGGATTTGAACCAAGTCAGATACTTATATGACAGCAGTGTTGAGAGAATGGGATTCGAACCCATATAACGGTATTTGAATCTTCGTCTACAAGTAGGGTTTCTACCTGCTCCGATCTCCTATTCGGATAGTCTCTCAGCGGAAGCAGAGAGATTCGAACTCCCAGAGCCTTTTAAAGCCCGACTGTTTTCAGGACAGTTCCCCTCACCTATAGGGCGTGCTTCCATTTATTGATTGAAAAAATCTTCTTCAAATTTTAGTTTTCTAATTTTCATTTCATCTGTGTAATTTCCATTTATAGAAGTTACAGAAGTATAGTTATCTATCAAAAACTTTGCTCTTCTAGCTTTTTTAGGACATTTTAAATATGGTAACATTTTTGTTAATAACTTCAAAATCTGTTTTGCACCAACCATTCGCCAAGTATATGACAATTTATGTTTAGTATTTTTTGATGGTTTTTGTACTATACATCCAGCACCAGTTATTCTTTTACATTCGTTAAGAATTTCTATATCTGTTGATGCAACAGATAGAACTGGTTGTCTACTATATTTGTTTCTTTTATCTAGTTGTATAGAGCCTTCCCCATCAATGATCCCAACAAACCATCCTAATTCTATATCATTCATAACTTATTTTGTGCGGAAGGTACAGGGGTCGAACCTGTAAGTCTTTTTATAGATCCCTTGTTTAGCAAACAAGTGCCATCGCCAATTGGCTTGACCTTCCATTAGGGCCACCAAAGCATCATCTCCGATGATACTCGGGCGGCAGGGTGTCCTCTCGGGATCGAACCGAGATCAACTGAGCCACAATCAGTTCGCTTACCATTAGCGTAAGGACACACGCTCCAGGAGAGGGCCTCGAACCCCCAAATCAACACGTTAACAGCGTGCCGGCTTGCCAATTTGCCTATCCTGGAATAAAAACAACGAAAAGGGTGAAGACCTAGCCGCTCTGCGACCACGCTTGAGCAGTAATAACGGAATTGAACCGTCGATTTTTATGTTCCAATAAAGATGAAAGGTCTTCGAATCGCGTTGCTTAGTGGACCTTGAAAGCAGAAAATCCATCGCCCTAGAGTACCAATTCTAGGCTCCACAAATTAATGTGGCGTTTATTCTAGGCAGAATCTCGGGTACGTTCTGCAGAGATATTTGTATCTTTGAATCAATAGATTCTCTTCGTCGGGATAGAAAGGATCGAACTTTCGACTTCTAGTTCCCAAAACTAGCGGACTACCTCTGTCCTATACCCCGTTTGTAAGTTCTAATACAATGACAATTTGAACAAACTAATTCACACTTAGAAATTTCTGTTTCGATTTTATCCCAAGAATAGTGACCTGGCATATTTGCTATGTTTTCCATTTTATCGTTTAAATGATCAAATTGCATTACATAATAAGGATAAGCCTTTCCACAATCCGTGCAAGGCTTATAATCTTTTAAAGATCTAATTTTAATCCTTTGAACATCACGATTTTTCTTGGTTGTATTATATCTTCTTTTATTATGTTCTGTTTTGTTTTCAACGTAATGCTTCCGACAATATTCTTTTTGACATTCTTTACAATAAGAAGACAATCTTTTGCCATTATTTGAAAATTCTGTTTCTGACTTTTCTTGATTGCACTTTGGGCATTGCTTCATAAACTGATATGGGATTATTGATAGGTCCCAAAACAAGCCCTCTACCAGATTGAGGTACGCTCTGATTTTGAGCAGTTACTTAATCTGCTCGTCGTATATTGTCAAGGAACTATCTAACCTTAATCGTTACGCCAAATGGCCGTACCTTATCAGTTAGTTCGTTCTCAAACCACCACACGTTGGTAGCTCTCTCGACCCCTTCTGTACTTTGTATTGTAGGTGTTGTACTAATGTACACTACTGAAGTTGAAGGATTACCATCAACAACTCTAGCACTAAAAGCTTTACCACCAAAATATTCTTTTGAGTAGTACTGATAATTATCAGAAAGAACCTTTTGAATGATTGCATCAGCTTTCCTGATTACGTTCATGAAAGGATCATTATCAGGACCATACTCGGCAGTCTTTTGAAAAGTTGAGCTATACTGAAGAATCTTTGAAGCATCCATGAATGAATGAGGTATTATTGATATTTACTCATTCTTTCGTCATAATGGGGAAATTTGGATTCGAACCAAATTTCCACCTTCGTGGTACCGGAGAGACTTGAACTCTCACCATTAAAGACTGACTTCTAGGGTCAGCGTGTCTGCCATTCCACCACGGTACCATAAAGAACAACGAAAAAGCGAGACCAGTTTTGTTTTTAAGCTTCCTGGCCGTTGTATTAGTTCTTTCGAACTAGTGGCCAGGGTTGGATTCGAACCAACAATCTATTTCTTTTCATGGAATTGCTTTGCCGATGAAAGATCTCTAACGCGTTGTTCAGTGGATGCAGTAGGATTTGAACCTACAAGTCTGTGAGGAACCGGAGCGATCCGGCGGGCCGCCAATTGCCCAATACATCCATCAACCAATCATTTAACGCCTTAGGGTGTATCTCCCCTGCCACAACTCCGATTGGTGCCGGGGGTTGTGCCGGCACAGATTTCATCTGCATAAGATAGAGTGGGTGCAGTAGGATTCGAACCTACAAGTCTGTGAAGAACCAGAATTACAATCTGGAGGGCCACCAATTGCCCAATACACCCGTAAGGCTGAGAAAGTTATCTGTTGTCTGGTGTTATAAAAAGACACCCAGTCTTTATCAACAAATAAATCCTCAGGAGCGTGGTGGCGGTTGGAATTGGACCAACACAGAAAACAAATCGGGAGTTTTACAAACTCTTGCCTTCACCAATAGGCGAGCGCCACCAAAGCATTCAGTTGTCAAGGATCGAGTGCTAGATTTAGCATTCGTACCAACTTGTCGTTGGAGTTGGGACACCGGGATTCAAACCCAGGACACAAAGTCCAAAGCTTTGCGTTTTTTCAACTAAACTATGTCCCAATATTGTTGTACACAGAAACGCCGAAAGCCGGCTCGGGATTTTCTCCCTGCCGGCTCTTTTTGATCCTTGTTCCTCTTTAGATCAAATCGTACTCCGGCAGTATTGGCCTTCTGGTTGATGTGAATTAAATCGATACTGTCCAAACTTTGAACACAGAATTGTATTAACCTTAATTAGGTTAATTAGATTCTGATTATTCAAAATTATAGAACTCATATTTAAACTCCACAGGATCGCTTTTATGTCATAGTATTAGAAGCCCCATGCGGCTGTATTATTACGAAGTTATGCCTAGGTTTCTCGACCTAGAAAGTTCTTTTATGATAAAATCTTCTAAGATGAAGATTGGAAGAGTAACTTGTCCGATTCACCGACCACTCGCCATGGTCACGGGGCTTCGAACAAGTCCTGACTAAGGTACTTCAGGATGAATCTGGTGTCAACCTGTTTTTTTCGTTTTTCTTACAGATTCCTGACAAAAATCTTCTGTTCTTCGGTTTCTGGTCCGCGAGCCAGTTCATGAACACGGTCCAGAGCTTCGGCTGCTGGTGTTCCTAGTTTGACTAGGATTGAAGCAAGCGCAAGTGATGTTCGACCTACTCCACCAAAACAATGCACGAAAACCGTTTTCCCAAGACAAAGTTCTTCAATAACAGATGAAACCTTTGACATGAATGATTCAATATCCGAAGGAATACTGTAATCATCAATGGGAGACCAAATCTCCTTAGCTCCATTAATATCACCATGAGATTCTTCAAGCAGATTGAAAATGACATCAATCTTTCTGGTGTGAATTTCGTCTTCAATTGCGGAAGATTCCCATGAATTCCACATTCTTCCAAATAGAAGAGTTCCCATTGGAACTTCCATTTGACCCTTTACCAAAGGATTGATTTTGAGGAGCAGTGCGGTTACATCATCCGACATCTGGCTTTACTTTCTTTGGCGGCGGTGGAGGCGGAGACTTAGGTGTGAAGGTATACTCAGATGGTTGTTCTGTCAACCGTTTTTTCGAGAATTCGTCCAGAGCGCCTCTTGCTCTATCGTAATCTCCTTCTTGAACAGGATGTAATCCACGATGTTCTTTAAATAATTCACGGTAGAAGTCGGCTTCTCTAAATTTTCTAGATTCAGGTTCCATAAGTGCAATCGCGTGTTCGGTCGGAAGTCTGGTGATGTTTCTCAGGCGACGAAGTTCGTCTTGTTTATCAACTGTCATGTAGCCGCCTTCTTGTTGAACCATCTTCTCCAAGAAATCACCAGTGTTATGCATCATATCATCAATCTGATTTAGGTTTGCAGTGAGGGCCTGAGCATCACGGGGAGATTTTGATCTTTCAGCTATTTCAATCTTTATCTTTAGGTTAACCAAAGCGTCAGCAAACTTCGCCCATGGTTCACCACCATAACCTGGAGTTAATTTGCTGCGAAAATCAGCAGCAGCCATTTTTAAACCCTCTTCAGGATTGGATGTTAATGTGCTTAATACTGCAGCTTCATTTTCAGATCTAATTGTTCTATATTCTGATGCCACAGCTTGCGTGCCGTACTGGAAAACTTCTTTAGCGCCAGGAATAAGTGCCTCAGCTAAATAATCCTGATAAGTAGCTGGGTTCTCTTTGTGAACAATTTGAGGAATCAAACTGTGCAAAATGCGCAAAACCATATTTGTACTAAAATCAGCATTTGCATATAGGTAATACAAATTGGCGTACTTAAGAAGAATTCTGGTGTTCATGCATAAATACCTAGGTATTGGTATCTGCATTCTTTGGTAAATAGGTATGGTTCAAGGTTCTATCGCACTGCCGGGCGCTCTAGCTATGATCAATACAGATCTAACTGAATCCACCCAAAATCGATTGGAGATTCAACTCCATATCGATGAAACTATCACTGGTGAGCAGTTCGATGTTAGATTCGCTGCCGATCCAGATTATCCTAATAATATCAGGATTATGAGAAGAAGGATTCTGGTTGTTAGGGATCATAGAGATGCCACAAACAGAGATCAGATGGATGTCATATTCTTCTTAAAAAATGGTATGTTATCTGTTACCAAGAATTGTTTCGGTCCTCCTGGTCAAACATATCTTTTGAAGGATGTTTATTGGGGAGCGTTCTGTATTTACCATACAGTTCTGAATAGGTCTTGTCACTCTACTTGTACTGACTGTACTCCATGTCCAACATGTGGATGTGCGGATGGTTATGGCCGCCCACCATATTACCCAGCAAAGTATGACCCAGCATACCCTCAAGAAAACCATTCATACAACCAAGTTCCTTCAACTGGGATATTTAGTTCTGGATGTGGATGTAACCAATCTCCAGATCGCCAACTATGCGGAACCTATAGGTGCAACTCTCAAGGATGCATTCCTCAGTTGGATTGTAGATTGGTTAAAGCTTAAATTGGTTCGGATTCTAATGGAGTCTCAGAGTTTCCTGTAGATTGATCTTTAAGCATGTTGTATACTTGGGTCATTACAGAATCAATTATATTGAGAATCTGTTTCCAAAACAATCTGCGAGTTTCCCAATCATCAGCTGTATCAGCGCTAGCTGCACTTTTATCTTGTTCCATCTGATTAAACATAGAATCATTAAGATATGATGTCTTGAATGATGTCCACTCATTAATAACTTTTTGGAACTCTGATAGTAATGTACTTACATCAATAGAGTTAGCAAGATCAATATAGAACTTACGACCATCATTTACCATAGTTCTTACAGCTGACTTGGATTCTGGGCGAGATATTGGATACTCCTCCCTGTAATCCATTTTGTCTACTTCTTGATATAGAGTAGCGAACAAGCCTTCCATAGGATTACGAAGGTTATCCTTTGTTGGTTTTTGAGTTGGTCTCTGAATGAATAGTTTAGTGGCTAACTCATTCAACTGCTTTATAGCATCATCTGTTGAAGTACTGGTAGTTGTAGTTGTGGTATCCTGAGCATACCTAACCCAACTAAGATAGATTGTAGCAGCTTGCAAAACCTTCATATTATAAATGTGGCATTATTCGGTACAGGATTCTATGAAGATACAGAATGTTAAGACAATTGGGGATATTGAAAACCAAGCTGATAGTAAGGGGCGAGGTTCTGTATTCAGGGCTTGTCTCGCAATTCAGCGCTCATCTAGTACAGAAGAGATTGGTTCCAAAGCATTTGAGTTAGGTTATAATTATGTAGCAGGAATAGATACCATAAAACAGCTAAAAGCGCTTGTTGATGAAGTTTTCCCAAAATCAGAGGGAGAATTCAAACAAGCGCTTCAAGCTCTTAAGAATGCTCTCGAAGATGCCCCTTCAATTAAGAAGGTTCTAGCAGCTTTGATGGTAGTACCAAAAAGATGTGGTGGTTTAGATTATCCTTCAGTATCCGCCAGAGTTAAACCAACCTGAACCTTTTAGCTGAAAACCCTGACCACCCGAAACCAATCGCTGGGCCTCGGGTTTCTTGCATTCGGGACATTCGGTAAGTGGCGGATCTGTAATCTTAGCCTCATGTTCCCAAGTGTGTCCACAACTTTTACACGTATACTCGTATGTTGGCATGGTTTTCCTTCATTCAGTGTTTATGAAACATATATCACATCATTGTTGCTGCCAAGTTAGCAAGTTCAGAACGCTCACCCTTGGAAAGGGTTAGGTGACCAACTATTGGATTGTTATAAAGTTTCTCGATAGCAAAGCTCAATCCACATGATCCTTTATCCATGTAAGGATTGTCAATCTGATCTGGGTCACCAGTCAAAACGATCTTGGTTCCATCACCACAACGAGTGATAATGGTTTTTAATTCATGAGGCGAAAGATTCTGGGCCTCGTCCACGATTAAGAACTGATTTGGAATGCTTCTACCACGAATATAAGTCAGTGGTTCAACCTTAATTAAGTCCTGTTTATACAGATCCTCAAACTTCATGTTTGTCTTCTTTTTACCAGAAGTCATCATTAGAAGTTCTAGGTTATCATAAATAGGTTGCATGTAAGGATCGAGCTTCTCTAAAAGAGTGTTGTGGGTAACAATAAAATCATCAGTTAAATACAAATGCTCTTCGTTTTCAATAAGTATACATTGACATTCCTTAACACCAACAAATTCTATTGATTTAATCCTTGCATCATAAATATATGCACACTTGAATCTTTCACGTTTTCTTTCGATAAAGAAAGGATTCAAATTCTCTGGTAAAGAAATATTGAATTCATATGAAAGAAATTTTGGTGATATAGTCCTATTTTTTATGATTGATTTTTTACCAATTCTATCTCTTGATTTTATTTGGGCCCTACCACCAAGAGACTTTACAACCTCACAAACATCTTTTGCTAATTGTAAAGATGTTGTTGTAAATGATGCTTCTCCATTTGCTTTAACTGTACCGTCAGTATCCATCAAACCCCTAATTAGATTTATTCTATCTTCAACAGAAGAATATTTATACATATCAGGGATGAATTTATTATTACAAACTTTACCAAGTAAACCTAAATTATATATTGCATTTTTAACTGGATTAGACCATCTATTTTCATTTTCTACAAATTTATAAAAGTAGCCATCAATAGTTACATTTCTGGTACATTTATTATATATTGTAGATGTGTTAATGTCTGTTTTTTCTGCACAGATTCCAATTCGTGTATAGTTATAAACTTCACCAGTATTTGTATCAGTTATTTCAATTTGTCTTGCTGGTTTATTATTTGGTATATCTGAAACAATATTGTAATTAATTCCACATGGTTTAGATAAATAACAATTTAATTCTTTAACTTCTTCATTTACTCTTTGCGCAATTTCAACATCATTATTTGATAATAATATTGATGTGCATAAAGATCCATCACCAAGTAAAGCGCCAAGAGTATATGGTTTTATAGGAAGTGACTTAACTTTATATTCTACAGGTTCATTTCTTGGAAGATAATGATTTAACTTTCCGTTTTTAGTTAGTGTATTTATTATCTCTCTTGTAGTTTTTATACTACCACTCTTATTTCTTTTCTTCTGTTCTTTAGTTTTAGTTAACCATAAATGATCTTCGCAACATTCTGTTGATGATCCATCATTAGTAGTTATCCTAAAAATATCTTTTTTACCCTTTGGATAAATTCCTAAAACTTTTGTTGGCTTACCATCTCTAGAAATAACATTATCACCAATAGATAAATTACCCATATTAACCCACCCATCTGGAGTTAATATTTTAGAATCTAAAGGTTGTGGTCCTGGTAAAAAACCAATGTCCTTACCCATTGGCATAACAGGACGAGAGATAAGAAGTCTTGAGTAAGTGCCATCAAGAATCTTTGATAGACCAACTGCTGTGGCTAATAATGTTTTTCCAGTTCCTGCAAGGCCAACTAAAGATACAAACTTGACAGAGTCATCCAAAAGAAGATCAAAAGCAAACTGCTGATCTTTGTTTCTGGGCTTAATTCCCATAATCCCTTCTTTTGGTAACTTAAGTGGAGAAATGGAATTTTCCTTTTTCTTGTATCTACCAAGAGCTGTTTTACCATCAGGGTCAACCATCATAACACAAACGTTATCATACACGAACTCTGCATCAGACTCTAATAGATTAATCTTTCCATCTACAAACATTTTATCAATGTCACCGTATCCAACTTTTAGTTCGGTTTTTCCGGTGATCATCTTGGAAGCATCAACAGACTGAGACTCATAAGATGCTGTTTGGATGTCAATACTTTCCGCTCTAACACGAAGGTTAACATCCATGGTTACCAAGATGGTTTTGGTATTTGGATTGCGTTCTTTGATCTCAAGGACAGCCTGAAGAATCCCAGAATCCATACTCTTCGGATCTAGAGCAACCTGAAGAACTCTACGCTCTTTTGGAACATAGATAGTAAAGAGACCATCACCTATCTTAACACCTTCAGATAAAGATCCCTGTGATCTGAGATCATCAAGAATACGGCATGCTTCGCGAGAGTTTCTTCCCCGAAGAGATTGTTCACTCTTTAGCTTATCAAGTTCCTCCAATACGTAAACAGGAACAAATAGGTTGTTATCCTGGAATTGAAAAATGGACTTGGGGTCGTGAATTAGAACGTTTGTATCGAGAACGTAATTTTTTCTCATAAGTCCTTGTTTAGGAAGAGAGATCAGGGATACTCCCCATCGAATTTATACTTCAATATTCACAAGTTCTCGATTCTTTCAATTATCAGGTATTAAAACATGAGCATAAAAGTATCAAAAGATCTAATTCATGGAGGTCTTGCTGACAAACAGAAGTCTGGGTTTGATCCAAAACAACTTCGCAAAGGTATCAAAGTTGAGATGGAACATACTAAAAATCCTGACTTAGCCAGAGAGATTGCTCAAGACCATTTGTCCGAAGACCCGAAATATTATGACCACTTGGAGAAGATGGAGCAGAAATATAGCAAAGCATATGTACTTGCTTCAATATATTTTGAATGTGCAAAGTTTGCTCAAGATCAGACAAACACTCCAAACATTACAATTCAGCCGGGCAGGCCAGAAGCAAACTGCGCTCTAGATATTCTAAAAAGGTGGAAACCAGGGTACTTTATAGGGGTTCGGAATATCGTTATCGGTCCTTCGCCGAACTATGGATACGTAGAGTCTGGACCTGACAAAGATCCTACAGTAATCTACATTAATGCTGATCGTATTGTGAATGAATCAGGACAACAAAGGGGAAAGGCGGCAGCTATTGCTACCGCCCGAGTAATTGCCCATGAGAAAGGTCATGTAGATTCATTTGATGAGGGGCAAGGTTTTGTTGGTGGGGAGACACCAGCACAAGCACAAGAGACAGAGTTTGATAACTGGCTAAAATCTGGCGGAATGAAACAAATAGAAAGTTTGCCTAGCTATCAAGCTTTGTCGTGATTATTTAACGGCATATTCTCATTCAACACGACCCTGACACAGTAACCTTTTCTTGGTGGTTCTGTATGTTTTGGGGCACTTGATAAAGAATAGAACCTAACAGCTTTCTTTGGATTTTCAGTCCATTCACCACACTCAGCGAGATAGAGTGTTGGTTCTCCAATTTTCTCTGCAACAATACAACAAAGAGCAGCCATATCATTCCTGGTTCTGAATTAGTATTAGTTCATCAATCAAACTTTGAGTACAACTAGGATCAGCTCCATCAAGAGTCATATCAAACACTTCTTTCATAAGAAGTCCGATAACCTTTTTGTTACCCTTTTTGTACTGCTCAACAACTTTGGGATTTGCATCTAAGACTTTTTGAACTATAGGTTTTAGTTCGTCTAGATCTTTATACACACGAAGACCGAGAACCTCAACTATCCTTTGGGGTTGCCAAGGTTCTCCAGTTTTCGGGTCAACAGTTCCTCGAAAGTTGTGTTGATTGATGAGTTCTTTAAGCTTGGACATCAGCTTTGAAATTATGATACTAACTTTTCTTTATCTTCATCAGACAGTTTATCAAACAAGAATCTCATACCATCTTTTGAGTTTGCCAAATCTCGAACCATCTTCTCGATGACGATTCTAAACAACTCATCTGATGGCTTTCTAAGAAGTGCTTGAAAAACATCATCAGCTGATAGTGTGCTCTCAAACTTTTTGGTGATGATAACCTTTACGGCATTTGATACATCTTCAGATCTCTGAACCTGAAGAAGTTGCTTCTTGGTAAGCCTATCAAGTACTGTGTTAATAACATTGGTTGAAGAATCAGCCAACAAAGGTTTGAGATCCTCTAAATCTTTCAAGTGGAGGGCTGCAATATTCCTGTACTTATAGTTGGCCGAATCTCTCATCTTAATAAGGAATGCACGCGAAAAATACTGTCCAAGATTCGCATATACAGTAATGTTGTTCTCTATTGAGTAAGGACCATCTTTGAAAAGTTTAGCCTTTGGCTTACGTCCTCGGGTCTTAACTTCCTGAACTCCAAGATTCTCGGAGTTCCATGATTCTATAAACTCGGCAGCCGCTTTCAACTGATCGCTATTAAGCTTAGAAAGCTTTTGAGCATTTGTTGAAATAATGAAATCCATCAAAGCTTGTCCATTATTCCCAATCTTAAGAAGCGATATATCTTCAAAGTTTGGAACCTTAGCCACCAAATACTTCATCGTAGATTGAAGCTGAGCTGCTAACCACTCGTTCAATCCTTCGACCTTTGAAAGGGAATTCTTGTTCTTTAGAATAACCCTTAACATATTATCTTGAGGCTTATCAGCCGCAACCGCTGCAACAACATCATGCAAAATCTCGCGCTCATTAGGTTTGAATGAACGCATGTTCGCATCGTTGGCAGCAAAGATTTCAAACGACAACAAGTCTTTTCTTACGACACAATACTTATCAGATGTTAAAGGAGACTTGCCTTTGAATACGGTAATGTAAAAATCATTACCATTGATAACATACTCTTCATAGTGAGTTGAGTCTTTAGATACAGTACACCATCTTGTATTAGCACCGTACAAGATCATTGCTGCTTTTGTATCAACTCGAATTACTTTAAGTACATCATTTTCAAAGATTGATTCAGCGCCATACTCTTTTAGATCTTCGCGAATCTGACGTTTAGATCTCTCTGGCATTGTCTTACAGAGATCTTCAAGAGTCTTTAAGTCTTCGTACTTATAGATATCTTTCTCTTGAAACTTGGAGTTATACTTGTGAAAGAAATCAATCGTACCTTTAATATCAGGTACTGAATGTCCCTTTGACAACTGAGCGGCAATCCATAACAAATACTTATGAGTCTTTGTAGGATCTTCAATACCCATAGCAGCATCCGCAAAATTCGGATACTTAGCTTTTACTTGTTCAACTCTGTTCATGACACCCCTAATTACGAATGTAGAAACTGGTGTCCAATATCAGCACCAGGAACATGACTCAGCATTGAGATTATCGTCACAAAAACGATAATCAGTCCAACGTATAACCCAGTGTACTTGGCCAGCTCGACTGAAGATAAATCCCAATGATGATCACCCATCTTTTGGGTTCCAGCGATGATTGGTTTACCTTTCTGATCAATTACCAACATCTCATATAATACTACCCAATAACTGCTAACTGCTCCGACACCCCAAAATACAAACAGGATAGGTGTTAGAATAATTCCAACAACAATACCAAATGGCATAAGAACAAGCCATGCTCCAAATGGTCTAATCTCCAACATACCAACAATAGCAACAAACCAAAGAAGACTCATTCCTGTTTTGAACGCAAGAGCACCAGCAAGAGCGAAACCCGCTCCCATTACAATAATACCAACATTAGTGCTTAGGGAGAAAGCAATTCCTTTAATGAACCTTCCACCATCTAAAGGATTGATTGGAAACAGATTGAACAAATTAACTACACAAAGCCATGAAGCTGCAGCAGCCCACATTGGAGATTTTGTAATCCCATATAAAATGAGTGGAGGAATTGCAGTTAAAAGACCAACTACAGGACCCATAAGAGCGATAAAGATTTCGTCCTTACCGCTCTTAAATGCATCATCAGCAACAGCTGCACCACCAACAAAGGGAATAAAGTAGAATCCCTTTGTTTGCATTCCACAACGCCGCATTGCCCATACATGTCCCATTTCATGAAGTCCAATCCCTAGCATAACTAGGAGAGCAAACTTCCAAGTAAACAAAAATGTATATGTTGCTGCAGTACCGGCAGCTAAGATGAATTTCAAACTTTTAGCTACTTTTAGTATGCAAGTAAACAACTTGTATCCAATGGCACTAAAACTAATTAGATTATTACTCTTCTTTGGTAAGAATGTTGTGGTGCTAATGGCTGTCATTTTATTCTTCTTTGTTCTCTTTCATCCAAGCTTCAAACTCATCAAAAGACTTGAATCTCTTCTTCATCTCTTTACGAACGTCATCCAATTTGAGTTTGTGCTTGAGCAAGATGTACCTATAAACAAAGTCATCATTGAACGCTTTAAATGAACAAACAGGACAAAGAGCTGATGGATTATAGACTTCATAGTCTCTACATGCGTCTACAAATTTCCAAAAATCTTTGATCTTTAGAATCTCGTCCAACGCTTCATCTTCTGGTCCGCAATCAGGTTCACGAAGCTGCTTTTCAGCATCTTTGCGCCAAAGGTTTTGAACACTCTTTTTAGAGAGATCAACTTCGGTACAGGAACACGTTGTGTGACCACATGAGAATCTGGTTCTTCCAATATCCTCATCGCTGCAGGAATCATGATACGAAACAATCTCGCCACAAGCTTCACAAGTGAAACTTGTAGTACTTGAGTTTGATACAAAACCTTTACGGATTTTCATCTTTGTTCTCCTGAGAATTGATCCACTCTTTGTACTCTGCGAAGTTTTTGAATCTTGACTTGATTTCCTTATGGATCTCACCAAGGTTTAATTGGAACTTAGCAATGATGTAATCAAAGACATAATCATTGTTTATTGATTCCAACGAACAGACAGGACATAATGAAGATGGTTTATAACTTGTCCAAGAACCAAAAAGATTAGCTCTGAATTCTTTAGGATCTTTAATATCCAGGACTTTTTGAATTTTTAAGATTTCTTTTTGGATATCTTCCGCAGACTGCCATCTATTAGGCTTTCTGCTCTTAAGATCTTCCTGTTCTTCTTTTAGAGCTTGCCGTACTCCGTGTTCCCATTTTTTCTGGACATCCTCATCATCCATGTTTGGTTTTTCACAACACACACCATGACCACATGAGTATTCAATGATACCCATGTCTTCAAAACCAATAGAGTCAGGGAATGCCTGAACTTCACCACAAGCATCACATATGAAACTCGTAGTGCTTGAGTTTGATATAAATCCTTCTCTAATTTTCATGAGAATTTCATTTCTGTTGAGATGGTGATTTCAAACCGAAGGATGCGAATGTGATTCGCAAGTTTATGTTCAACCGCCTCTTCAGCAGTTAAGAACCAATCGGCATGACCCATGATAGTACTAAGAGGGGAGACGAATCATGACAGTACTAAGAGGAGAGGTGAACTACTCCTATCTAAAGAATAGGAGCTTCCTATTGAACTTACGTTCTCAAGGCATTTTAATTCGGTCTGTTCCATACCGAATTTGATTTCTAATTTAGAAAATCTGATGATATTACTACTTTGTTTAATCATAATATCATGTTTTAACCTTAGAATTTTATCTCTTGAGGAAATTATTAGGATTATTTCAAGAGAACCCAATATTCAATTGTCAAAGATAAGAGATTTTATTCTCTTAAGAAGAATCTATAAGGATAAGGTTTCTCGACATGGAAATAATTATACATATGAATAATGTTCATAGGCCAATTCATCTCCTAACCTTTGGTAAAATCGTGTGTAAGAACTTCTTCACGAAGAGAATCCTGACCTTCCTTAGTCAGAACTTTAGACTCCTGTGTTGAACCACTTAAAACACTTAAGACCCTAAGTCTTTGCAAGAACTTAGGTTGAGTACTTTTAAGCATGGGCCACAGTACAATAACTGTGGACGTACCGCTCTCGACCTCTGTGAGTCCAGCATCTCTTACCAAGAAGACATCAAGTTCCTTCTTGAGTTTTTCGAAGTCCTTAGCTTTTCCTCCAAGGACAACTTTGCGAAAAGATCCTTCTTTCCATTTCTTGGTAAGCTCTAATTTTGAATTGTACTCAAGATTTGGATTGGTAAGTTGGTTAGCAATGTATTGTGCGAGCCTTTCTATGTATGTAAATGCAAACATCTGCGCACCATGAGCAATCTGGGCACAGACCTTACCAATACTCATAGGGATATCAGTTCGAACAATATAGTATTGAACGATCGGATCTTCTTGAGACTCTCGGATTTGGATTAGTTTTTCATCATCAAAAGGATTAGGCTCTACTGGCATTATCGTGCTCTTTCAGTACAAATGCATTCACCCTTAACAACCATAGGTGTTCCAACATTACACTTTTTATGTGTGCAATCTTCTTCAAATGTACAGGCTTTAAATGCAAATATAATCCCAACAATTAATGCGGGAATTGCAATTAAAGGATGATCAAATAGAATTGAAACTAGGAATGAATCACCAGCAGCGCTTTCAAAGTCCATAAAACCTCAGTCTTCTAGTTTATAGAGTAGTTTTTCTGTTTAATGAAATTAGACATCTTCATCACTTCAGACCTAATTTTAAAAGGTAGGTCATCGATCTCTTTAAGTGTCATAGGTTTAAGTGACATATCATCTTCAAAGATTGATACTACACCACAGTACGCACAAATAGATAAAGATCCAGGCTCTGGGGTGTAGTCAGATCCATCAGCAGTAGATGCTGCATCAAGTTTAGATCCGCAACCACAACAAACAGACTCTTTTGTTCTAGACATTGTTCACCTTGGTAAAGTGGTTTTTAAGTCTCAGCACTCCAACTTCGGTTTTCATATCACCAACACCAAGAGCTTCATCCAGAGGAACTAAAATGCATTCTCCATTCCGCTCTTGGGGTGTTCCATCTTCGGATGGTTTACCAACAGGAATTCCGGTTACATCTACAGCATAGTAGAACAATCGTTCACCAGCCAAACCAACAGATCCCCAAACAGGCTCACCAAGTTTATAAATACTTGTAATTGGAGCATCAATTCCGACTTCTTCTTCAAGTTCTCGAATGGATGCATTGACAGGATCTTCATCACCATCAATTAGTCCAGCCGGAAGCTCCCAACCGCAACCAACAGCATTTGGAAAAGGCTTTCTTGCTGCAACGGCAATTCTTATACAACTACGCAGCCAAATCCTGGGATTGTTTTCCTCTGACAGATCGTAAGCGCAGATAACACACGCATCCATACTCTTACGAGTAATGACATCGTGAGTAAATTCTTCAGAGATATCACCGTTTGGATATTCAAGCTTACACCTAAGATGTCTAATTTTTAGGAAAGGAGGCCCATCAACATCACCGATGTAATGAGTAATAACTTGAGGTGGTTTCTTTAAAATGCTAGACATAAAAATTTCCAGATAAAGAAAATAGCAACAAGTTGTAGTATCCACTGCAATCGCATTAAGATACCATGCTTCCATAAAACAAGCTGGCCGGACATAGTAAGTATCATAGAAAGCCTGTTAGATGACATTCCACAACTCTCTAAGAGTTCTTCACTCTTTTTCATCTCCTCAACAATAAATGTAATTCTTTCAGAATTCATGTATTGAAGAAGACTTACACTTCTTATGAAGAACGGAACAGGAATCAATGACTTAGTCAACTGATTTTGAGCCGCTATAACAAACTTAGCCTCTTCATGTGTTAGTTTTATTTGTTCCAATTTTCAATAATCCCATTGTGTTGTTAATGAGTTTTTGCTTATTGTCGCCCAATGCATCTAACCATCTTGTAGGTATCGATTCGTATCCATGATACGCACCCAATAAAGCTCCAGCTACAGCCCCAACTGTATCTGCGTCATTTCCTCGATTAACTACTTTGACAAGACCTTCTTCAAAAGAATCATTTTGATACCAAGTAGCAATGGCACACTTCAAAGTATCAATAACATAACCATCGTTTTCCCACATCTCCCATTCGTGAGTTGGAGCATCACTTATTGCTTCAATAACCCGAATAGCCCCGGTAACAGGTCGGACACTATCTCTGCTAAGACTTGATACAAGCTTGATTGTATGTACTAGTGCGTCCATTTTTGAAACACACTCGAATCCAAGCTTCAGGATGTTATTGACAGCAATACAGGAAAGAATACACTTTGGATCTGGGTGAGTATCTTCTGATAACTTTAAACTATCTATGATAAGTGATGTTTCATCGTTACGATGAACGATAGCAGTTGGCATACACCTCATCAAAGATCCATTACCGGATGGATGGTGTCCGTTCGCCGCCCACAGCTGAACCGCTGGGTTGTAATCTTCACGAAGTTCATCCTTGGAAGAAATCTTTTCCCAAACATTTAGAACCTTATGAGTCCAATTACCAATGTCCTTTGGATTTGTTCGTTTCCACTCCAACCACTTATCAACAATAGATGCTTGATTGTATTGACCATTCTCAAAATACATCTCTTGAATACCAATGGACATGATAGTGTCATCGGTAATATCTCCAGGATTCCATTTCAAAACACCGCCACCAGTCATTTCCCTGATAAACTTATCAGGTTCCCGAGATGGAAGAAACTCTAATGGAGCACCCAACGCATCTCCCACAGCAGCACCAAGAATGATCCCAAGTGCTGTACTTTCAGTTTTTGAATTACTCATCATTGAAATCCTCGAATAAGAAAGCTTTTTCGTAACCTGCTTCTTCCTCTGTAACTTTACCAGAGGTAATCATAAGATCTAACATCTTGGCAATTTTACCTTTCATCTGTTCATAGGTACCAGACCGACTTGGAGCGGGTAAGCGTAGAACCAGATAAAGGGCTTGAGACAACGTAATGTTAGATGGTGGAGTACCAAGAAGTTTGTTAGCCCCAGGTCCAATGCCGTACAAGTCGGGACCAAACTCTACAACATTTAGATAAAGCTCAAGAATCTTTTCCTTTGGTAAAGAACTCTCCAAAGCAACTGTTAAGATAGCTTCTTGAATTTTACGACCAAGCGTTCTCTTTCTAGATAGCCAAAGATTCTTTGCTAGCTGCATCGTGATAGTAGAACCACCACGGAAGAACTTACCAAGTCTCAAGTTATCCCTGATCGAATTCTCAATAGCCTGAGGAATGATCCCTCTATGAGAAAAGAATCCGGGGTCTTCAGTTGTTGTAAGCGCCTTAACCATTGTATCAGATACCAATTCAAATGGTACCCATTCTAGAGACCCCGGTCCCGAGACTCTTTCAAACTTACCACCGGAATTGGGGTGATACGCAGTGTAAGCGAACTTACCACTCAAAGCTTTGATGAAGCTAGGTATAGGGCCATCAATTGAACAATTGTTATGAAGCTTGAACTTCACCTGTGGTTGAGTTTCTAGAGAGAAACCTAAAGTACCTTTAAACTTCACTTGATCGATTGGCGGTGTTTTCAATTCATTAGGTAAAGCACGAAGCCAATCCGCACAATCTGCATCTTCAGCTGTAACGCGCCTCTCTGCAACGTTAAAGCCAATGTATACACCATTGATCTTAACTGAATGGTTTGCTGTTTTTACATCTGCTAGAGCAAAAGCATTAACATCAACATTCTGTACAGTTAGCATATTCAAGTACAGCATTGGGTGAGAACCAAACACTGTATTAGCATCAATCTTAATGATGCCATTTGAAAACTTTACAGAAATACCCGTGCCACCAACTGACAAGTTAGTATCATGTTTAATGAGAGCATACTTAATAGAGATGTTGATGATATTATCAACAACACATTGCACTCCAGATACTGAGATGTCGCCAATACCATCCTTAGATGTTTTAGCTCTATCAAATGTGATTGTCTTAGTCTTACGATCCGCTGTAATATTCTCAAACGTTACAGTTCCATATTCAGTTGTTGCAACACCTGTTGGTGCAAACACTTTAAAACCGTCAACGCCGGCATTGTTCAGTTGCAATACGGAATCATCTTTCTGTACTTTTAGAGATAGATTCTTAGCTACGATTCTGTACTTATCAACATCAGTACTAGAACTGTTAGCTTTCGTATCTGATTTTAGAGTTAAAGAAACACTTCCACCATCAGAAACAATTGTCTTTGCATTTCTACAAGCAATAGCTGATGTGATGTTTCCGTTGATATTACCACGATTGATAGTAATACCTTTTAGGTTGACGCAATCTAAGCTCTTCAAACTTACATAGTCAACGTGGACACCGGGCATCATTCCATTTACATATCTGACCAATACAGAAGGAAGTATTAGATATCCGATGACACCTAAAACAATAACACAACCCAATAGAATTAGAAGTTTTTTAGACTTACTCATGCGGGCACCATGGTACCATAAAGTCGTACAAAAAGCAAGAGGAGCCTTTCGGCTCCTCTCATGTTTCTGCGGTTTTTCTTTTACTTCAACTGCCAGCCGGGAGGCAGTGGCTCTTTCGGCCAAGCGTTCTCTCGGACCTCTTCCATCGTCAACATGTTAAAGACATCACCATTGAGAAAAACCTCTTGCATCACAGTATCAGGGTGAACATCTTGACCTTTTTCAAGCTTCACCGTTTCATAAACAGCAAAACCAGCATCATTAATCTTACGAATAAGATCAAGACGACCACGCTTCGAGTTCTTCACCTGATCAGTAGCGGGCTGCTTGAAGACCTCAACCTCTTCGCCATTCACAATAACCCAGCTACACTTCATTGCAAAACGCTGTGTATCACGATTATGTTGTTGAAGAAGAGCACCACCCATACCAAAAGTGATATTCTCAGTACTCCATCCAACTTCTTTTAGCGCCTCCAGGATCTCTTCAATACTATCAAGGTTCACACCATCACCTTGAATGACACGAACATATTTCAGAACCTTAAAACCCTTAGAATTCGTTGTAGTTCCGAATTTGTTACCAAGGATTTCTAGGACTTTAAGAACTACTTCCTTTGGATCTCCCGAGTCAGGACGAACAACGAGAGTTGCTCCCGAATCAATCACCTTTTGCTTAAGAGTTCCACCCCAAATGTTCTCACATGCATTGAAGATGTCGTACGAATCAGAGACGCAAGCTAGGACCTTGCCATTACCACCGTACACCTCAAGCATGTTCTCATAAGCTTTCTCTTCATTCTCACGGCCCCACGAAGTAATGGTGCTGTGTTCTGAATTACCACTTATAGCAACGAAATTATTCCTTCTAACAACTACCATTCCTGATGGAACCGTGACGCAATATACTATTCCATTATATTCTATTGTACCTTTTTTAATTCCAAGGCCATTTCTTCCAGAAGCAGGACACACCATTACAGTATAAATAGTTTTTCTATTATCTCTTGGATCTTCATACTCTGATAATACAGATCTATGTCCAGATAAAACACCAACACACTGAACAACCGTTGCTGTGTCGTAATTGGTACTATGATATAAAAGTGTATTATTTTTTATCTGTCCATCCCAATTAGTAAGTTCTTCAATTGCCTTTTTAGCCCAAGTGCTTGATATTTGTGTAATATCAATCCAACTAAAATCCTTTACCATTAAGACATCATTTGGAACTTTTATCCAAAAATGGATTTTATCATTTGATTTGGATTCAAAATATTCGTAATTCAACTCTTTTAGAATCACTCTTAATCGTTCACATTTTCTTTTCTTTTTTAAGGAAAATCTAATTGGTTTACATCCGGTTTTTTCTCCAGTATATCTATCTTTTCTAGATACGAAACTACCGTCAGCTTGAAAGGCTATACGTAAAGCGTCCAAAGGAGTAAATCTAGTAATTGGACCTACTCCTAATCCAGCTTGTGGAATTTCATTTCTTTGAGAGAACGAAATATCATTAGCTTGAAAAATTTCAAGCTCGTTAGTTGTAAGACTACGCCTTACCATTCTATGATTTGGAGTTACTACCAAATCAATTTTAGCTGTTTTTCCTTTAGTGGTAAAAGTAATCAAATTTCCACTATATGGTACATTATAAATGTTTTCAGGATATACAAATTCAATATTTCCCTCTTTTGTATACTGAGCAACTTTTGTTTTTTCATCTAGGTCTTTAAATAAAACAAAACCATCTTCTGATAAAATTTCGGTTTCATCATCATAACAAGCGGGAATACTCCACGCCGACATTGGGCACTTGTACATTTCGTTAGCAAGAGCAACACCAACACCAGTATCCGATCCTCGGAAATTGATTAGGTGAGCACAGCCACCGATAGTCGCTGCTTCACGACAAGTTGCACCACGACCACCAAAATCATGAAGCTTAAACAGAACCTCTTCGGGTCCGCAATCCGAAGTTTCTGCAAGGTACTGTCCAATAAGCTTTCGAGCGTGATACGAAATCGTAGCTACATTTGTAGCATACCACATACGAACGAGCTGAGTTTCCAGCCACGAAGCAATCCAGAACAACTCAGGATCAGTGCTCTCAATACTGACGAGAATGTTGTGAGTAGGAACAACCGAACCTTCAGGGACAGCACGAATGCGTACAGGAAGCCTTCCGCCATAAACGTTCACAACTTTCATCCAACCATCATAGTTGAATGGCATTCCATGACCTTCCCAGAAAGCCTTAGCCTGCTCAACAATCTCTTTGGTAATGATAGGACCAGTAAAATACTCCTGGATCATATACATTAAACCAAAAACAACAGTCCTATCGAACTTGCCGCCACGGCTTTCGATGTACGAAAACATCTTGGTTGTACCCTTGGGATACTGGGGCCAGTGGCTCACTTTGTAGCTGTCTGCATCGACAAGTGGATTCTTCCACAGATTCATAGGAATCCTAATATTGTCAACACGATTACAATTCATCTCAAATTCTGTAGTGCATTGATTTTCCATAATTCTCCTAATCTTTTATAGACTCTCTCTGAGTCCGCAGATCCATTACCTTTCGGTATGGTGAGTAATTACACTATCACATGTAACTACTCATTACTCGTCCCATTAACGAGGAGCGGGCTTGGTCTTTGCTTCCAACGCTACTTGTGCTGCCTTCTCTGAAAGACCATACACAAGGGTCTTCTGTTTATGAGCCTTGCGAACCCATGATGGCATCTCTACTTTACTCTTGATAGCAAGATCAAGAGCCGCCCTCATGACATCAGGAATGCTCCCGCGCATGTTGATCTCGATCACACCATCGCCATTCTTGAGACGATCCTCTGCGGTATTACGGCCGAAAGACTTCTTGAAGACTTCGGGTTCATCTCCTCGATTCTGGGTGATGAATGCAAAAGATACGCGATGTGTCTGATCTGCATCATCCTTATCGGGACGAGTCATTGCAACAGTTCCAAATCTTGGACTGTTTGGGCGATGAGGATTCTTAGAAACGAAATATCCAAACTTAGTCATTGAAATCTCAACTTTCTTCCCTAGTAGGAGGGTGCATCTTACAACACACCATCCCAACTTTCAACTTACTTCTTCTCTTCCGTGATGATACTGAGCTGACCGCAAGCGGCACCAGCATCAATCTCTGCCTGAGTCGCAAATGCAACTGCATAATCGAAACCCGCATTTTCCAACTGATCACAAACATTTTTTGTATTGTTTTCCATGATACTTCTCCTCACACTAGGTTAACGCCCTCGATAGCACCTGCACCGAGATTGTTTTCTTCAGAAACTGCATTGGGGTTAATTGGACTAACTTTGATGAAGAACTTTGAAGGATCGAAATTGGACTTCAACTTCTCAATATCAAAGTCAGCCATGTCTACCAAAGTCATATTGACAGTGGTCTTAAGATTAGAAGATGTTCGAATCTGACCAAGCTCAGCAATACTCATCTTCTTCTTAATTGGAATTAGATCGTCTCTGCGATCCTCATCCAATGAGTGCAGTGAAACCTGTAGAGTAATATTGTCCTTAATCCATGAGAAGTCCGAACCCTTCAATCCAACAGTTGAGACATAATGATGAGTTCCAGGATAACGTTGCTCGATAAGTTCAATTGCTCGTTTAACCTCTTCAAGATTCAGGAAAGGTTCGCCCATGCGAGTATAGTTGATCTTGTATTCTTTTGCATCAGTAAATTTCAGTTCCGGATGCTTAGAGAGAACAAACTCAACCTGTGCAACAATCTCTTCAGCCGTCAGCCTGCGCCACTTCGGAAGCTTACCAGCCATGCAAAATTTGCATCCGACTGGGCAGCCAGACATTGTAGATACGCCTATGATAAATCTCTCAGTTCTGTCTCCAAGATCAGAATTATCAAGTTTGTTTTGCTTCCGACCAATAGCATCTTTGGTGTAGAAAGGCAAGAAGGTATCGGTAACTTCGATGGGAAAATCATCTTCCGTCTTGAGTGCATACACAACGCCATTGGCGAAACTTCGATTACAAATCTCTTTAAGAATCATTGTAAAATCCTCCTTTCATCAAAATTTTGAGCAAAAAAATCTTATGATGTGCCAATGGTCTTCGAAGAATTCATCTTCGTACTTATCCACATCAGAGAGGGGCATCCAACGAGCCTTCTCCATATCATCATCTCCCTTAATCTTTGGAAGAGGACCCGAGCCAAGATCGAAACAGAATGCATGAGTGATTGTACGTCCGCGCAAAGAACGATTCGGATCGTCAAAGACATGAACTTCACGAATGCGCTTTTTTATTTCGTCCTTCGGAAGACCAAGACGAGTTTCTTCTTTAAGTTCTCGCAAACATCCTGTAAGGATAGACTCATCATCTCGCAAGAATCCACCAGGAAGAGCTAGAAGACCTTTGCCCAACTCACCACGACGGCGGCCAACCAATACATGACCACTCTTGATGACAACAGCATCAGTAGTGACAAAGATAGGTGGATAAGGTGAGTCACTCCATTGATCTTTGTATTCAAGAATATGTCTGAACTCGTTGTAAAGTCTCTGATACTGAGGAGTATTAGTATCAATTTCTTTTTTAAGAGTACTAAAGACAACTTCAGGAATAATATTCTTTAGAGTTAAGGTGTTCTTTCTAAAGAAATCATCTATAACACCTGTTTCAGTAACATTAATCTTAAGTTGATTGATCACATCCACAAAATCCCACTGCGGGAACGTATCCTTATCGGAGCTTCGTCCATACACAGTGACATTATGATCATCCAAGTCAACCATCTCATCCTCTCCAGCACTGAATCTCGGATTGGATGTACAGTCCACAGCGTTAAGCGCTGTCTGAACCGTAGCAAGCCACATGGTATTGTTGTAAAGGTAATCCCTTACTCGAACAAATGAAATGCGCTCAACAGAGCATGCAGGGAGGGACTCAGCTTCAAGACAACTGAGAATCATCTGCTCCCGCTCCTGAGCTGTCCAAGGATTCTTTGGAGACCTTGCCTGGCAAGCAGAGCCAATGATGATGACCACATGATCATTATTTTCCAACGCCAGCTTGATGGCGGCAAGGTGACCATTGTGGATGGGCATGAAACGCCCATTGATTACGCCAATATTCTTTTTCATAACTACTCTCTGTTGTTATTGTGACGGTCTCTACTGAGACATTGTCACGAGAAATTACAGGATGATGTTTAGAGTTCTCGACCCAAGAACATCTTCATGTAGTACACTTCTCTGATGAAGTATGCGTACTGTAACCCATATTCTTTCTCGCGTCAAGAACTTTTTCGAGTCTGTTTTTTTTTTTTTTGCTGCGTTTTCGGATACTTATGCCAGAAGGTTGCACTTCCACTCACGCAAGCATCCGTCCCAGAACTTTTTGCGAACCAGTTTCTGGATCAGCTCTTTACCAAGAGAATTCTCCAAAGTCAAGAACGCAGATTGAAAGTTTCCGTTTTTATCCCTTGCACCAGCATGATTCATTGAATCCCAAGCACTTACAATAGCATCAATGAGTTTCTTGTGTCGGCGATAATAACTCTCTTCCTTCTTGGTAAGAGCGTAATCCATTAGAGACCTCTAGCTTCTTTGACGTCTTTAAGAAACGCAGCAACTATCAGATCATTGGAAATATATCTGTACTTACCAAGCTCCTGAACAGTTGTTGTGACACCATTCCAATCGCCTTGCTGCTCAACGCGATCTTGGTAGAATTTTTCAAACAACCCAAGTTTACGTTCGTAATAACAACGCAATTCATTTGCTCTTAAAGTAGCTATTTTATCATTATAGATGTACTCTGTCAGCAGATATCTTGGTTGATGTGAAATATGAACTTCACCGCCAGAAACTGCAGCTTCCTTGTAAAGAGCTAGAACATGTTCTACTGTCATTATTCCTCTACAGCCTTTACGTCTTCAGGGTAAACGATTTCAAATAAGTCAATGTTGATTGATCCCATTCTATCAAAAGTATCAGTATGAAATCGGACAACACAGCAAGGATATGATTCAGGCATTCTACAATCGGGAAGTCTTCGGAACTTTGTTCTATCTACAGGTTGAGATTCATCAAAATCAGGAGTCTCTTTGAAGTCAACGTCCGAGTGGTACGTTCCATCTTTAAATGGAAACTCAATACCAAGGATTTGTTCTACATGGTTGATATCATCATCAGCCCATATATCAAGCATCTCTTGGTCTGATGTTACAAAGATTTTCATAACAAACCTAAAATCATGATTAGTCATTTGCAAATACTTCGTGAAGTGCTTTTTGAATAACTTTAGGAACGTAAGGTGTGTAATCAGCACCAAGTTGTGCTAGTTGACGAACAACAGAAGATGATACGTGAGTTTGAGCACCTTGGGCTGGGAGAAATATAGTTTCCAAATCACCAAGACCTGAATTTACATGAGCCATACCAAACTCATATTCAAAATCAACACTGTTTCGAAGACCACGCACAACAACTTTGATATCATTCTCAGCGCAATACTTAGCAAGTAACCCATTCACTTCCCTAACCTTGACATTCAAGGAAAGATCTTTAAAAGTTTCAATAATTTGAACAACCCTTTGAGACTGGTGAAACAAAGGTTTCTTTGATGGATTTGTAGCCACCCCAATTGTTAAGTCGAATAACTTTGATGCACGGACTATAATATCAACATGCCCCAATGTAAGAGGATCGAATGAACCAGTGTAAATTCCTTTAATCATTATTAAACCTCCTCACAATAAGTACCTTTAGAAATGTACAATTTGTCATTGAACGTAAAATATACTTCAGATTTTACACCAGTACTTAAGAAGGAATTATAGATTGAATTTGCTTCACGTTGAACTTCATCAAAAGAAACACCAAGTTTAACCTTAAGCTCAACTTTCGCGCTTGATAAAGGTTGAGGTTTTGAAAGATTTTCTGATATACAAGAACCAAGAACTTCAACTCCAGCAAGAGCACCTTCTTCAGTGAAGTCTAATAAAATTGTCCCATTAAAAGGAACAATCTTTCCTGGCCTTCGGAATTTAATATCTCCCCTTACCTCTAGGGTTCCAACTCTTTCTTGAGGATCAGCAAGGTATACATACAAAGCTTTAGCATCTGGATCGTAAGTATGTTTAATCATTGTTAATACCTGTATTGAAACTTGATTTCTTAAAGCTTGACTTTTTCAAAGAACGTTTATTACGTTTTCGCTGTAGCATTGGTTGAGACTCTGCACAAACTTCCTCTAATTTAAGTTGTGCAATTTTACGACACGTATAGCATCGACATTCTCTGTATTTTACTCCGTGCTTACCATTAAATACGGTATGAACAGACCATAATAAGCTATGTTGACTATGTTCAATCAGCCATTTATCATTAAGTTTTTCGGGTTCACTGAATTTCTTCACAACAAACTTGGGAACAGGCATTCTAAGATATTCCTTATTTCGAGACAATTCGAATCAAGGAGTATTATTGCACAACCCGAAAGTTAAGTCAAGAACTTTCTTATGTACCCAAATCTCTCGAAAAGTATGACCTCGGAACATTGAGAACAAGCCAGACATTATTCTTTGAACGGAAGAATTTATGTCCTTCATTATGCATCTCAAGCGCACGAACTTTCAAGATTGCTGGCGTACCATGACGTGAACCAACATTAAGTGCGGTTTCCTTATCTGCGCTGAGATGAACGTACAGCCTAGACATTGGGAGTAATCCATCTTTAAAGATGGCTCCCAATGATTTGGTTGCTGTACCATGCCATAAGAACTCTGGGGGCTCTAACTCTTCAAGTTCAACATCCACTTCAATGGAATGTCCTTGATTGGCTCGAATCTTCTTTCCATCTTCAGAATACGAGTATCGACCCTTGCTGTCGGTGCGCACAATCTCATTTAGATCATCTTTGGAGATTGGCATCTTCTCACATAGCTCGGCTACATTTGCCCATCCATGTTGATCTAAAACAATCCCAATCTTCTTAGGATCATGCCTCAAAACAAGGGATAGGAACTTACTTTTTGTCGTCAGGTTGTTTGACATCTGTACTCATTTTTGGGAATGTCAACGATTATCATTATAACTTTATACATAAACTGCCGACTTTCCACACTTCGAACCTGTTAATATTTAGTATTACAACCACTTTCACATGTTTGTAGTGCATTAGAGCATTCTGACATGCACGCGCCTTGATGATCACCAAACCTGCAAGGCGTCATACAAGAACTACGAAATTGATTACATCTATTAATACATTCTGATCTTTGTAGATTAAGTCCACTCCCATTAGATGGGCTGTCTGAACCGCTCCAAACTTTATTGCCATTACTATCGATAACATCGGAATGCGGATTCCAATTTTTCGGAGTCTTCGGAATGCACGTACTAAATGTTGGATCCCAATCTGGATGTGATGGCGTGCATCCTTGGGGATGTGCGTTTTCTTCAGTATTTTTTCGAGAAGAAATCAATGATTCTACAAATTCTTTCGCATCTTTATCGACAGTAGAAGACTTCGGTTGATTATCACATGCAGTAATTAGTGTAATACCAAAAGATGTTACAAAAATCAGACTTTTATAGTTATTCATTACTACTACCTTTTACTTCTAACGATGAACGGTCCATCCCCGGACATTGTTCACATGAAACAACTTTGGATGAGGAACTTGAACACACTCATACCACATCTTTCCTGGTGGTGTCAACCAAAAACGACCTTCGTTATCTGGCCAATTAGGCATTATTCAAACCAGCATAACGTTCATCAACGAGTTCAAATGAACTTTCATTCCATTCACTAACAATACATTTGCTAATCATAGTATCAGGGGTATTGGAGTGAGCTGCATTAACATCATTGATTGCAATTAATTCATTGTCTTTTACCAAAGAAGATGATTGGATATCAGCACCAAATAATTTAGAAAACTTTAACTTGCTAAAAGTATTTGGGGACACAAAGAAATCTGTTGTGATATTTCCCCATCTGTCAACTAAGACTTTTGCCTCAATACAGACGACTAGAAAATGGGTTGACTTTGATTTTATTGTTTGGTTTTCTGTAAGATTGTTAATCAATTCGTAAATGTTCATTGTTTTTCCTTTAACTCTGAATGTTCATGGCAATACCCGGAGCCATCGACAGGAACATGTCTATTTGGCTCGTGAGCGCATCTTGCATCGTATCCTAAAACACTAAATCTTCCGCACGTCTTGCAATGCGGAATAGATTCATAGGCGGTGAAACCAGGAAAGTCACGAACAGAAATCTGAGTACTTTCGCGACCAGAATGATCTAGTTTGAAACCACGCGAAGCAAGACGTTGGATTCCTGATTGCTGAATGTATACAATTGGTAGTCTAGTCATCTTAGAACCTAAGTGTACATCTCTTCCAGATACCACAGCAAACTGTTCCTTCAACCATCAATCCATTTGGATTTTTAGCACGAAACCCTGTGGCGAAGTTATCATCTTCGGAGCAATCGAATGCAGCATATCCAGTGAACTGGATGTCTGTAAATCCTTGAGCAACCAAAGCTTTTCTAGAACTATCTTCATCAGTACAACTAACAGTGAAGATTGCTATTAACAGCCATAATGCTTTCATATTCTACCATGCCTTATCTTTGTTATCTTAAGAAGAGCTGCCGCCTTCTCTTCAAATGACAATTGCTAATGTGTACCCATCTTTTTGGACTAGAAAAAGTTCCTCGACCAATTCAGCAATTATAGTGTTAAGATTTTCTGTTGATGTTATTGGTGTTGCTTCATCTCTAGAAACACTAACCATTTCAATGTTTGGATTGGTACCCAAATCTTTTTTAACAATTACCAAAAAGTTCTTACAAATTTTAGAGTTACAGAAACTGTAACATTTGCTACACCAGATTTAACAGTTTCTGGAGTATCCAATTCATCTACATTCCACATCGGAGAGAACGTTTCTGCAATTGAAGTTTTTGAAAACTCTTGATTTTGATTCCCATCACGAATATCCCAAGATTCAAGAGTAAAATTACCATGATCAATGCCGGCCATTTTACATTGACCATCAAAGTTCTTTTTAGCTAAATTGAACGCAAGTTCCATTGCTTGTGTTTTTAGGTCAGTATCATTTTTGATAGAGAATACGGGAGAATCCATTTGAACATCATTGATTGATGTTAATGCATCCATAACCTCGTTAACCTTAGACACATCATTAATCCTAAAGGTACAAGTATGAGTATACCTGTATCCAGTGGATTCATGTTTCCCGGTTTTTGAGTTGTATTCCTTCTCAGGATCAACTTCACTAGAAGTTTTATGAGACCCAGAGCACACAAATCCGAAAGATTTAACAACACTGTCAATCTCTAGAATCTTGGATCTAATAGCTTTTTTACATTCGACCGTTGTAGGTTTTAGTACTGAAGTTTTAAGCCTAAAAGTACAGCGGTCAAAAGCAGCATTAACTTGTCCAACAGCAGTGATATTAATTGTTGAATGATACGTTGTCATAAAACTCACTTTGCAAAAGGTCTACATACAAGAGATTTTAATCCATAAAATCTAAGTTTGATTGTTCTTTTACTCTTAGGGAGATCGCTAAGCTTCCGAATTACTTTTGCATTAGAACACATCATCAACTCACGCTGTTGGCAATTCCACTCATTCAAAGCTTGCTCTTTAGCCTCGCTTCTGGATTCGGTATAATCGCCAATGCGATCAAAGAGATAATCAAAAATCTTTTCAAACTTGATGAAGTTGCCGATAAAGAAAACAAAAGAAAAGGCCAATCCAATTACGCACAACACTGGTATAAATACAGCGAAACAAAGCGCTGTCAAAATTGGATTAAAATTGGCAATAAGACCAAATGCAGCTCCAATTAATGCAAGAGGCACCATTGGTACAAACATAAACCTACCAATGTTTGGTAGCTTTTTTATAGTGAAGTAAGAACCACTGATTTCAGTCACAATATCAGTTGTGCTGTAATACAAAGGTTTAAAAATAGGAGCCCATCCAATACCCTTACAACCAATGCTCAAACAAGCAAGTGCAGCTATTATTCTGGAGAGAAACAGTACCAAGAAAAGTATTGGCTGAATTGAGTACGCGAACATTCTTCGTCTGCGGAATTCGCATTGGTCTACAGCTTTATTCCTCCAGAGCCAATTGACCCAAACCTTTTCAATCTCCAAAGGCTCTTTCGCAAAACAATCCTTTGGAAGATCAATTTGAATGTCATCACATTCAGCACCTCCGCTAAATAGTCTGTAATTCCAAGTATCAATTTTTTCGGGTTCAGTCCATCGTGTCGGAAAACTAATAACACTACTTACCCATTGACCATTATCCCTACTCATCCAATGAGTAATCCGATCGTGATTGGGGGTAATAGTGGCAAAGATGCGATTGATACCTGGGCGAAAGAAAGTAACGTAAGCCATCATTTCTGATAGCTTACAACATCCTCGCCACTCTGCATTTTCTCCGCCAGGTTGAGGTTGACATGTGGAGAATAATACCCAGTATTGGCTGATATCATGATTATCAAGCCATTCAGGACTCAAACACCACGTTACAGGAACAGATCCTCCATCAACATCAATCTCTGTAAGTTTCAGTGTGAAGATTTTGTCTGTATTTTCCATTTAACTGCACATCTTATAGATGAAGATACAAAAAATAACCAAAGACCCAATGGTACAAAAAGATTCTGCCCATGTCATCTTGGACTCCAAATAATTTTCAGGTCATCAGTTTCTACAGAAAGGTTCGTTGAGCAAAGGGTTGAACTTATCCGCGAACCTGCATTATCAGAATGAGATCCGGAATAAATATGAATGTCATCTTTGGTAAGTTGTGATAGAGGTATATCTATATCTCTGTACCACCCAACTGAAACAGTCTCGTGCTCTTCTATATTATCCAAGATACCATTATAGAAAGTACCGGGACCGAACTCAAATCCTAGAGCTACATCTCCAAGAGCATTACGAAGTTTTCCCTCTGTTAACTCCCCTTTACATATGATTACAAATGAGGAAGAGCTAGAATTGCTTACAAAACCTGTACGAATTTTCATTGCTATTCCTTAATGGTAAAGTGTGGCTGCATCTGAACATCAACAACTTTCATTGTTGTCTGTTCTCCGTATTGAGAGTTTATGAACAACGGAATCTGTTCATCCATTAAGGTTTCTTCCAGCCATACACTAATCTGTTTCAAAGCTGTTTCGTTGCTACTTTTACTTCCGTAGTCTTTGAAACGAACTCTAACAGTAATATTCGCCTGAACTTCAACTTCACCATCAGACACGGAAACCTCCAAAATCGTCAACAACAGAAATTAGTTCATCAACATTCCCACAATGAAAGATTCTGCTATCATCAACGGACATCTTTTTCTCTGGGGGTTGCCAAAGAACGGGAACTTTAAGGCCGCTGTCAGACCATCGATCAGCCCACTTAATAACATTACCAGGCTTGTCATCAATAAGCATTGTACCTTCTATTGTATGTTTCTTGTACGCTAAGATGATATCTTCTCTTGAGAACCCGGCCTTATCCATGAGCCATCTGATTCTCTCATCTGCGTAGTACCCAGGAATGGTTTTTTCATCTGGTGTACCAAAATCGGTAGTATTAACAACAATAGAAGTTACACAAATAACCTCTCCGCGAGCGCGAAGCTTGGTTAGCAACTCATCTGTGTAATCATATTTTTCTAAATTGTATATCAGTCCTGGGTTTCCAAGAATGTATGACCAGATACGATCTTTGTTCGCAACAATCTCGGGATAATTGAAAATATCCCAGTGTTCACCATCAAAAATAGGAGCTTGGATTCCAAAATGGTCAAAGCATACCTTTGCAAACATTTTGGACCACTGAGCCATTACACCATCACAATCAATCAGAAATCGCATAAATTCTCCTGTCTGAATTCGTGGCGCGAATGTCCTCAAGGGACAGGTTTCGACGCATGCCTGTGGGAAGAACGTCACATTCGCCGTATCTCAAAAACCAACAAATAGAACCATTAACATAACTCGGAGTTACACTGACATTCACAAACTTTTTAGAGTTTTGATATTTAATGTCGTATTGGCAAAACCCAAGATTCTCAATCTGCTTTTTCATTAAAGTATATTTGGTTCTGAACAACTCTTTTTTGTATCCAGGTCCTTCAAAGGAACAGATATACATTTTATCAACTTTACTCCACCGAACAACAGCTTTATGCCAAGGTTTAATGATTAATGGTAATGCTGAAATGTTTGGGTTTACTTTTCTAACATTCATCGTTTCACCAATACGGATCTTTCTTATCGTTGTGGTATATTGAAGCCCAATCCTTCTCGTCCGGAAAGTAAACCGAATTCCATCTCTTCGTTCTTCTATTCGGAGAAGAGTTGCATATTTTCAATCCACCAAATCCAAGTGACTTGGCTTTGTTAATGGCATCTAACTTACTATTGAACGTTCCAAGAATTTGACGCCAAGTTCTTGGTGTAGGTAAACCCATAGCTAAAATCCAACGTTTGGAACCTTTAATATCTTCGATATACAGAAGAGCAAAGTACCTTTTCTGAATCAGAACAATAGGTTCGCTAACTGCAATCATAGGATTAGTCTTAATTACATTTCCAAATAGATCAACCATGCTTCCGAACTTTTTTACGAGACCAAGTCTTGCATCAAAAGTCTTCACACGTATCAACAGTGTCGTCTTTTCTAAGATGACGAAGAGGACGAAGAGGACGAAGAGAAAACCGTGAAGCCTCTCGATGTCCCGGATCAACTGGAATAGGATTAAGATTCACTCGTTGAACTATTCGGTATTCAACCACTGGATATTTGATATCCATATCAATCCTTAATTTGTGATGTAATCCACATAGCAGGTTTAACAACCAGTATTCCAATTAGAACTGATTCAAATATTGTTGGATTACGACCCATAATCAAAAGAATACCTAGGTTTCCACCTATACACAAAGAAAACAACACAGACCAATAGATAATTGATTTCATTTATCACAACTCCTATTTTCCAATTTTGGATACATAAAAAAAACCAACAGCACCACTGAGGCCTAATAATATGGAAAAATGTATCTGTCCAAAAAGAACATACAAAAGTGCATGTATTGGTATTGTGATGCTTAAAATTAAGAAGAAAAGAAGTGTTATCTTTATTACAGATGATTTCATTTGAAAAACTCCGCAGCATCACAGTACTGAAAACCACAACGCTCAGCAAAAGTTTTGTCGGTTTTCATATCCCCAACCATAATGCATTCTTTGGGATTGAGCTTATATCTCTCAATGAAATCAATACCCATTCCAGGCATTGGCTTTCTTAACCAAGATGTAATTGGAGGAACATTAGAGTCATCATACCGATAGTCTATCGGTACTCCAAGATCGGTACATACGGAATCAAAACATGCAACACAATCTTTATGAGTTAGATCACCTTTAGCAATACCACTTTGATTTGATGCGCCAAGCAAATGATAACCTTTAGCTTGCCAAGCTTTCAATACCTCAGCGCGGCCAGGTAGAATCCTTTGCTCAGAAACCTTTGTTGGATACTTTCCATTTCCTCCAACTGTCTCTCGAAGTGTTCCATCGAAGTCTAGAATAAGAGCCTTGTTCTTGTACTCCGGTCCCCAAACTCGAACGAAAGGAACCTTTGTAACACTAACAAATCCCTCTTCTTTCTTTGGTAACACAAGCTTGTTTCGCCAAGAGAAAAAGACGGAAGGAGGGAAAGTGTTAGGGTCGTTCTTGATAATAGGATCGTTGAACTCAGAAGGTTCAAGTACATGACCGTACCTCTGATACATTCTTCGACAAGCATTTACCTGACAATCTTCCGAGGAAGTATTCACCCATAGCATTTCTACGGGCACATTGCCAGCGCTTTTTGCTGCATCAACGAAAACTTTGCGGTCCTCCAGAGTACAGAATAGATTGTCTGAAATAACACTTTTGCCTTCAGCTAACGCTTCCAGCATCAGTGGAATAAGCTTTGTAATCTTACCACCAATAAGATCACGATTCAGTCGGACAAAATCTTTGTACTCAGGACTTTGAACATATGAACTCTTTCCGGCACCTGGCAACCCACCAACAAGAACGACCTTTTGCATTAGTATCCACCTTCACATTTTAACTCAAAGTCATCAGTATTTATACTGATACCATTCATACAAAGGAATGCTTCTACACTATTACTGCTATCATCACCGAAATATCCGGTGTATACATGAAGACCTTTCTCGATGTTCTTAAGTAATCCTTGGGAATAACTACAACCATCACTGGCTTCTTCTTTTAGCTCTTCAATGTCAGGACTCTCTGCATTACCAAAAATACATTTACAAATGTTCTTTGACATTTTGTAAAGAGGATGATTCTCTGGAACATTAATAGCTTCCCAAATCATTTCCTCTGTTAGCTCTTTCTTAGAGATTACGGTGAAAGAACTAGAAGATGAGTTACTAACAAAACCTGTTCGGATTTTCATTATTCAACCTCATTCGTAGCAGTTGTGAGAGTACTCGCCGCCAAGGATAATTGGAACAATATCCGTTCCCATTAGACTGATAAACCTATTTTTGACTTCAGAGATTTTATCATAGTCTAATTTTTGGATATCGATCCCTGCACAAGAACCAAAACTCGTTCCGCAATGGAATTCCAAACCAAGTGATTCTATCAAGTTTTTAATTGAAACCCATGGCTTGTGACGATCTACCTTGGTAATAATTTCAGAACCACACCTAGGACAGAACTTTGGCTCTTCAGAACGTAGAGATGGGGTATATCGGTAATCACACTTAGAACACCCCAAATACTCTGTTTCTTCTAGATCTGAATCTGCAGTAGCTTGTTGTATGAACTTGTTCTTTAACTCATCCGTAACAATAAACCCAAGGATACAGAATGAAGATGAACTAGAGTTACTAACAAAACCTGTTCTGATTTTCATAATACCTCAGCAGGCGTACTCGCCAACCATAACTGAAAAATGTATGTCACCAAAAATGGCAACAAGCTTTTTATGTAATTCGATGATGCCTTCTGGGGACAGATCTTTAACCGAACATCCAGCAATTGAGCCGTAATCAGTTTTATCAAAATAATCCATTCCAGGAACTAAACTTTCAAAAAGTTCCCAATTAGAGATTTCTTTAGGTTTAGAAATCACAGACATTTCTGTCCCACATTTCCCGCAGAATTGGGCCTTTTTCGTGTACATGCTATTACTTCTGCCAACAACATAATCACACTTTGTACACCCCCACCAATCCTCAGTTAGGTCGTTAGCATTGGCATGTTTCTTGGCGATTGCTCTGGTTTCATCAGTAACCTCAAAACCAAGAATTGCAAACGAACTTGAACTTGAATTAGATACGAAACCTGTTCTGATTTTCATAAAACCTCAGTGATCATACTCACCAGACATGAGTATAACTTCAATGTTTTTACCAAAGAGTTTAAAGAGCTTATCTTGCCTTCCGCATGAAAACCGGTAATCTCATCATCCATATTCACCAGATAGAATTACCGGAGCACAACCGTCACCAAACAGTTCAACGATTTTTGTATGAAGCTGGATAACCTCATTCAAAGTCTTGTGCTCGATGTCCAAACCACAGACCTCATCATAGTCGTGGGAGTCATAGAAATCAAGACCAACGGCCGCGTACCTCTCACTATCACTTTCCCACTCATACTCTATAGTACGAGTCTTTGATTCCATGGGTTGACCACATTCTGAACAGAACTTCGGGAATCCATTATCAGCTTCGTGTTCACACTTTGAACACCCCCAATATTCCTCCGTTTCATCTTCTTCATCAAGTGTCTCTTTGGCTAGTTTATAGATCTTTTCACGAATCTTTTCAGTGACTACAAAGCCAATGATTGCAAAAGAACTAGAACTTGAGTTGGATACAAAACCTGTACGAACTTTCATGGTAAACCTCAATCTGCGCAATCAATTACTTGGTTTATATGTTTACAATCAGGTCCAAGAATGGACATAACTCTGGTTCTGAACTCATCAAAAGTTGATGAACCTTCGACATCTCCATAATCACCACCACAATAGATGGTATTAGATTCACCACCATATCTGATGATTAAGTTATGCTTTTCCCCAATCTGGATAAGAAACTTATCCAGTTCCCAATCATTATCCTCGAAATCTTTAATACGATCTTCATATCCTAGGTTCTCAAGAATTAGATTAAAAGCATCAACATCTTTAGATTTGTCCAAACGGAAATATCTTCCAAATGCACAAAATGAAGATGAACTTGAGTTAGATACAAAGCCTGTTCTGATTTTCATAAAACCTCAACCAGAATAATAGGAACCGCTGAAAATAGAAAATTCTAATTCTGTCCCAAACATTTCTTTGAGTTGTTCCTCTAGTTTTCGAACTTGTGAAAATGTCTTACCATCGGCTCTAAAACCAATAATATTTCCATACTTAGAACTATCATCTGAATGGAACTCTAACCCTAATGATTCTGCATTTTCATAAGTCTCAGATTCATATTCATCTTTCCACTCATCTCCCAATGATGCTTTGGCAAGCTCAATGAATTTGGGATACACCTTATCTAGCCGAATCCCAATGATACAGAATGATGAAGAGCTAGAATTGGATACAAAACCTGTACGAACTTTCATAAAACCTCATTGATATTCGCTGCCACCAAAAATGTTAATCGAAGGTTTCCTTTTAAGACCGATAGATTTTATAGTCTTAAGTAATTTCTCTTTGATTTTTGCGGCACTTTGAAGTGTTTTTCCTTGAATACTAATGCCTGCAAACTTTCCATCTTCCGTATCCCAAAACTCCAACCCGGCATCTTCTAAAATTTCATCCACTTCCTTAGGAGCGTGTTCTTTAATCGCTTCTTCAACAGCGTCAGTTACCCTGAAACCAAGAATACAGAATGATGAAGAGCTAGAGTTACTAACAAAGCCTGTACGAATTTTCATAACAAATCCTTTGGAAGATTACCTCTAACAGTTTCAATCCACATCTTAAGACCCTTAATGATTACTTCGGCTTGTTCTACACCTTCTGAGTTAGGCGTTAGGTGATATCCACGCCCTCTTCCTAAGATTGTAAGCTGAGCATGATTCTTATCATTCACTTCAAGAGTGATGTCCTGCCCATCACAGTTCTCTTCAATTTCAATTAGATCTCTTGACATTTTAGTTTCCTTAATTCCTGTTGCTACAACCACTTTCACAACAATTGAAATTAGCTAGCAACCTTCCACATTGTGGTTTTGCTTCATTTCCAATGAAACATGATTCCCAAGAAATGGTACACAGACACGTTCCAGGATCGCAGCTAATCATTGGATTCTTCAAACCCAACAACTCAGCATGTTGTTTCGCATTGTCAATACGGTTCTGTGGGTTACAACCGAAACATAGCAAAGCTAGAATTAGAAATACTCTGTATTCACCTAGTGTTGATTGACATATGTTCCATGTTCTCAAAAAGACCACTGTGCTCTAGCGCTGAGAAGAAAGATCCATCATTATCCGAATACCTAAGGACTCGAATAACCTTTCCATTGTATTTTCTCTTAAAACCCTCAACTCTAGCATCTAAAATCTTCTCAATCTTTTGATCAAGAAGATCTCTTTGGTCTTTAGTTCTGGTATTGAAATAAGCTTCATGATTCTCAAAAAACACAATATTCTCTAGCAGATTCCGAATCTCTTCATCATCCGGTTCTTCTGCTTCAGTAATGTCTTTGAAGATTTCTTCAGCGTACTTCTCGTGAGAAAACTCCGTTGACGCATCCGCAAACTCCAACATCGGCATCAATTCTTCAACACTCTTTGGTAAAGCATCGAAGATTAGAATAAAGGATGATGAACTAGAGTTACTAACGAATCCTGTTCGAACCTTCATAACTTATCCTTCCGTAATTAAGAATCTTTCTTAAGAGCCAATTTAGCTAAATTGTGCACTGTCTCTGCTGAAGCCGCTGTAGAATCAACAATGACATTCAAAGTTTTTCTATACATATCAACTTCAGCTCTTAACTCTTGAATAATTCTTAGATACTTTTCACGAGCAAGAACATCGGCACGTAATTCTCCTGCTCGCCGAGGTGAAAACCGTTTCATTTATACCTCAAACACTGGACAACTAAAGTCTCCAGATGCCCTACGGTCCAACAACCTTTGCCGCCATTTCTTAGTACCCTCTCCCATCCATACATCTCGAATGAAGTCCTGGTGCTCCAAGACCTTGATCCCGGCACCAAAATCAGAGTCCTCACAGAACGAACAAGAGTAGAACTCACCATCAACATTGATGTAAGAGCTGAACAACGTACTCTCACATGGCTCGGCAAGCATCTCAAACTTCGCACGCTGAGGATGATCCTCAACTGCCTTCAAGAACTTAGGCGCACTACAAGAATCAAACCCGAGCGGTACCCCATTCTCAAGCGAGTACTTCACTAGCTCATTGAACTGAGCTTGACTAACAGGCTTGTGATTCAACCCACGACCCTTCTTCTTCAAACTAAGAATCACAATTGCATTCAATCCATGCAACCTGTCATCATCCTTGTAATCCTTGATCGTTTCCCAAACTTGCTCAAGAGTTTCCTGGGAAAGCATCACATGGATGTTAGTCTGCTTGAATCCACGATCCGTAAGCTTCTTCACGGAATCGTAACACTTATTCTTGTTGGCGTACCTAGAAACCGCCACGGCTCCACATAGCTCAACAAGAGTGTCTGCTGTTGCATCCGTAATATCTGCAACCGTGATGTTCGGTACAACTCCCTTAGAACGAGCGTACCTCATCATGTCAAACAAATCCGGATTGGATGTAGCCCCGGCATCAGCTCCAAAAGCAATCTGTGTCAAGAACGGAGTTCCTTGATACTCCATCTTGTCAAGGATTCCCTTGAAGGTCTCCAATGACATGTTGCGCCCGTTCTTGGTATTGCCCTTATAGCAGAACGGACAACCATTGTTACAAATGGTTGTTACTTCAATGTCTAGAATCTCCGGAAATGGAGCCATCGCTGGATCCTCGTGCTTCGTAGCTCCCCACCTGGCAAAGAAACCATTAACCTTGTTGAAGATGTAGTTGTACCCAGGACTCTGGATAACCTTGAGATGCTTGCCATCAATTAGGTTCAATTCAGTCATTTTTGTTTCCAATCTTTCAATCTGTTATTTATCAAACGAAGAGACTTCTTTATAGCACGTACAATCTGTTAGCTTCTCTTTACACCTATGACACCAGCCATGATTTCTAATCACATTTGAATCACAAAAACTTCCATGTCCCTGACCCCACGCCGGAGGTTCCCATCCCTTAGGACGAACTGTTAGCTGATCCTCTTCAAATCCTTCAGAACCACCAACTCCCCTTTTAGGATTTAAGGATTTCTTAAAAACACATCCATCACAATCCGAAACACATTCAAAGTTGTCAACGACAGGTAATGAACACTTTTCATTACTCTGCCGCCTAATCTCTAAAGCTACCGCATTCTGAACCTCTTCAGAACGTAAACCCTTCAAAGACTCCAAAATAGCGTCTTTTTCTTCTTTTGGTAACTTCACTTGTGAACCAATACTTCATCGTACAAGAATATTGTTAACACGCATCTCTCAAGAAATGTCATGTCTTTATACCAATGTACCGATAAAAGTATCTCTTTGGTTGGTTTTATGTAAACGTATTTATCTCCAGTTTCAGTATTCAAAACTTGAAAAATTACACACTCTCCTGTTTTTGAATCCGTACACGCCACTTCTAATGAAGACTTTCGAACTTCGTCAACAATATTCTTCTCCGGAAGTAACAAGTAAGGATAATTTCTCTTAATCCTACCCGGGACTCCAAAAAGTACAGCAATCCAATAACAAAGACGAATAAAAAACATTAACTAATCCTTTGGTAAAATCAATACACCAACCCCAAACACTATCTATTAAAACCCTTTATTTTTCACAAGATGTAATACGAACTTGGGAAGCAAGTTGAATAGCGTAAACTCCCACTTTGTATTGAGGATTTAATAGATCAGTTGCCTGAGAAGTTAGTGCTCCAACAATGAAAATGGACCCAACAAAATTCATAGCCAAGTATCCAATTCTCCAACCAATAACTTCCTCATTAGAAGCTTTGAGGGCCATAACTTTATCATTGTACTTGTAAGCTAACGAATCTAACGAATTCAATTCATCTTCTTTCATCTTAGCTACTCTTTTAGCAGATCTAAGACCAACAAGAGTGGTAAATTGAGCTGCAATAATAATTACAACCCCAATAAAACCAAATAAAACTATATTTGAAATAGCTTCAATCTGAATCTGTCGAATAGCAATCCGCCAAGCTTCAGGAGCAATATTCTGAAGCGCAATTCCAGCTCCTTTCGCTCCTTCGGTTATCGTACTCACTAATTCAGCAATCGCATTTTGTAGTTCAGGATTCATATTACCCCAATTCCTTCTCAAAACTAGCCAATGCATCCTCAGTCTTCAAATCCTCAGACCTAAGATCCTTCAACTGCTTCTCCATCGCACTTAATTTCTTCTTCTCCTCATCCCACTTAATCATCCGCACTCGGAGCTTGATATCAGCCAATGCATCATCAATACCCTTCATTAAATCACCAGCTTGGACTCCTAAGAACGTACAAGCTTGCCCGTACAATCCCTTCTGCCCCAATAGCTCAGATGCCAACGTCACGCAAACTTCAATCGTATTCAACGTATGAAGATTACGCCCATTGATAACACAATTGGTTTCCCAAACTCCCTTGGGCTTTGTTCCCAATTGCTCCTTCTTGGTTTCAATGGACTGAAGAAGCGCCTTAATCTTTGCATCATTTGAACTTGCCATTATCGTACCTTTACCTCTGTTCCTCTAGAATTCACTACATATAGACTGTGAAAGTTAAACTGCATGACCTGCTCCGGAGTCATAACTGGCATCTCAAACTTCGGTGTCCTGAGCTCAATCTTCCCATCCTTTAACTCCGGAACAAATGGATCAGATTTGGTAACATTATAGTTAGTCCTGTTATACCAATAATTATTCTGATTATGTAAATTGATTGTATAGTACTCATCTCCCTCTTTAATAAGAAAATTGTAGCTGTATTTTAGAATGCTTGGCGCAGACCCAGGCTTCGTAACCACAGAAACAAACTCACCATTGTACTTTGAACTCATGAACTTATCAAGCTCATCAGGGTACTGTGGTAAAGCATTAGTTGATACACTCTCAGCTAACTTCGTAAACCCAGAATCCACAATGTATGGTGAACCCCAATTCGGATTTGGATCATCTAGGTTCAAGAATACATGTTTCTTACCACAGAAATTAAACTCTGAATAAGATCCCTCGTAGTTGTTGTACAGGAACCGGCCCAAGTATAGCACTTGCGTTCCGTTTTTCAACACATAAGAATACCCAGGCTTCACATCTTTCGCCTGAACCTTCTTATCCAACCGCAAAGTATGCTGAGCACAATTCTTGTACTCTTCACACCCTACAGGAAGCAATACAAGCTCAGTACCATCCCACGCATACACAAATTCACCCTCCAATCCCTTGCCCTTAATAGACGAAGTCTCTTGAAGAATGAATAATAGATTAGCTACAGAAATCTCAAACTCAAAGTCTCGGGGATCCCATACTCGAATGTACTCATTACGAGCATCCCATCCAGATGACCCACGTACCCCTCCTACACCCTTGTTCAATACAAACCCAGATGTAGGCTCATTTGTAAACTCCAAGGGATCAATCTTCTTATCCCGCCAACTCTCCCAAGATGTTTCTTTCCTTAGCTTTCCCTTGTTATCATAATAGATAACATATGCAAGCTTGCCAGTGTACGTGCCGCTTCTTTCCTGATATCCTACCTTGATCTTTGTAGGAATAAACATCTTGGACTGTGACATTTATCTATCTTTCTTTGGTAACTCAGTAGTTCAATACAATACTCTTGACCTTTAAAGTAATTACTTCATCCGCAACTCCCTTGATGATCCTAATACCTACAGATTGTACATGAGTAATATCATACCCACCTACAAATGTAGATACTTCACCAGTTGCCTCAATCTCTACTCCCGGAGTTAAAATAACATTCGCCCCAGACCCATCTCCTGTACTAGATAGTAATGCTACCTGATACTTTAACTCAGATGCTGTACCCTTAGACGAATTCACCTCAAAAGTAACTACAATGGACTTTAATCCAGTACAATCTTCAGTATTATTTCCGTATTTTCCCTCAGCCGCCCCACTCCATGGAGCATAAACATCAAAGTAAACATACGTTGCTCCAGTTACTTCAGCTAAAGCTTCCTGAACTTGTATTGTCTTTGTACTGAAAGTTCCGTTTGTAGAGAATGTTCCGTACGAAATGTCTAATCCTGCCATCTGTGTTCCTTTTCCTGCTGTACCATCACTTCCGGCACTTGTACTTCCACCAGCACTTGTACCACCATTAGTAACTGTATAAGTACCACCAGTACCACCAATGCTAACACTACTAGTGTCTGTAGGTACTCCCGAATTATTACCATTCACAGTATTTCCACCACTCCCAGCATCCCCAGTATTCCCACCAGCATTTATAATTCTTACAATACTATAAATACTCGAATTCCCCGCAGCACCACCCTCAGTACCATAATAGTTGTACTCATTTGTAGTACTACCACCACAACCCATTACTCCAAATACTCCAAATACAAAAAGTAATAACCCAATTTTATTGAACATATACTATCCCTCAAGTGACTCTTCTATCTGAGTCTGTAGTACTCTCTTCAAAAATGGTAATATTTTCAATGAAATCTCTTTACTTCCTTGTAACCCAGAAGCCGCTCCAATTATAATATCCCCAAACTTAGAATTACTTATCAACTTCATAGCTACAGGATCATTTGCGTATAATCCAGCAATCTCCAGAACACTAAACGTGCCCACCATGGTCCCATCAGCGTACAATTCCCAGTACCCATCATCACTTGCCGTCTTTATGAAATTAACGCTAAAATTAACCATAATACACCTAGTACACCTAGTACACCTATAAAATGGAGATTACATCAAGTACTTGCAATACCTCTATCGCCCCAGTATCCTCTACCTCTTCATGAACTTCCAATACCTCAACAGGATTCCCAGAGTCCTCAATAATAATTGTTGCTATATTTACTACCGTTCGCTCAATTTTAGCCTTTACCTTCTTCATGACTCTCCTTTATTGACTCAAGAAGCCATTTACTAACTTGCTCACCTTTAAGCTCTGTAGCCGCTCGACGCAATATGTAACCACTCATTTCATCCGGATGATGTATCCCTAACTTAATAAGCTCATTACAAAGCTCCCCACCACCCCATAATCCGCACTCATTCCTTATCCATCTGCCATATGTATGATGCATTCGTATAGCAAATATCTCAGGATCACTCACCGCAAGCTCATAGACTTCTTTCTCTTTTAGTAAGTCTTCCTTCACCATCCGAATAGCTTCTTTTACCGTCTTCGGCTTTTTCATCAGAAATTCACCTTCACTTCACTCCGTACTTTTGCCTTACCTTGCACACCTAAGACTACATAAGGCTCTTTTCCGGAACTTAGATGATTGGATTTCATTTTTTCCAACTCATCAACAAATGCATTCAATTCATCTAAACTCTCTGTTACCCAATGTTCAAATGAATCGTATACTTCCGTATGAGCTGGATATCCATGTCCAGGACAATCCCTGGAACGTTGATCCCCTTCAATGTATACAGATGAAGTCCCGTAGATAATTACACAGTAATGAGGTCCAACTGGTACATCACTTGGCCCTTTTACTCGTTTCATTTGTGTTCTGGTAATCATAAACCCTCAAACGCAGGAATACGCCAACATCCCGAAACATAGCACTCCCCAGGATGGACGTCAACCTTTTTCTTGTGGTAACAACTCAACCGAAAAACTCAGCCATCAACTCCTGTACTCGGTATTCAGGAAACTTCTTTCCCTCAGACATGAACTCTCGTAATGGCCTCTCTACAGGTGCTAAATACGTATCCCTAGAATACCCAAACCCAGCACACCCTAACTCTTCATTCGTTGCCTTCCTTATACCAAACCCAGGTGATGATGTGAAAAATACCGCCTGAGCCATCTCTCCCTGGATTCCCAATATCACCGCTTGATGCGTTCCCTGACGATCAGAATGATGCGCTATATCTCCCAGTGCTATACTGAACACTGGACATTCTAAATTAACCAACATCTCATTAGCTTTTCTCTCCGCTTCTTCTACCATTAACCACTCTATACTTTCCTTTACAACCTCTCCTTCTACCTTCTCAGGAAATCGGGTAGGACTCGGATCCGAACAGTCATTCGTTATAAACGGTACTAACGTAAATTTACCTTTATTGTTTAACTTCGTCTTGAATACCCCATACCTGCGTAGCTTCTCTGCACTCACGGGTCACCTTCATTCTTCTACAACCTTCAACCCTTCAAGATCTACGGCACTCCCCAATAACTCCACATCCGGCGAAAATCGTATCCGTACCTTTCCATCATTTCCATACATCTTCGAATATCCCGCATATCTATTTTGTACCTCCCGATACTCTACATCATCAGAATTTCTGAATTTACCATTTACCCACCTACCTACTTCAGTATCTTCCCCATTCGGTACATGTATCTCCATTACCGTACTCAATGCAGTTGCTATCAGTGGTACAGAGTTATCATAATGTAACGGAATTTCACCAGGGACTTTATTCATTGGAAACTCTGTCATCAAATATCCTATCTTCCGAAATACCTCAGACCCCGGAAAGTCTCCCACAGGTATCCCTTCCAATACCTCCTTCTTCATCTCAAAACTCACTACTACCCACACCCCTTCATGCGGATTATCATATACTTGAACCTCTACATCCCCAAAATTCTTTCCAAACTTTACAACTTCACGAACTACCGCATTCGCTCTCCCTTCACAACCTACATACATCCCAGGTCGCTTCCTCACCGCCTCTATCCCCGTCAATACATTGATCGAACATACACCTCCCCAATCACCTTTTATTTCTTCTTCATTCATCTGAATACATCTCCTCTCGTATTATCATAGCACTCATTACCCCAACTTCCTGTGCTTTACATCTCACTCTACTACCTTTTATCTTCCCATTCTTGTACCATTCTTCCATTAATTCATCATATGTATTCTGTATCCATTCGGCACTCCTACCACCTCGAATTAAACTCTCAAATTCTAACAACCCCAATATCCTCTCCCGTACATGAATAAAGGGTTTACCGGAAATAGTATTTGGTATTAAATGGTAATCATTCTCTTTTATCTCCCTGTACTTAGCTTTTAAGTATTCTTCTAAAACTTCTTCAGGGACTTTGTATTCTTTCATTCCAAAACCTCTGACTTACATGTACATTTAGTTGTCATAACACTCCCTACTGTAGTTGTATTATTTACACCCTTTGGTAATAAGCTTTTATTAGACCAAGTATTAGTTATTAATAATGTAATTAAGATAATAGTTGATATTACCCCAATTAAAATCTTTACCTTCTCAAATATCTCCCAGAACATCATACCTCCAGTTTGTAAACTTGAACTAATATAGATTCAAATACAGTTCTAGTATCCCTCTCATGATTTCATTACCAATCCTTCTAACTCCACATATAATGGATGATCATGCTTTCCTACTAATTCCAAAAACCACCCCATCCAATACTCCAGAGTCTCCACTTTCTGCTTTTCCCTAAATTCCTCTCCTACATACTCTATCCGACAATGCCTCATATTATCCAATCTATCACATAACTTGATCCATGGCGCTATCCCATGTCTCTTCAATCCCCTCTGATATTCCTCTGTACTCATCCCCTTCCTCTTCGTCATCGCTATCACTCCTAATACTACCTCCCTCCCAAACATCATCTCCAATATCTCTGCACTTATATCCTTCGTATCTTCTAATACATCATGTAATAATGCTATCTGTACTCCCTCAGGACAAAATATCCCATCCATCTCCGGCGTATCCATCAAGATCAATGCCACCCGCCGTACATGCTCAAAATATCTTACCTTACGACCATCCTCCCATAGCTCCTTCCTCTCTTGCCACCTGTGCCCGTATTTGGCTAACATGTAAGCCAATTTGGTTTTTAATATTTCACTCGGCGCAAACCTCCCCTCTAATCTCCTAAAAAATGTCTCCTTATTCTCCTTCACATACCCAGAATCTCCCTCTGTATAAACTTTCCCCAAAAACCCGCTTGGATTGGAATTGACTCGTTCACGAAGCTCTGGACGATCATCTGCTTCGCGTCTAGCATCCTTCAATCCTTCTTTGAGCCACCCTTTTGATATCAAAACTTCATTCCCATTATCTACATCATATCCTATTGGTAATATCTGCTGATGTTGATGCTCATCTCTGTTATTTGTCATATCCCTATCCTTCCCCCAACCCTACCACATCCCCTCCTCCCTTTCAACCCAATTCTTCTGGTAACTCAACCAACCAAACACACACCTACCTACACCTTTACTATTTGTTAAACAATAAATAAACCCTAAAAGTTACCCCAGATCTTATATGATCTAATTAGATCCTTTTACGCGTGCGCACACCCGCGCGTAGCAATCTCTGTGCCATCCTGTACATCGTATTCTCTTATGTTACATTCCTAACTTATTGTTTTTATTCATATTTTACTCCAATAATACTATTTCCTGAAAATTACTCATAACGTAGTTATAGTTTTAAAATAAGTATTGCTATATATGGTACATAATATATTACAATGGATTATTTGTAAAAAAGCATAGAACTTGTACCAATTTGGGAGAATAAGTAATCAAAACTTAGACAATTCGGAAAAACTCAATGACAAGAACAACTTTCGTCGAAATACAAAAAAAGAACTCTTTGGTAAAAAAAAAAAGAAGAGACCTAGCCTATCATCTTCATCATCTTAAGAGAGTGCATAGAAAACGTATTCATAAGATAAAAACGTAGTAAGAGAGAAAGAAGAAGAAGTAGTACAGGTAACAACGTAGTAAGAGAAATAGGTATAGAACTTACCAAAGAGAGAGATAGTATTGGTCATATAGAAAATCTGCCATGTATAAGAATAGAAATCTTCCATATAGAAAATCTACCATAACTACTACGAATATTTGCCAGTATGAATATCTACTACGAATATTTGCCATAATAGAAATCTGCCATAACCCTACTTTAGGGAGGCCCAGGCCGGCCAGCTGGTCAACTCGCCTAATACCCCCGACCGGCCCATCAGACAATGCTTCCGAGGCAGAACAAGGTTTGAGCCAAGCGATTGGGGATTCAACAAAACATGACACAATGTGTTACGATGTTGAATAAAACAATCCAGATATAAAGCTCCCTCGGAAAAAGGCTCCGGCTTCCCAGCCAATGCTTCCGAGGCAAAACGGGAAGCGAAAGGTTAGCGAGCCATGATTACTATCACCATCAAGTCTGTTGCCGGCGGATTCGTTGCTTTAGTCAATACCACGAAAGGTACTATCGAAGGCAAAGCTTGTACTTCGCCGAAGTTCGCTATCAAGTCACTTCGCGCCGTTACCAAGGCAATGGGCCGAGAACTACCGAAGGATGGCCTGAATATCATCGGTCCGGCCATCAAGTCCGAAGGTCCGGCCATCGAGTTCATCGAGCCTACTACCACTCCGGCCATTGAATCGGAGGAAGAAGCTCCGGACACCGAGCGTGAGCCCGAATTGCATCGAGCACTTCGGCCAGTCGAAGGCCGAATCAGCCCGGTTGACCAACCCGAACGTTGGGTCGCAATTTACAACGGCGTCAAGGCTCGGTACGGTACGGCGGACGCGGAACTTGTTCTGACGGCCATGAAGGGAATGAATTGCGCATCCCCCTTCGAGCGTGATTCGGAAGGCCGTCCGTTCCACATGTACGCGGATAACTCACAAGTCCGTGCTCCTCGGCCGGGTGAAGGTGAACGCCGTCAACTTCGGAACCCTAACGGGTACAATCGGGACTTTCAAGGGCGCACGCCCGTTGAACCTGGCAGTCTGGCCCGCGAGACAGATCCCTTCCATCCAGCCAACAAGCCGGAGCGTACTCGCCGAATGAGCCGCGCCGACCGCATGGCCCAAGGCAAAGCTGCGAATGCTGAACTTCGGGCCAGCGACCCGGCCGGATTCGAAGCCAAGCAACTGGCTAGCCGTCTTGCAAGTCAAGCAAGCAAGGCCCAAGGTGGGGATACGGTTGCCTACAAGACCGCATTCGTTGCTGTCTGCACCTACCTCGGTGCCGGTCGTCTGGATAAGTGCGCCAAGTTCGCATCGGACCTTGGCCTGAGTGAAGTTCCGGCCGCGTGGATGGATTGGGCCGCTAAGTCCGTCGCAGCTGCCAAAGCTGCCTAAGTCCGAACGAACATCCGACCTGAGCCCGGCACCGAAAGGTGACCGGGCTTTTGGTCGTTGCAAGGTGCATAAGGGGCAAGTCAATCCCTGCACGAGGTGACGAACACCTACAAGTTCGATAGTGGGCCTGGACAATTGCCGTATAAAACTATCCACACCTAAGCCTGCAACCTACAATGGTTGTGGGCTTTTGATGTTTGACTGCAAGAGTAACGGACCTAAGGAGGTTTTATGAGGCCATATAAGTTGGTGTGGTAGCACTAACTAAGTACGCCTACAATTATAATTGTACCTACAAAGGCAACCTACAATACAGTTATTGTAGGTTGAATTGTATGTAACAATTGTTACATACAATTGGTAAGAAGATGGGGAAGCGCTGTATAGGTGGGCTGTGGATCCGAAACGAAAGGAAATGTTTCGTTTTTTCGCGTACAGTCCCCAGGTACCTGGCGCGCTGATACCACCCCTAATACCCCCAATCAGGGTCCACCTACATATACCACCATGTAGGCAACCAGCAATTGACTCGAAGCTGTACGTTGATGCGTACGGGCGAGGGATTCGTAATCCTGACGAGCCGCCATGGCTTTTCTAACCATGCCCCGATAAAGTCAGGGGGAAATAAAACTGGCTTGGTTATCCCTGTACGAAAAGACGAGTACCTGTTTTCTCCAAATGAATCCCAGGTACCTGGCTTGCGCACATGGGTCCTAATACCCCCAATCCCGGTCCTCGGGCCGATGCTTCCGAGGCGAATAAGAAAGCGAACCAACAATGTCAAAGTTCACGTACAATGAAAACCTCAAACTCAAACTCGTGCCTGTGCAGGAGCGCAAGCAATACTGCCGGCATTGTGGTGAGGAAATTTCGTTGAGCATAGCAAGCATACACTTGCTAGAGTGCCGACCCGAAGTACACGATGCAATTGAACGAGAGTTCGACCGCAAAGAGGCCAGAGCGCTTGCGATTGCAGCGAACTAAGTCCTAGCCCTTGAGCCCGTACCCTTGATTGGGTCGGGCTTTTGGCATTTGTAAACCAAAATTCTTTGGTAATAAGCAAACGAGAGTCCACGACAATGATAAACAACAAAGCGTTCGCCATTTTCACGTTTTTCGCAGGTATTCTATGTTTCGTATTCTGCGTTGCAACAGCAAACGGATGGAAGCCATCACTTCCAACGGCACAGGCTGCGGTCGAATCCGTGGCAGTCATTCCACAGGACATGCCGCAAAGCATTGATGTGGACGGCGAGATTGCTCCTCAGAAGATTATTCTGCCTGAGGTTATAATTGTTGCAACTCGGACGCCGAAAGTCAATCCCGGTACTGCTCGTCGTCGTCAATCTCAGGTTCAGCCTGAGGAGTCCAAGCCACTGGAATCACCTATGGGATTGGCGTCCGATGCCGCATTGAACTATCAACCCATGGCAGCTGGGTATGCAGGTCACGGTGTTCGAGGTCCGGCGATGCGTCAACCCGGTGCAGCGTTCTCACAACCCATTCGTTCAATGCACCGAGAACGTGAGACGATGGAGTTCGAGGCCAAGTAACTCGCTCTAACAACTTCGGAGCTTAGTATAATGCTAGGCTCCACCTTCCAACTTCCGAACAGAAAGCACAGCAATGAACTTCAACGAAATTCTCGCTAAGAAGCAAGCCCGTCTTTCCAAGCACAGTGGTCGCAAACTTCGCCGCAAGATCAAGGCGTACCAGAAAGCGGTTCAGCGTCACGCAGGTGGTGATACGTTGGCACCTCCCAAGGCAGAGGTCACCAACTCCAAAGGTGAAGTGATTCCAACTTCACAAGGGTTGGGCGAACTGGTGAAGGCCAAGGTTCAAGGCAAGCGAAACTGGATCGTCACGGTTCCTGGCAAGTCCACGTTCACGGTTCAATCCACCAACGAGAAGGATGCACGAGCCGAGGCACGCAAGGTGCTGGGTGCGCGTGCTCTTCCGAATGGTACCACCGTCGAACACTTCTAACCACTAACCTACCAACAACCAACTCAAGTTCAGCGAGGTTTATATGGCACAGTTTCTTGGCGGTCTGATTATGGCCGCAATCGCATTCGTCTTCGGTCTGTACCAACTTTCGGTATTCAACCACCTAATCTCCTCGGGATGTTTCATCCTAGGGTTGGTGGTATTCCTGAGTACGGACTCCTTCATGGGTGGTGTGTTTGCAACCATCCTGGGGATTGTCCTTCTGGGAATGGGAATTGTATCGGTCAAGCTCATCGCCATCGTTGCTGCCGTATGGATTCTTGTCAAGTGGGGATTCGGCAAGTGACAGAGAAACTCCGACCGATTTCAGCAATTGCAGCAGACATCAAGCGTACTTGGAAGAAGATGTACTTCGGTGCAGTTCCGTACGTAGATGCAATGCTGACACTTTCCGTCCGTGGAGACCATTATGGATTGGACTCCTCGGATGACATTCTCCTTCGGTTCTTCTCGAATGCATCGCAGTTCCGAGGGGATGAAGCGAAGGCACTTAAGTACGAACTCGCACATCACCTTCCAGAGAATTACCACAAAGAATTCTTTGGTAAATACAAACCAAGTATGTCAAAGTCCTGAACACTCAACAACCCTAACGTTTCAAACATCAACCCGCAACGTAGAAAGCAAAACAACATGACTAAGATTCCCGCTCCTCCTCCCGTCACCACAACTGCAAAGAAGGCCAAGAAGGCTGCTGCAATTCCTCCCTCAGTCGAGAACTCCACGGTGAGTGCTCCCACGGCGGATATGGTTACGATGACTCGTGCCGAGTTCGAGGCCAGAATGCAGTTCATTGCCGAAGCTGCCGCGGCAAAGGCTGTTGCCAATGCAGATCCGAAGGCTGTGAAGGAAGCTAAGAAGGCTCAAGCCAAGTTGGATCGCAAAGCTCAAAACAAGATTCGCAGTGATGAAGCTCTTCAACGGTGCATGGGTGCCGGTGCTGATGAAGCAACTGTGAAGGCTGTGTTCCGAGAAGCATACAATGCAGCTCGTGGATTGAGCGGCGAAGAGTTCAAGGCCAAGTACAACGCGGTGTGCATCGCCAAGCTGGGCGTGCCCCGATACGTTGCTAAGGCTGCTTAGCTCAGCCTCGGCTGCCTAACTGGTTCAACCAATGTGTTCAAGTACTAGGTGAAATTTATATGCTAGTAATCTAGTACTTGAATACAGGGAAGCGACCTATGCAGAAGTGTAGGTCCAAGGTAACATTGCCCCGATACGTTGCTAAGGCTGCTTAGCTCAGCCTCGGCTGCCTAACTGGTTCAACCAATGTGTTCAAGTACTAGGTGAAATTTATATGCTAGTAATCTAGTACTTGAATATAGGGAGCGACCTATGCAGAAGTGTAGGTCCAAGGTAACATCAACCTGATGAAGTATAAACGGCGTGTAGTATATTACATAGCCGTAATCCTGTAAGGGAACCTAAGCCTGCAATCCGAAAGGGTTGTGGGCTTTTGGTATTTGTGAGGGCTCTTTGTTATTTATTTGATAGTCCTCTATTTGCCTGGGTAGGCTGGACACTTTGATGGGGAACTATGCGGGAGTTTTCGTGAGTTTTGAGATCCTCACGCTCCCTATGTTTTGATGCCCCGAGTTTGATGGAGCCAGATACCCAGGATTCTTTTACCAAAAGAACTTGATTGATAAATAAAGAAGGCTATGACACGCTTGGGAGGGTGAACGAAAGTTCGGAACTCTCACCATAAGACCTTGTAGACAGGGTTCAAAGGACGGGAATCCTTTGACGTAAGCCGGTAGCACCACCATGGTCTTCTTTATCTATCAATTACAAAATCCAGGATTCTTTTACCAAAAGAAAGCGAGTAAAAATGAAGGGTCGATGGCGTGACAATCTCAACAAATTCCGCCGAGACAACAATGTCCATTTACGAGGGATAGGTGGACGATGCACTGACCGTGAGGGAACTGGCTTTGATAGCTTGAACATTTGTGGTCCAGGTGATAGGAAGTATTGGGGTCGCAACGTTCACAAGGGAGAACGTCGAGCCATCAAGGAAGAACTTCAGAATCCTCAAACTCTTGCAGATGCGTACTGGGAATTGTATACCCTTGGTTGGGAAGATTCCTGGTTCGAGCCTGAGACTGAAGAGGACTTAGAAAAGCTTGGACTAAACAAGTACAATGGAAAGATCAATATTGATCTTGCATTCGAGAACTTCAGCCTGTACGATTTGATGGACTTGAATGGCTCAGGGCCATTCAAGTCTGAAGAAGCTGAGGATGACCTTGAGGATCCGTTCGATGACTTGGATCATTTCGATCCGAGGCATGACATTCGTACGGTAGGTTACTATGACTACCTGGATGAGGCAATGGCTCGCAGAGATGCGGCAGACCTTGCTGAGACGAACTTCCCGAGTTCAGATGTAGCAGATGTCGTCAATCTGTAACTTAAAACTCCAAACTAACTTAGCTTACAAACCTGTACGAGTTACCAAGGAAAGAGGAATCCAATGAACAAGCGCATCAATACTGTCAACGTTCGCAACAATCTCCCGATGTCCGAGGTGATTCGTCGCAAGTCCCGGATGATTGGTTCAGATGACTTGAGCACGGCGGCGAACGTGTGCAAGTGGGCAGAGAACGAAGGCATTCGTGGGCCAATGCTTCAGATGGCGGCGGCATCCCTTGCCAAGGCATTCGAGGATACATTGCTTCTAAGTGCTCAGAGTAAGCATTACGAAGCTGCCAAGAAGGCGAAGTCCACGGAGTACGTTCTGAAACACAATTCTCGGCTTGCACGGCTGAGTATTCCTTGCCGAGATGGCAAGCGCCGAACGCTGGACAAGGTGGTTGGGTGGTTTGCAGACCGTCACTTCCGCATTGCTCAGGACATTGAGGAAGCCCAGGCGAGTGAAGCCAAGATTGCAGCTCAGGTAGCTGAAATTCAGGCTGTAGCTGATGCGGCGCAAAAGAATGCGGACAGGGTTTCGACGAAGCTTCAAGCGGCCAAGAAGGTTGCGTAATGGAGTCCAGTCGTGGGGAAGCATTGGAGAATGCGTTTGACGCATTCTTCGATGCTATGGGGAAAACAAACTACGAGGCAATTCACAATCCTAGAGAGAAGTGCCTTGTAGTTTTTGATGGATCTACCGAGGTTGGACGGGCATACAGTTCTGTCCAGGCTGGTATACTTCTGGCAAAGATTGTCAAGGGAGAGTAAGTGAAAACTCTTAGAGAGCAAATGATTCAAGAGACGGAAGCGTTTCTTGAGTTAGAACTCAATCGGGATACTGTACCGGCACCACCACCTGAAGAAGAAGAAGAGGCTTTGTTCTTTTCGTTTGCAGCGATAGAGCAAGCTTCTTAGAAAGTATCACCGTGCCAGACATTCCGTTTCAACTTCAGTTCTGGATTCTTCTGTTTGCAGTCTGCTTCTTTATTATAGTCAATGTACAATTGACTAAGCGGATTGGAAAGAGGGATCCTGAATTGAAGATCGGTCGTGTATTTATAAGAATCCGAGCACCGCCCTATTGACAGGGGAGAGTGCGGGAGTTCCGTGAGGCTCTTAGCCGAGCCAAGTGCGGGAGTTCAGGGATGAAAATCCTCCCGCACTCCCTGTTCTGCACTCCCTGTGCCGAACCCCATCCAAAAGGCCTAACCATTTATAGATGAAACTGAACATCTAACAATGATAAACATTAGAGCACCCCCTGTTTTGACAAAGGATTGCCTACTCCTTCAAGCTAGGCCTCACTATATTGATGAAACTTAACCTCTAACAATGAGAATAAAATGATACGCGCCCCGCCCTAGCCTGTAACTCAGGCACTATACAATGGCTCAATGCGTTGAGATGCATGCGAGCACGCTAATAAAACTGTAGTACAAGACACTACGGTAATGACAACCTGCTCTACCTTTATTGGTAACAGAAAACGCCAAAGGCTGGTATCCCGGAAGGGACCGGCCTTTTGGTGTTTGTAGGGATGAGAAATGTGTATTGAAATAAACCGTACCATTGACGAGAGCACCCGCTTGACTCTAGTCAAGTGGGCGGATGAACATCCTGGCGAATGGTTAGCAATACATGATGATGACCTAGCTAGTGAGCTAGAGTCAGAAGTCAGAAGTTTGCTATGGACATTTCATCCTAACTTTCTGGCTATGAAAACCGGGTTACGTTCCTGTGTTTTCGGGCCATCTGATTTTCGTGGTTACATAGAAAACAGAATCGAACGCAACAACAAACGATTCAGGAGAATCATTGCAAAGTTTTGTCCTGGTGGTGTTGTTGATTTCGTTCGTGCAGCTGTAGCGGCTGAGGGTGCTGGAAAGTTTCTAGCACCGTATGACCACGAAGAATGCAAAGTCAAAGTCCAGAATACAACCTGGCATTTGTTCAGAACGAACTAAAGAAAGCGAGACAACAATGCAAGCGAGTTACAACTGCAACACGGAAGAGTTCAGCTTTGCCAATGACATGGTGAATCGTTTCCTGGTAAATGAATTGCCGGGAGCGGAGTTCAAGAACTCCGAGGATATAGTTGACAGAATCTCCGAGTTGTTCATTGGAACTCGGCACATTCGATTGGCTGGAGCGCCTTCTCCTGAGAGTCAGGTACTGATTCGCAGCATCATTCGTTCTGCGATTCAGCTTGGGAAGCCTATTCCGGTGTTGAGTGGTGCAGGGCCAAAGAAGTCAAACTCTGGTGAGATTGACTTGGCAGAGTTCTCGGCGCTACAAAAGCTGGTGTGTTTGCAGGAGCGTGTACGAAAGTACTACGAACCTGGGATGTCATTCCGGATTCGTCTCGAAGATACAACGGGACTGTTTCTGGAACCAGCCAATGTGTGGAGTCAGATGGAGCGGTACTGTGCAGATTTCATCAGACTGTGCTTTATTCTTGAATCTCGCATTGGGGGCCAGTTCTTACATCCTTGGCGCGAATCATCCAGAGAAGAATCTGAAAAGATGTTGAAGCTTTCCCATTCCAATCTCCCGGCTTTCCTGAGAGCCTTTGAGACAGGGGATCAGGAAGGGGTACAAGCTCTTGGGTGGAAGAGTGGGGTAGGGCAAGAGTGGAAGGATTACCTGAACGATAGGTACACTCGGTTGTTCCCACATTGGACACAAGCTCAGAAGACAGAACTTTCGGCGAAGTACTTAGCCAATACGTTGGCAAGGTTCCAAGCAGGGATGACTGGTTCGAGTCCTGATTGGGCGGTAGAGGGGAAGCATTTGGAGCTGAGTTTTGCAACACCGGCACCTGGAGCACCGAAGGTTTCGAGCCGAGTGTTCTACCGAACGATGTCGGTCAAGCAAACTAAGCGTCATATGCCGTACTGGAGAGCGAAGGGGTTCTTTAGGATGGTAGATGGGCAAGTCAAGATGGGGTTGGACACCTGCAATACTTCATCGGTGTTCATTCCTGGATACATAACTCTGAAATCCAGAGATGACGAACTGAATGTTCGTGCTGATTTTCTGCAACAAGAGTAACACAACCAAGTTGTTACCAAAGAGGTAGGTTATGAAAACTGAAATCAAGCTCATCATTTCCATTTTGAATGACGACCACGGGGTATCGCAAGAGACCTGGGACGTGATGATGGATTGGACGATGACATTCTCGCCCGAGTTTTCTTGGCTGGTTTCCAGCCATGTAGAAGCAACGGATGGACGATACTACGTCAAGGAGGGAAAGGTTCAAGAACTTCAAGATCAGCTTGAGGATTACGTCCGCAGGGAGTTGGTACAGGTGTTGTAGAAAGGGAAAACATGAAAGAGGCAATTGTAGTTCTATTGGTGAGCATCGCAGTGATTCTTGGAATCACTTGGATTGCACAGGGTGCGGACTTTTTTCTTTACAAGGTGTTTGCACCGAAGTACGAGGAAGTACGTCGGCAGACATTCGAGGAAACGAAGTCCTACAATGACGGGATGGTACAGGAGCTGCAAAACATGCGGTTCGAGTACATCAAAGCAGATGCCGAGCACAAGAAAGCGCTCGCTCCAATCATCAGACACCGGGCGGCAAACTATCCTTGCGATAGGATGCCAGCTGACCTGTGTACGTTCGTGAACTCCTTGGGTAACTAAGTTACCAGAAAGTTGCCAATGAAAAGCAAAATCATTCTGTTCATCCTGTTTGTTCTGAGCATCTGCACGGTGTGTGTTGGGTGTTTGGATTTCAAAGAATCCTCTGATCAGAAGCAGACGAAACAGCAAGAAAGACTCTTGGCTGAGGGGACTGCCCAAGTAGGGTTGCCCAATATCAAGAACTTCCGTGAGCGGAAGTTGTTGAAGGACATTCTGGAGATGCGTGATCAAGAGGGGCTATCAACTTGGACGTACTTGTGGAGTGAGGTTCAAGGGAAGTGGGTATTCTTCTGTCACTCTGTTGGGTATGGGATTCCGTACTCCACGCAGTTCACGAATCCCTTGAAGATTGAATTCACGAACCGCGAAGGTCAAGCTGGATATTCGTATGATGTACTTCCGCAAGCTGACCCGAACGGATTGTTCTCGCCAAGTTCGGCAGATGGTACTTGGGTTCTTTGCAAGGATCCAAACGGTGACAAAGTATTGCCGGTACTTGTCGAACCCAGGTGTATCGTATCGCCGTTCGATTTGACGCCGAAAGAAGTTCCGAAGGAACCTAAGGACAAACCGACAGGGCCGCAGTAATGGCAAACAACTACTCTGGATACTCTTTCGCAATAAAAGTTCCAAACGAAGCAGCCGCTCGGTGGTTGGAGAATCAAGCGGAGGAGAATGGGATTGACACTGAGAGATACCAAGAAAGTTTGGTTCTTTCGAGAGAAGATTCCATCGACCTTGTGGTGGTGACTGAGTTTCTTCAGTTGTATCTAAAGAAGTTTGCACCCAAGGATGTTATTGGATTCTCCTGGGCAGAGTGGTGTGACAAGCCCAGAGTGAATGAGTTTGGTGGGGGCTGTGTTGTTGTCACCTGTGCTGAGATTGTGATCGAAGATACTTCGGAACGTCTCGAAAAGCTGATACCGAAACCATGAAAGCTCAAATCATCGGCGAGGTAGAAGTTTACGACTTCATCGTTAGATTTGACAACTCGGAAGAGGGTAATCGAATTTGGTTACCCGATGAAGAACTTGTAGACCTAACGGAAGAACAAGTTGCTCTCGTGTTACAATACAGGAAGTTAGCTAGTAAATACTACGAACTTTGCAAGGCGAAGAAAGCCGAGCAAGATGCGAAGGAGTCAGGATAGCCGAAACCCGCTAAAGCGGGTCGCATGGGGATAACCGCCCATGCCTGATGATGGCAGGTTTTTTAGGATAACTCCAACTTCAGAGGGATGGAATGAGACACAACATGGCAGGAAGAATCCAAACAATTCATCTCATCACAAATTGGTATGACATTGTGCATGAGTTTGGATGGAAGACTTACATTGAAGCATGGAAAGTAAGTTTGCGAGGTGGGACTTTTCTGGAGGCTGTTAGGAAATCAACACCACCACCACTACACCAAGAAATAAGAGGGAATCATGAGTACAATGAGTGCAGAGCAAAAAATCCAAGAGAAAAAAGACCGTCGTGACACAGCTATTCAAGCATCGCTAGCGGTTGTTGAGAACAATCCGGCGCTTGCAGACGAGTACGCATTCCAGGCGTTTCTGAGTCATAAAGAGATTTGTGATTTGGAGCGCGAATTTAAGAAAGCATCCTAACATGAAGCAAAAGACAAAAGACAATCTAACCACAATAGCATTGTTTGTTGGAGGGGCGGTTGTTATCTATCTGTTTACACTCGCGTTCTTTATTGGATGCGAAGCAGTTGTATTGAATGTTGGTCGCCAGATTCTTCGGTAACAAAATGCCTTTCAATGAAGGTGTTGGTTATGAATAAATTAATCCATGTAGCTATAATTCATGAGGGTACGGTTTATTCATTACCCGAGCCCAATCGTCATCATCATGTAATTCGTCATATTGTTGAGAAAACTGGTGCACGATATGTGGATGGTGAGCAAGGGTTTCTTGATGAAGATGGGAAATTCCTTGATCGTGTACAGGCAAAGATTCGTGCAAGAGAAACGGGACAATTACAGATAGATGATCCAATCAGAAAACCATTTGGTGTAGAGTATGAAATCATGAAAACAATAGACCTTAGTCACACAGACCTCATGGATTTTTGGAAGAGATATTCCAAACCCACAAGGAAGGACGCAGAGGAGTTAGTACAGGACCGACGTACAGGGTATTTAAGGATTTCAGCGACCCTAGCCAACTATGCTTGTAATCTTCACATAGCTTATCAGTGCCAAGTGAATAACCATGATCGTCATGGGGTGAATGTTTATCTTCAATGTGCAGATCTGTGCTGGGAACAACTTCCTCATGACGTACAAGATCGGGTAACACCACCTAGTTGGTTAGAAGACCTACGAAATGATAGGGTTTCATGAAATGAGGCAAGTTAAGATTGATGGAGTGCTTCACAACTATGAAGTTCAGGATTGGGCTCAATACGGATGGCCAAAGGATCCTTCAATCTCTTACAGGATCTTTAGTTGTCCAGCGGATCGTAAATTCGTTAGGACGGCACAACATGACTTTCCACTTGCCGTAACAAAGCTTGAAGGGAAGTTCCGAACGTCAGGACACGAGTACGAGTTTGTGTGAGAAAAGGAGAGTTAGCAATCATGCTTGATATAACAACATCACGTAAGCATGTGATGTACAATCACATACTTAGTTTCATGGCGCTAGTGGATACGTTACCAAAAGAAGAAATTCGTGAGGTTATGGATTCACTTTGGAGGACAGCCACAGACCCTGAAGAGGTTGCATTCATCAACGCTGTTGAGCGTTTTGCCATGAGAGAATACAAGGAAGAGAAGAATGAAATTTCGCCGACAAGTTGAGAGTGATGGCAAGATGCGACCCATAGGGGATTGTACGATGATGATACGCCGAATGATGTTCGTAGGTCTAGGCTTCGGCGTTTTCGTCGTACTATGAAGCAGGTTGTTCGTACCCTAATCAAAGCGAGAAGGTGAACGGTTGTTCTTTGCGCAAGAACGAACATGAAGAAAGCGGGACAAATGACAACAAGTAAGATTACTTTCGGTAATCCCAACAAGTTTGAAATAGGTGACATTGCCAAGCACACCATGCACGAGTACTACATTTTGGTTACAAACGGTGATCATAAGATAGATTCGGGTGGTTGCTGGAACACTGTGATTGATGGAGTTGTAATTCTTCCATCATGCAATTCTCCAATTGGAAAACCTATCCTTGGGGAATTTGTTGAAAAGTTCGAGAAGGTTTCCAAAGGAACTTCTGTTACTCTAACACAACAGTGAAGCTTTACAAATTCAGAGTGAAAGTTGAGAACTATGAAAACTTCAAAGTCAAAGTCTGTGAAAATTCCACAACCACCGGCAGTCACGGCAGTCAACGCTGAGAAAGAATCAGAGATTCTTCTCAACCAACTACTTTCGGGGGATCCTAAGCTTGTTGAGAAACTTCAAGCAAGGGTTTGAGATTTGGGAAACAGTCTCTCCCGTTGGTTATATGGCTAGGTGGTAACCGGCCGCTGGGTCGATGCTTCCGAGGCACACGAAAGACAACATGAAAAAGTTTCTCGTAAAGATTGTGAAGTTCTTCAGCGAAGGTTTTCAATACGATCAGTGCGGTGCATACACATCACCATGGTTTGAGTATGGGTGTTGGTATGTACCGTATGTACCGTATGTACCTGTTCAACAAGTCAAACGCTAAGTTGTAACACAAATCCTAAGCCAGTGCGGGAGTTCAGGGAGGACTTTCCTCCCGTACTCCCTGTACAATTTACCAAAGAATTGTAGGTTTAGATGTCTGTGTAACAAAAAGAAAGGTCAATATGACTGAGCGAGATTTTGGTCAACTGTGTTGGGAGTTGTATAAAAACAAAACCAAACACAGAGGTTATCAGCTTTACAAAGACAAGGAAGAGCTGAAAAACTGTCAATATATCATACGCGAAGATGGTCTTGAGATTTCGCAGTACTGGGCGAGGCAAACTTTCTTCGGAGTACAGGAAGCTCGAATTGGTTTAGCAGCCATTTGTGAGCTAGCGAAAGGGTATCTGGTTAGGGTATCCTTTAACGAAACATTCACTTGGAAAAAGTCCCAAATTGAAGGGAAGCCTAATCGTTGTCGTAATGGATGGCAAATCTTCATTTTACCCGCAAAAGAGCTGTTTGATGGAAATTGTGAGGTCTTGGATGTTTGGTTGCCTCCATACGCTGATGATCGTTTCGAGTACACACTAGAACTGAACTTCACTAACTGGTATTACTCACTCAAGTGGGTGGATGGAGTCTACACATTCACTGGACATTGTTATTGTGAAGAGGGTGTAGAGGCTTTCAAGAACGTTTTCCCAGAGTTTCCTGCTAAGGTACAAGGAAACAAAGACGATGGTTGGGAAATTGTTGTGCAAATCTACAAGAAAGGTAAGTCCTAATGACTGAGAACACTACTGGACATAGCGAATTTGATGCAACCGATGGACTAATCAAGCTAATGGTTGGCATGGCAGATGCCGCCGCAACGGCTGAGGCGTCCAAGAGTGTGGTTCCAATGGAACACACTGGAACTGAGACTGAGATTGTTCTGAAGAAAATGCTCACTGAAAATACAGGGGCATCAATTCTGGATTCTGGTTTTGACAATGGTCGGCATTGGCAGCAAAACAAGGGGCGGGATTTTGATTCCGAACCCGCTGCAAGTCTCAAGTTCAGCACATACAGAAATTCTGATGGTGACACGAAAGCAGACATTTCAGTTACTCTGAACGTGTACCACTGGTTGAAAGAGCGTTTGGAATACAGTGCTGAACTGGACAACATCTTTCATGGTCGGTTCCTAAAGGAACGAGATGCTGATGATTCTAAGCACTGGTTAGAACTCATGGATGAGTTTCCTGAGTACCTTGCAACACTGAAAGAAGGGGATTGGATTCCTGACACTGGGCTAAACGAAGAACAGCTGGAAAAGCTTAAGAGAAAGTCTGAGCTTGCTGAGATTGATGAACTCTCCGAAGCTGAGTTGAAAGAACTCGGAGAAATCAATGCCTTCCTGAAAGCAATGCAGCCTAAGGAAGATAATGATGAAGATGAGGAACATGAACTAAGGTTTGGAGAGTCAAGCGGTATATATGGTGAAGGCAATCCAATTACGGTTAACACTTACAATGGTGAAAACTTAGTTGACCAAGTTCTTCAGTACGTATTGTTCACCAACAATTTTGGAGGGTACATTGCTCTTCAGATTCATGGTGGAGCTGATGTCCGTGGTGGTTATACGAAGCCCAGGATTTTCGAGTTCGGACACATGGGTGAGTATGACATCTTGGATAATGCCAGAGCAAGTATTTATTGCACTGGAAAGGACCGACTTCCCGAAGCTGAGCGATTCTTTGAGAACATGAAAGATGTATTGAATCGGAGGATTCTTCCTGGAATGGAAGAGGTATTCAGGAAGGAAACAGAAGAGACAAGAACAATGTTATTGGAGTTGGAAAACTCCAATAAACATCATTGGAGTACTGATGATGCTTGTCATTGGTACTTCCAAGGGTCTTGTGGAGCGGGTGCAGAACCCCAGCTTGAAAAGTACGAGGTTGTCAACCTTGATGATGAAGATAACGAATTCAACGTTGAAGTTGATGAGGATACGAAGGAACAGACATGGGAGCCTGGTAAGTTGTGCATCAAGGATGGTAATGGTTACTGTCCGTATTGTGGTGCTAGATTGGGTGTAAGTTCTTTCTAATGGCTTACCACTGAAATAGAGCACTCACTATTGGTGGTGAGTGCTCTGTACTCCCACCGGTCTTTGCAAGGTAGAGTCCGTTTTGTTTTCGGGTTCTATATAGGTTTCGGAAACTGAACTTTCAAATTGGAATTTGGTTAGGAGAGAGTAACATGGAACCAGTTCAAGTCATTGAACACTTGGGGTATACGATTAAGGTCTTTACAGATGAAGACCCCACGAATCCTAGAAAAGATTTCGATCATCTAGGAAAGATTCTGTATGTATCTTCACGATACGAATTAGGAGATGAGCAAAAGGATACTGATACAATCCAAGAGATTGCGGAACGCAATGATGTGATTGCTCTCCCGGTGTATGCTTACATTCATTCTGGGGTTGTGCTGGGCACTTCCGAGTTCTCATGTCGGTGGGATTCTGGACAATCTGGAATCATCTACTGTGAGGTTGAAGATGCTAAAAAAGAGTATCCTAATCTGGAAGATGCAGAGTTTGATAAGGTAGTTCGAGAGAGGCTCAAGGCAGAAGTTGAAGAGTTCTCGAAGTATCTTAGCGGTGAAGTTTACGGCTTTGTTATTACGGAGCCTACAGGAATCCAGGAACACTCTTGTTGGGGGTTCTACTCTTTGGATGACTGCATTGCAGATGCAAAAGCATTTGCTGATACAACACCAATTCCTCAATTGTGCATGACGTTCAACGGAACCGAAACAACTTGTACAAATTGTACGAACACGGGAACTCAGAGTTGCCAATGACAAGGATTTCTTTGATTAGCTAGTATTTGGGAAGCAAGGTGGTAAGGAGCAAAAAGATGACTGAAGAAAAACATAATGATTGTGAGATGTGTGTATTAGCTCAGAAGCTTGGACACTCAAGCTGTACGCAGCTTACCAACGAAATGATCAATGAGTGTCTGGATGTCATCCACAAGAAAGATGATGACTTCTTTGTCTTAGCAAAGTCTAAGTTTGAGGCTGGTGAGATTTCCAAAGAGGAATTCATAAAGTTGGGAGGTCACTCAAGCCATGCGATGGGTTATGCTGCAGCTACCATAGCTGCAAGTATGGCTTTCGATGGACCGAAATTACCTCCCGAAGTAATCATCGAAACAGTCTCTAAGAGACTTGGTGAGATCATGTTAAATTTGCTTACATCTAAAAGTGGTGCAAGTATTCTCGAAACTATTCCTGCTAATATCCTGAAGACTCTGGAAATGCTTGGTATCAAGGTTGATGCCGAAGGAGGTTTGGGATTGGGTTTGCCCAAGAATAAAGAGATGGACCCGAAACTTAACTAGCAGGAGTATTGTGATTCAAATACCATTGATTGAGAATCATACAGCTAAAGAGTTGTGCAATCTTTTCCAGGAGTCTGAACTTCTGGATGCAATAGCTTACATAGAATTGGTGTTCAGGCAAGAAGTTATCCCGGGATGTGAATTATTCCGCTTAGGTATTGATTTGAACTACAGTACACAAGAATTGTGGGCAGTACAGAACCGGTTGGCACTTGCAGTACATCACATGAATACCAGCAACCACCCTGGTTGTATGGCTGCATAAAAAGAAACAGCTAAGAATTCTTCAAACATTTCCCAGGTACTTTGCTTGGAAATACAAGTTCTTAAAGCCCCAATCAGGGTAAGTGCGGGAGTGTCCGTAAGGCTTTTAGCCGAGCCAGTCCTCCCGCACTCCTTGTCTGGGAAGGAGCTTCTGTGAAATCTACAAATACTTGTGATAACGAATACAATCTTACTAACATCATCGAATTTGCGATTCGCACTCGGTTACCAGCCTTACAACGACAGGTTCAACAAGAACGTCAACACTACAGGGACAAAAAAAGAACTCCAAGTAAGTACTTCAAGAGGTAACAATGTCTGAAGCAATGGATACAATGGAGAGCACGATTCAACGAGCCAGAATGGCGTTATGTGCAGGGGTTTCTGAGGCGGATGTATTCGATGCTATCTCCAAGCAGGAAACTCCTGACATTGCTTTCTTTGCAATCCAGGCTGCGAAATGTCTTCTCAAGATTGAGGTGGGAGAAGTGATGCCAAAAAGAACAAACAAAATCATTTACGAGTACACTACGAAAGAAATCGAGGAGCTTGTTATCAAGTCTCTTGGGTCTGAGGCTGATGGCAAGAAAGTTGATGTGGTATTCGACATAGGTGAACGCAACTATGACGGACCCGGTTCAGGAATTCCATTTCTACGAACGATAAAGGTAACAATCCAGGAACAAAAGGAGAGTTGATCCGATGAAAAAGATTTCACTACCTCAAGCGATTACTAGGTTATACACAGGCAAGATAGTTTTTTACCAAGAAGGTAAGATTGTGAGAAAGATGGTTGAGCTTTCACACCTTGAAATCCTGCGCTCACCGCAAGACCTTGAGGTTCTCAGCCGACGTCTTGCGAAAAGTCAGTTGTCGTTGTTTGATGATAAGTTTGAAAACATTGTGTTCTACGAATCAAATGAAACCAATGAAACCAATGAACCTAAACAGGATCGTTCACGGGTGGTTGTTCGTAGGGACATTACGTTTATTGAAGCGATGCAACTCAGGCAAGAGAGCATGGGCACCAAGATTTGGTACTTTGATGTTGACACCAGTGATTGGGTTCCATTGGTGGGGAATGTTAATGTAGACAAGTTGGTAGCGACGAAGTTCAAGGCCGAATTTCACGCCAGATCAATCGTAATTGATATGGTTCCAAGGGTTCCGCCGGCATCCAAGCGCAATGCGTTTGAATTCCAGAACGAAGAGTTCAACATTTCCATCTATGGGAAGAAGGGAACCATCCCCAATTCTGGGAAGGGAATCCGAGTACAGATTACGGAGATTCTGTAATTATGAGCACACGATCTGATGTAGGTATTGCGTGCAAGCCCAAGATTCAGGAACAAATCGACATCCTTTTCCCATGGATAAAGGAGGCTGCCGATGACATGACCTTCAACGATGAAGGAACACTATATCATATCACTGATATCAAGTGGTATGAAATGGATGGTGGGGATGTTGAGCGCTTCTACAAGTGGTTGAAGACGCAAAACCATGATGACTTCATTGTTGTGGAAGCGTGTCACGATTATCCGTCCACAGAATCCAGCAGTGGTGACCTAGGATCCTGGACAGAAAATCCCTGGAACGTTCGCAAAGCGGTTCATGTATCTATTAAGTTCAACGAGATATGAAAGATGAATAACAAGGATTTTACAAAGTTGGTACAACCGCTTTGCCAAGAAACTCCTAAGGTTCCCAATAGGCGCAGATTGGTTGTGCTCGCATTCAACTGGTCTACCAACCTTGATTACGGGATAGACGCTTTCGTGTTCGACACGGAAGCCAAGTGTATTACTAAGCTTGTTGAGGTGATGAAGAAATTCAAAGATGACAGGTCTTTGGATACCGCACTACAACATGCTGAACGAAATGAAATCAACGAAGCGTTGCAAGTACTTGATACATGGTGTGAAGAGTACTCATCAATGTGTGGAGAGTTTACGTATCTAATTAAGGATGGCAATCATGAAGGCATATGCCGTACATGATCTGAGTACACTCAAGCGATTCATTCAACAGTTCGATCATTGTGGAACAAACTACAAAACCTTGGATGAGTTCTTCGAGGATAATCCAGATGCTGTTGAGGTTGTAGCTGATTGGATCGAAGAAAATCTAACGGAACAAGACGACGAAAACGAAAACGAAGAAGAGGCCGACAATGAGTAAAGATGACCATTTGGAATTGGACGGAGTGATTGAGGACGCGATGGGTGGAGGGCAGTACAAGATCCGCCTGAATGAAAAAACCAAAGACGGACAGACTACATACGTTAGGGCGCAATTGGCAGGCAAGATGAGGCAGCGCCACATTCGTGTGTTAGCAGGTGACCGTGTTCGGGTGGCTGTGAGTCCATATGATATGACTCATGGGATTCTCACTTGGAGGTACAAGTGATTTCGTTTACAACTCTTGCAATCATCTATCTCATCATTGGATTTTTCTACGCCTGTGGTGAGTTGAAGGATCATCCGCCAGCCAGAAGGTCTAACAACACTCCAGACATTCCTGTTATAATTACAGCTGGCGTGTTGTTTGTGTTTACTTGGATTGGTTTTGTGTTAGTCAAGGCAATTTTTGGAGGTCCAAAAAAATAAATGTCTAACGTTCGCAAACTGCTCCGGGTTATATTACTCGGAGCGGTTGTGTTGTTACCTGGGGGATTCTTAATAGCTGTAGTTATTCTTAGAAGGTGGTGGGGACAAGTTACAGCCAAGGATATCAAATGAAATACAAAAACAAAAACATCAAGCGGTACTTCAATGTAGTCAAACGGGCATTGTTCCGAAGTACATCGAAACTTAGTTACCAAAGAACACTACAAGCTATTGAGCGATTGGCTGAGGTTGTTCATAACACGGAAACTGATGAGGACGTATGGTACATGGGAGAGAGTTCGGAAGCGACGCTTGATGCAGTAATTGTAGGAGCATATTGGTTCCTAGCGGATTACTATGGTGGTCTGGAGTACCGAGTGTATTGCAGACTTGGCGAGATATTCAAGCCTGGATGTACATCTGGTCCTGAACCTGAGAGTTCTGAGAAAGATGTATATGAAATGCTTGAGCGACTTTACAACGAAGTTCATGGGAAATGTTACAAAGTTTGGGTAAATGTTGAGTATTGTAATGATACTCAAGGCGTTTACGAAAATGTATCTACCTTTCCGGTTTGTCTAGGTAAATTTGATTCAGCGGAGGAAGCTGATAACTTTATCAAGAACATATCGGGCCAAGATCCTCAAAGTATAGAGAAAACAGATGCCTAGAGTTAACAAGTACATCTACGAGACCATCGTCCAGGGATTGTGGTGTGGGCAATGGTCTGATGAATGTGCTGTAGGTTCCTACAGTGAGCGAAAGCAAACATTAAAAGAGTACAAGGAAAACTGTCCAGGGACGGCTTTCCGAGTCATTCACCGCAGATCTACAAATCCTGACTACAAATCCTGAAAGGGTTTAAGATGTTAGACAAGCCCAATTGGCGATTCATCAAGCGAGATGAGACTAGGTTTTGGTTGCCGAGTTGTAATGCAAGGCGGCTAGGTACTAAACTTGTGGCAACGTATGCTTACAACAAGAACTCATGTACTCACAATTGTTCTTTAACTCCCGATTACTGGCTATTGTATCTTGGAACGGAAGCTTTTCCGAAAGAAGAGTTAACGGATATCGAACGGGAGTTGATTGATACAGACATCAGGGAATCCGAAAGTGAAGAGCAAAGCAATTACTTCAGTTGTTCCTATGTGGACAGTATGAAGTCTGAAGCATTGCCGTATGAAATTGATATTGACAGAGCGGATTTTGAAGAAGGTGAAGATGGGGACGATCAATACAACAGAGTTGTAGAGGATTGTATTATAGAGCAATATCAAGCTAATCCGTGTTAACAAATTAGGATTGGTAATTAAGTAACCAACAATGTTTAACTTTAGATGTGCAACAGTAAGAGAACCAGGAAGGAGATATGATTAAAAATATTCTAGTACTGCCAGTACTGCCAGTATTTCTAGCAGTGCTAATGATTCTATTAACGTTTGCGTTAAATTGTTCGGAAACCGATAGTGAAACGATAGTTGTCACCACATTTAAGGAGTACATTCCGCCTATTAAGCCGAATGAATTTCGTATAGAGGGGCTTAATAAAGCCCAAGAGTCCCTAGTTAAGGCTGGTGCTTTAGAATGGTGCATAGCGTCCGCCGGAGTCTACTGTCCTACTATCGTAGATAGTGGGGCTAGTATCATCCTAGGTGTTGCTCGGTTGTCTTCGGGCAATGGGAGTGGCTCTGGTAATTGGACTGACCTAGGTGACGGAATTAGTCGTATCGAATTGAATTACTACCAGGATGATGAACACCTATACGTAGGTATCCTACACGAGCTAGCGCATCATTTTGGATGTACGCATTTCATCGAGGAATCGACAGGACTGCTCCCGCAATGGGTGCGTGACGTCCAAAACATCGGCGTTACGGATGCCGTCGTAAATTGTCAAAGGTTCTAAATCATTAAGAGTTCAAGCGAACTATGGAAAAATACGCAAAAATCAAGCGATTCGTAATCGTATACTTCTCAAAGAATTATGATGCTTACACACTGTTCCAAACGAACTGGGCAGAGCATCATTACGATACAGCTAAGGAAGCACTCAAGTCCAGGGATTTGTTTGCGGAGTCAGCGAAGGAAAAGCTTGGGATTGAGGGACTCAAGGTAATTGAGGCAGAGTGTTATCACCATGGGGAGAGTGTGGGTATGGTATTCACTGATGAATACGTTACCGAGCATGAGGTAAAGTCCCTTTGAGGCTGCCCGCTGTGAAAGTGCCCGAGCAATCCTTTAGGGTTGCCGGGCCGAGCGGGCAAACCGAAAAAGGGCGAAAGGAAATCATGAAACTAGAGATTGAAAAAGTTCTGGTAGTGTCAACGGTGCACATCACTGAACAAGATAATCATCTTCTACAGATTTCGGCAGATGAAACTATCATAGTGTATGACTGTGAATACTTCTACCTGATTTATCTTGCGGAAAACATCTTGGAAAGTATTGGTGAGGTGTTCTCGCCTGCTTTTAAAAAGTTGATTGAGTTTGCAAAGACTCACGAAGAAGGATTCACTCATCTGAAACTTGACCGTGATGGAAACACTCTCGAAGGGTTTGAGGAATTTGATTGGTAGGTGAAGTATGAAAGAACAAGAATGTAAAAGTTCGGGGGCTGTACTAGAGCAGCAAGAGTATAAAAGCGACAAGCTAGAATACGATAATAAGGATCATCTTGATCCTATCTTATTATTCACAGCGGTTCAAGGAGTGATTAAAGTAGACCCGAATGTTGAGAAAACAACAACGCAAGAGTACGGAGTTTACTACGTTCCGCAACGTGGAGTGGGAATGCAAGGATTTGCATTTGATGGTTCCATAGTTTCAATAGCCTTGCGAATCTCTAACATGCAGAGTGTAAGCATTATTCCTGGAGAGATCAGTATACCGAAAATTGATGTTGATACAATCGTTCAATCCGTGCTCGCCTGGATGAGGTCCTGGATAAAGGGCGAGGAAGATACTGTTAAGAATGAAGATGATGAGGATGAATAACAATACAGCTCAAGGACAGTATAGACACCAAACACACTGTGGTTGGAGTTACTGGAAGGATATAAAAGAGTGTAAAAGCTTTAGACCAGATCAAGAGTATCAATTTCTTGGAGTGTCTAATATGTCAGCACCTCTTGGACTGGAATATACAGCCGACACAGATTGGAAGCCCTCAGAATTGTGTGAGTTTTCCGATGAAAAAACATACAGATTCCGACCACCAGGGTTAAGTGAATAAAATCACATTTTGGTAATTCCATGAGCCAGGTTAAATTCAAAGCGAAGTACAAAGGCGAAGATGTTGAGGTTGTTACAGGTTGGGATCCTCCGCTTGGGTACTATCACCTAACAATCTTTGACGCTGATAATAAGGCCGTGTTCGATGGGTTTGATATTCTCGGGTTCTGTCGAAAATTAAATATGATCAAAGAAGTTATGAATACGTTAGGTATTCAAGTTCCGCCCGAGACATTGGATATTGTTGATCGTCGTGAAGGAAACGTTGTGTACAACTGGAATGGGGAGCTATCTATATGGACGAAGAAGACCTTGTAGATGATTTCTCGGAAGACTTCCGAGACGATTTCGATGATGACGAAGATTTTGACTTGGACTCTGATCCCGATTCTGATTTGATTGATGGTGTAGGATTTGCTAACCCTGGTGGGAATTCAGCACTACGAGCAGCAACTCCAAACAATCCAAGAAACCAACCTTGTCCTACTTGTGGAGAGCCGAACAGGCTAACCCCAATTGATGTTCAGCTAGGTTATTGTTGTGATGACTGTGCTGATGCAGCTGAACGAGGTTGGTAATGGCTTGGTTGTTTTCGTTTTTTAATACAAAGCCGCAAATGACTGGGCGAATACTTAGCTACGATGAGATGATGTCTCTTATCGAGACTGAGCAATCAAAACGAAAGTTGAGATTTTTATAAAGAAGATACAATGATTGAATACACACATGAATTTTACATTGAGCGAGAAGTAAACGGTGAAGATGTAGAAACTACTCTTCAAGTTGAGTTGAGTATTGAACCTTTCGTTCGCGGAAAGTACTATGGTCCTCCAGAGAATTGCTTCCCTGATGAGGGTGGTATAGCAGAAATCAACGGTCCTATCATGGTTCAGAACGAAGATGGTAAGTTTGAACCATGGACTGGAGAATTGACAGACGCTGAGGTTGCCAAGGTAGAGGAAAATGGGTACGAAGCCTGGGAGCAAAACACAGCTGAAGCTGGTATCGATGAAGAAGATGACTACGATGTTCTCGATTTCGATGATGACTTTCGAGATGACCGAGCGATTGCGCTAGCTGGTGGTGGTAAGGTGTTCTACTAATGGGTTGGACATTCTTGCACGAAGCGAGAGAGAAGCAACAAGTTATCGAGGCATGTGTAAAGAGTTCTGCCACACTCAAATGTGTGAAGAAGGCGGTTCACGGAAATCATTTGTGGACCATTTTTGAGAACTCTGTTACCAAGAGTAAGAGCATTGTTCTTTTCTTGCTAGCCAAGAGCCAGGGGTGTTGGGGATACAAAGACATGACGGAACACATGGGGCCGCATTATTACGACTGTCCTGTGTCGTTCTTGGATGAAGTTCCTGAACCTGACAGTCCATACTCAGCAGGTTGGCGAGAGGGTGTGCGAACCTACCATGCTAAGGAGAAAGAGCGTAGGACGCATCTGAAAAACCTAGCGGTTGGGAGTATGATCAAACTGATGGACGGGTACAAACCGAACGTTCTTCGAGTTACATCTCTCAATCCTCTCCGGGGTACGTCTAGCGAAGGTGATTTATACAGGATTCCGAAAACAAGAATTGCGGAGGTGATGTGATGTTTCCAAATAACTTCAACGATTTCGATAAGCGTTTCGACCAACACTTCACGCAGACACAAAAGACTGTAAACACGATATTTCGGTTTGCGATTGTTATTGGTGTTTTGAGTGTAGGCTTTATCGTCGCGGTCATCTACTTCCTTATTAAGTTGGCAGGTGCACTATGAATCAATGTCCAAAATGTGGAATGTATTGTACTGATGTTGCTACACACTGTGATTGTGGAGAGCCTCTAAAGACAAGCTCATCAGGTAGTTCCAATCGCATTCGTACCAAAAAGTATTTGACAGCCTATACGGTTGCCAATGTAATCAAATGTATTGGTGTCCTGATTGGTGTGGGTGCGGCGATTGTTCTTGTCTATGGATTTCTAAACGACTTTCCATGGATATTCAATCTATCATCTATTGGTGGTATCTGGATTGGTTTGGTAACAATCGCAGGTGCTCAAGTTATGGAAGCAATTCTTGATATCGGAAACAATACAGCTAGGTAAGTAAACCGGGGCGAAGAGTCTAAATCATGATTAAAGAAATTGACAATTATACTAAACGAGTTTCTGATTTGTGTGAGTTTGTGAAGGGTAATGAAGAAGCTACGAAGCAAAGTCTTGTTATTCCACTCTTCACGATACTTGGATATGACATGACTGACCCTCGGCAATGTATTCCGGAATACAAAGCCGACTTTGGAAAAGGCAGATCAACAAAACCTGTTGATTGGGCAATCTTTCATAACGGTGCTCTCGGTATTATGGTGGAAGCCAAAGAAGCTGGTAAGCCGCTCGATGGATACAGTGAGCAACTGGCTGATTACTTTGCAAAAGAAGTCAGTGTAAAAATCGGAATTCTAACCAATGGTGTTCATTGGAAATTCTTCGTTGACAACAACCATCCAAACATAATGGATCGTGAGCCTTTTGCGGAGTGGGATGTATTGAAAGACCCACCTCCAATTGAGGTTATCACTCTTCTTCAAAAGAAATCTCTAAATTTCGAGCTTGTCAAGTCATATGCCAATCGCAAAATCTTTCAGAACCTGCTGATTGGTGAAATCAGTAGACTTCTCGAACCGAGTTCCGAGTTTACGAAGTTAGCAGTTGCTAATATCGAAACGCGAAACCTCACACCATCGGTTCTTGAACATTGGAAGCCAATTGTTACTGGAGCAATTCGGGAGTGGGCGGCAAAGAAAGTAATTAATACCACGCTGGAATCAGTTGACATCACTGCAGAATCATCCGAGAAGTCAAAAATCGTAACCACAAAAGAAGAGCTTGAGTTTTTTGAGGTTGTTAGTAAAATTCTTGGTAACGAACGTCCGTGTGAATATGAAGACTCGCAGCAATACTTCAAGATCAATGTATCAAACTCAAATGTGAAACGTTCGTCGTTTGTTAGGCTTCAAATAACGTCACGGAACATCTGGGTTTCGGTTCCGCTTTCTGTAGACGAAACTAGAAAGTTTGTTCCAGAAAAAGATGTGTTAACAAACAACGGATGGAGTAGACTCTCTATCGAATCAATTAACAACATTGGTGATTTGGTTTTGTTGCTAGTTGCTGCTTATGACAGCGTGAAGTGAACGATGCTTCCGAGGCACTGTACGAAAGGGCTCGGCGAGAAATCGTCGGGCCTTTTCTACGAGGGAATATGAAAAATCAAGGTACACAAGGCACACGATCTTTGGGTGAAGTTTTCTACACAATTGGTGGTATCAGCATCACTGTTGAACAAGTGATGGACTTGTTACTTGGAGCGCTTGAGGGCGGCTCGAATTACTGGTACTACATTCCAGGCTTTCAAGAACCAAGCGATATGTCAAAAGTTCCGGCTGGCGAGTTCAATTCGGTAGAACTTTGCGCATGGAGCGATGGTCACATCAAGATTTGTGACAAAGAAGCTTTCTACGATCACCAATCCGGAAACTCTCAAGAGGAACCACAGCGTTGGATTCTTAATGAAGAAGCGATGAAGAAGGGTCTTGACCTGATGCACAATCAACACATCAAGCATTTCGCTGACTTCGTTATTGGTGATGGCGATGCAAACACGGCAGATGTATTTCTGCAAATGTGTTTGTTTGGCGAACTTGTGTACGGCTAAAGGATTGTGAAACATGGCAAAATACGAACTGAGTATCAAAGCGAGTTATCTTCCTGGCTGGGGAGTTTTTGAAGGAATCAGAGAGATTGTGGCTAATGCCCGTGACGCTGAAGTTCAACAAAATGCTCCGATGGGGATCAAATACGCCAAGCGTGTTCGGAACAAAAAAGAAACAGGATCTATTGTAATTGTTAACAATGGAACGACCCTACCTACTGAAGCTCTTTTGGTTGGTTATACAACTAAGGTTGGTGATTCAAGACTAATTGGACGTTTTGGAGAGGGAATCAAAGGAGGTATTCTTGCTCTGCTTCGGTGTGGAGTTGATATTAAAATCCGAAACGGTTCTGAGGTGTGGATACCGAGCATTGAGCACTCTGACAAGTTCAACGCTGATGTTCTTGTGTTCAATGTAACGAAGGAACACAAGGAAGAGAACAGAGTTCAGTTCGAGATTATTGGGGTAGATGAAGCTGACTGGAAAACAATTTCGGAACGATTGCTGTTCATTGGTGAGTATCCCGAGGCAATCAAGGTTTCTGGAGGAAACATACTCACATCACCTCGCTACAAGGGACAGATTTTCGTCAAGGGTATGTTTGTAGCTCAAACAAATTCTGCTTTCGGATATGACTTTGAAGATGCAGATATTGACCGTGACAGACGTATGGTAAATGATTTGAGTGAGAAAACATCAAATCTCTTAGCCGGTGCGGTTAACGATGGTCATCTTGTATCTATGGTTTTTACAATGATGCAAGATGGTTCTGAGGAAGTTGGGTACATAAGTTCTTGGCGATTAAATGAAAAAGGTCGCAAAGCGATTGCTCAAGAATTCCAGCGCAATAATCCTGGTGTGATTCCTGTTGAACGGGATGATCAAGTAAAAGAGCTAGAATCCTATGGTAAGAAAGCAAGGCAAGTACCATGGGGAATGCGAAACATCCTAGAAACAGAACTTGGTTCCGCTGCGAACGTTCTGGTAGAGCTTAGACGTTCTGAAAAGACGTTGTACAGTATCGGAGATTTAGAACAGGATGAACGAGACAATCTTCGTAAGGTTGTTTCAATGACTGGCCGGGCTTGTCAGAAGCTTGCTGAGAACGTTGTATCCCTGGATGATGTTATGGTTGTGGATTTCCACACCAACGATCGTTTAGGAACCTATGATCCAAACACTGGTAAGGTTCGGTTGGCTCGAAAGATTCTGAAGTCCAAGGGCCAAGCGTTGTACACTTTCGTACACGAGGTTGCTCACACTCATGGCGGAGATGGTGTTCGCTCTCACGAAGAGGCCATCGGTAATATCATGGAGAAGATTCTGGACGAATTGATGTAAGGATAGGGGACTTCGGTCCCTTTTCTTTTACCAAAGAGGTTGTAATGACATTGGTTCAACGAACAAAATTAACACTTCAGTTTCTCGCCGAGGACATCATCAACGAAATCTCACTAGGGCGAACAGGTTCTTGCTTACGGACGTGACCGTAATGATAGAGATTGCAAGGCAGAGAATCACGGAGATGATTGGCCTGATACGGGATTGTACCAATACCTGTGGGAGAATGGAGCTTGGAAGTTCCGTTACACGGAATCTGGAAGGGGTCCAATTGATTGGGCTAAACTAACAAAACTCGTAACCGAGGAGTAACATATGTACGAAGAACGATACGAAGAACGATACGAAGATAATAAGGATGATGAGCCCGAAGACATCGGAATTTCTTTGTCAGTACCTTTCGCTTTTATGAGTGAGAGGGGAATCATTGCCAAGGAAAACTTCCAATGTTGCACCACCTGTGGGTGTGCAGCAATAGAAGATGCTATCAAAGAAGATGGACATGAGTTCCATGGATGGTGTTTCTATCATGCACAGGATGATGAAGATCGTGCCCGTGGAAATAGCTTCTACCTCACGTATGGTTCAGTTAACAACAACGATGATGAGGCCAAGAAAGTCGGTGAGCAAATCGTTCAAATTCTGAAAGACCACAACGTCAAAACAGAATGGGATGGTAATGTTTCCCATCGAATTGAAGTGCTTCAGCGCACGCGATAACACGGGTGTGTGATAACCGCGCACCGGGTAGTCCGACCGCCGGGCCGATGCTTCCGAGGCACCGGGACTAAAAGAGAGCGGGACAAAATCATGAAACAAGAAACCATAAAGAGGATTGAATACTTGGCAGCTGCGCGGCGAGCCCAACTTGATTATAAGGCTAAATCTATGGTAATTGCCAAGGGTCGGCTAAGTAGGCGTCATGAGCGTCAAGCCAACCAACATGCGAGGAAGGCTAACCACCTGGCAAGTGAGATTATTTCCATCTTAGACATAGCATAAGAAAGTTTGTCTGTAGATTCTCGGGATGCAAATCCTGGACTTCCTTAAAGATTCCTGTAGATGAGAAATCTGATACAGAAAAATCTCAAGCGAGTAAAAAACCGATTGACACTCTGAAGAACTCAGAGTAACCTTATCTTAGTTCAGTTACGCAATCATCACAACAACCGCCCAAAAGGCAAACGTACAAGAAAGAAACAACAACATGACCAAGACCAATACTAACACCACCGTTTCCACCATCCTCTCTACTCTGTCTCCTGCCGCTGCTGAGGCTCTTCGTTCGCACTTCCGTGAGGAAGCTGTTGCTGAGATCACCTCAACGCTTTCCGGTTCCGCTCCGAAGGCTCCGAAGCGTGCTGAGAATGCAGAGAAGGCAGAGAAGCGTGGGCAGAATCGTCAGCACACGACTGATGGTACTAATCGTTCTGCATCTCAGTTCATCCGTGATTGTGGCGAAGATATGAGTGCGAAGGATGTGGTCGAGGCCGCTACTAAGGTCGGTCTCAACATTGAGGCTATGCTTGTCTACAATGTTCGGGCTCAGGCCAAGAAGAAGGTTGAGGAAGCCCTGAACACTGAGGAGACGGCCAAGAAGGATGCGGATCGTAAGGCTAAGTTGCAGGAAAATGCGAAGAAGGCTCGTGATGCTCGACAGGTCAAGATTGCCGAGCGCAAAGCTGCTGAAGAGACGGCTACTGAGGTTGCAACTCCCGCTGAGGCTCCCGCTGAGGCTCCCGCTGAGGCTCCCGCTCCGAAGGCCAAGGGCAAGAAGAGTTCCAAGTAATCCGGTTGCTTGGTCTCCAGTGATGATTGCACTCTAGTGCGTTGAATATGTTTCCATAGCGTAGTGGTTTTTCACTACGCTATGGGCATATCTACTACTTAGCTTGCAATTTAGAGGAGGAGTTAAGTAGCAATTGGAGATAAACTTGCAACAACCAAAGATCAGTCAGCTTGACCAGCTCTTAATTGACGTAGGTTTTGCCGCACGTCAAAAATTTGGTAAGACGCCGTTTCGTGTTTGGTATGTAATGCTTAACGAAAAGGCGTGGAAAGGAATTGTCATTAATACTGCTAGCAAGATAAAACTAGCAGAGGGTCCGGTAAGATCAACACTTAATGGTTCTCTTGCTTCATTCAAGGCCCAGTTAGAGAAGAGCCCGACGAAGACGCTTAACAGCGGTTCTTGATAAAAACCGTTAGCGAGATTGGCCGGTTTATCACCGGCTTTTTCAATTTCGTTGTGCAAAACATGGTGCAAAACATGATCGCAGCATTTACCCGAGTTTCTGGAAATGCGAAGACAGGTCCTATCCCGATCTCGATGACAGAACAAAAGTCTTGTCCTGACGTTTGTCCCTTCAAGGCTGGCAAGATGTGCTATCCGTACTTCTCTCCGCTTGGATTCATGTGGGAAGCGTTGGATACTGGTGGTTTCTACCCTGGTTCCAACCGTCGTAGTTCAACTCCCATATCTTGGGAAGAACTTTGTAGACAAGTGAGCAAGCTTCCAAGGGGACAAATCTGGCGGCACAACACGGCAGGTGATTTGCCTGGTGTAGGAAACGTGATTGACACTCAAAAGCTTGATGCTTTGGTACAAGCTAACAAGGGTCGTAATGGTTTCACGTACACTCACAAGCCTGTTGGTTACCGAGGTCAAGCGCTAGTTAATGCGAGAGCAATCTATGCAACCAATCGTCAAGGGTTCCGTATCAATCTGAGTGCGGATTCATTGAAGGAAGCTGATGAGCTTTTTGATTTGAAGATAGCTCCAGTTGTAGTAGTGATTCCTTCTGATGCTCCCAGGAAGTTGTACACTCCTAAAGGACGCTTGGTAATTGGATGTCCAGCTGAGCAGAAGGATGAGGATGGAAATCCTAGAATCCAATGTGACCGATGTCAGTTGTGTTCTAAGGAACGCAACGCGATCATCGGATTTCATTCACATGGAAAATCTGTAAAAAAAGTAAACGTTATGTTGAAAGTTATTCAGTGAACTACCCCTATCTTCAAAGTATGCCGTGAAGATTTTCAATCAGTAATTCTGACTTAAATAGTGGCCCTGGGAAACCAGGGCTGCTTCTTTACCAAAGGAACTATGTCAAGAGCTGAACCTCTAATTACATACGATTTAGTAACCGAAGAATCCGCAATTGACGGAGATGTTGCCGAGCGGGGTACGGTACATCTTTTCTTTAGAGAAGCGTTCATTGAACCAATGGACCCTGAGATTATTGGGGAACAAGCTAAAGCGTATCTGGAAGATAAGACTACAGATACAATGGACTGCATTCGTTGGATGAGGAATCGATCCTCTTGGCGAGATTCTGGTAATGGGTCTTATTACGATGAGACCGAAGAGCGAACAGATGAAGGTGTTGTTACCTACGCAGTTCACTTTGGAAGATCAAGAACAAATCTTCTGAAGATGGCTGGGGTTAACATAGAGAAAGGATAGTTAGGGACAGTACAATGAAAACCAAATTCTACGCAGTAACAAATGCCAACGGCCTAATTTCCCAGGAACTACAGGCTTCTTCTAAGGAAGAGGCGATTAAAGAAGTCAAGAACGCGGTTGCTGATCGAGCAGCAATTTCTTGGATCGATGACAATCAGACAGATCTGGAAGATGCATGTGGCGTCAGCTGCAATGACATGAGTTACGACGAGGCCCTCGCATGCTCATAGAAACAAAACATGATTGATATCAAAGAAAAACTTCAGGTAGATATTTCTGAAGAGGGGTTAGAATTCCTCACACTAAACAATGGAGTTGTTGAAACAACAGAACACTTTGATGACTCCCATGAGCAGAAAGAGTTGTTCCATGAGTTTTCATTGGTTCAACTAGCGTTAGAGAGTGGTCGCGTCAAGGTTTCGGAAGATGGTAAAACCGCTCAGATTACAATCACTATACCGGTGAGATTGAACTGTGGTTGTTCAAGTATAAGATCACAAATCTCAAAAATTATAACTGATATTGACAAGTGATCTAGGAGTTCCAAATGATTGTAAACCGATACCCTGGCAAGTGTCAGAATTGTGGAAAACCCCTGGCCCAGGGTGAAGGGTTTGCATACAAGAACGATTTCAAATGGTTCTCGGTGTGCAGCTCTTCAGCTTGTCATCGTAAACTTGGACTTCAAGCTCCAGGTCCTGAAACCAAACCAATCCGAACGCTGAGTGATGACGGCTTTGTTACGATGCCGTATGACTCTGCAGCGATTCCGTTGCTTCGGTCAATGCCAGGTGCTAGATGGGTTCCAGAGAATAAGCAATGGAAAGTTAGTACAGAGACCAAAGACCTTCGCCGAGTTCTTGAGATTGCAGACCAACTCCAATTGGAAGTGTCTGATGTTTTCAGGCATCTAGCAGCTGAAGGAACTCCGGAGTCCCGAGAAGCAATTAAGAGAGCTGAGCGCAAACGTGCTGATGGTGCAGAGCTGTTCCTTTACCAAAAGGTTGGTGTGGAATTCTTAGCTTTGCATGACCGGGCTCTGCTCGCAGATCAGATGGGACTAGGAAAAACGGTCCAAGCTTTGGTTGCATTGCCAGAGAATGCACGAGTCATCTTGATTGCACCAGCGGCGGTGAAGTACAACTGGGCAGATGAGGCTCAGCAGTGGCGTCCTGATTACAAGATTCATATCTGCAATGGTAAGAACTCTTTCAAGATGCCTGAGCGTGGTGAAATTACGATTTTGAACTACGAGATTCTGCCTGACTGGCTGACTCCTAAAAAAGTTCCTGGTAAGAAATACGAGGAAGCCGTTCTAACAGAAGATCAGATTGCAATTCTGAAAGAAACGACATTGATTGCGGATGAAGCTCACCGCGTGAAACACTATAAAACTTCACGTTCTAAGAAAGTCACGCAGCTGTCCAAGATTTGTAAGCGAGTATGGTTCCTGACTGGTACGCCACTGATGAATCGTCCGCAAGATTTGTATGGCGTTCTTCAGGCTGGAAACATGAATGTCTTTGGTTCGTGGAACAAATTCGTTGAGCTGTTCAACGGGTATCCAAACGGTTTTGGTGGGTACGAATTCGGTATTCCTTCTCCCGAAGTTCCTGAGAGAATGAAGCGAGTCATGCTTCGCCGTCTCAAGATTGAAGTTCTTAAAGATCTTCCTTCTAAGACTTACCAGAAGGTTGAGGTTTCCCTTGACAAGGAAACAATCAAGAGTCTTAATGAGTTCTTGATTGGTGAGGGAATCAAATCCAAGGATGAAGAAGCTATTCAGGCTGAGCTTGAAACAGCGGACCTTCCTGGGTTTGAGAAGTTCTCAGAGATTCGTGCTCTGTTAGCCAAGTCCCGCATCCCTGCTGTGTTGGAAATGGTTGAAGAGTATGAGGAAACTGAGACACCTCTGTTGGTATTCAGCGCTCACAAGGCACCTATCGAAGCGTTGAAGGATCGTGCGGGTTGGGCAATCATTACTGGTGATACATCTGCTGAAGAAAGATTCAACATTGTAAAGCTTTTCCAAGAAGGAAAGCTAAAGGGTGTTGGGTTGACTATTCAGGCAGGTGGTGTTGGTCTTACGCTCACACGAGCATCAAATGTATTGTTTGTGGATTTGGATTGGACACCTGCAATGAACATTCAGGCGGAAGATCGCGCACACAGAATAAGTCAAAAAGATAATGTACTCATCAAGAGAATGGTTTCTAATCATCCCCTTGATAAGCACATACAGATGCTTCTGGAATGGAAGCTTCTGATAGCTCAGCAAGCCTTGGAAGCGAGTATCAAGTTCACTCCGTTGAAGCCCAGACCACTGGCCCAAGACATTAATATTGTCCAGGAAACGGATGAGGAGCTATCTGCTCGAATTGAGGCAGCTGAAAAGGAAGCGAATAAAGAGGAAGCCCTTGGAAAGCTCAGCAGGGTTCTAGGAAGGGAGTCGGTAAAGGTTAATGATGTTCCTGAGCCTGTTCTAACAAGTGGTCGTAAGGCTATGTTGATGGAGGCTTTGGATTACATGATTAGCCGATGCGATGGTGCTGAGACCCGAGATGGTATGGGATTCTCGAAACCCGATGCAGGAATGGCTCGTTGGATTGGTGCAAGTCTTACTTCGGGTGAGGATCTTCCGTTCCGAGTCTTGGAAAGAATCCTGTGTAGGTACCGACGGCAACTGAAAGGACATTTCGAGGAGATTTGGAAGCCTGAATGAATGCGAATCAGCTGTTTAAACTAAGAGAGCTTGCAGCACTTACCAGACAGGAACTATCTCAGTTTGTTCAAAGGAATGAAGACTTTGACGATGACTGGTGTGGTTCCTGTCTGTTGTGTTCCTGGGTACTTAACAAAGTACTCAGGGCACACGGGTTCAATTCTGAGTTGTGTGTTGGTACGTACGATAAAATCTGTCATGCATTTGTAATGCTTGATGAGTACGTTGTAGATATCACAGCAACGCAATTCGAAAACCCAGAAGTGTTCATCGAAGTTTTCGAAGGTTCTGACTACAAAGTCAAAGCCAAGAGCGAGAAGATTTACAAAACAATCAGGAACTGGCCTGCTGAACAAATCCCAAAGACTTATAGAAGAGAGTTGAGTAGGATTTTCAGACGCATCATAGGTGGTAAATGAAACCAGGACAACTCTGTGAGTTTGCTGGATGCCTAAATCCGGCAGTTCATCAAGCAAAGATTGGGCATCCGCTTGAGGGTAGGTGGTGTTGTCAAGAATGTCTTGATAACCCTTTGGGAGTTCAAGAAGACACGGAAGTGAAACGGCTCGGACGCAAGATTGAAGAGAAGCAAAAGTTTCTCAGAGAGATGCGGCACGAGATACAATCTCAGATTGTAGAGCACCAAAACGAAATCTTGCAAGCAATCTTCGATGGGTTGAAGACATACAAGACTCATCCAAAGATTTTACTTGACCGAGAGATGAGGAATGGTAAGAATGATTTGGAAGAATATCTTACCAAGAAAAGGCTTAAGGTTGAAGACCCTTCGTACTTGGCACTTGGAAGTTGGACATGCCTAGCAAGCCCAACTGGTTCATGTGTGTATGATCACATTAATGATCCTGTCAAAGACTGCTGCATCTTCTGCGGCGGACCTGAAGAGCGAAAATAAATGTCCTGTCTGTGGGGAGCGCGAGATACACATGAGTTCTTGCGCTTCTCACAACGGACACAACTGTGATTGCTACGATTGGCAGTGTTCAATCTGTGGCGAACCGGTTGACAGTTGTGATTGTAAACGATGTCCCAAATGTGGGAGGGTAAGATGAAAGAAACTGATACCTACATCAGCGTACATATCTCTGATCTTAAAAGTCTGCCAGGTGAATATCTTGACAAATTGAATCATGCACTTGAAGTAATGAAATCATCAGAAGGTAGAGTTGTTTCATTTCAAGTTGTATCTGTTTCGAAAGTACTTGATCAAGTCCAGTTTCTGTGCTATCCAGCATTCTGGAGCAAGATTTTCCCGGAGCTTACTGAGTCCTGGATATTGACATTCGGAGATGGGGGAACACGGATTGTACACGAAAAGTACGATGCTATCAATCCTCCTATACTTCACCACAAGGAACTCTACATCAAGGATACAAATCCCGATGTTGCAATGCTTCGGGAAGTGACTCGAAAGTGTGAAGAGGCTGGATGCTTTGAGCAAACGATTGAGAATCGGTATCAATGGATTCAGACCCTTAATGAGAAAGGAGTAGAACTTTGAGCTATATTCCAAAGCTGTTCATGCACTGCAAAACGTGTGGAGGTAATCAGCTTGTGGTTGCAATCTCAACCGAGAACGAGCTGCTGATGATGTGTGAGAAATGCAAGAAACTCGTAGCGGTTATCAGTGAGTGGCCGGATCAGACCAACGTTCACGGAAACGATTGTGAATGTGACCGCTGCAAAGAAGAACAAAGCAAGATATCAAAAGATATGTTGAACTAGCCTTGAAGGTCCCTGGATTTTTGTGGTAAAGCCATATAAGTTCATGGGACTTTACAAGCTTTCTTCTCAATTCACCGATTTCATAAAGGCAAGGTCAGCCAATCCAGAAAAGATTCTTGAGCAAGTATCTGATGCTATTGAGGATCTTGGAGACAAGGGCCACATACTTCCTGGTGGAGCCGCTGCACTGGAAGCTTTTCACTCATACACTCCTGGAAAAGGGGATGCGAGTGACCAGGATATGTTTGATTACTTAGGAGAGAATGCTGCACCGGTTATCAACAGGATGTACAGAATTCTTGGTGAGTTGGTAAGCACTGGTAAGCTTGATATGGTTACCAGAAAAGTGATTGAGACTTTCTTAAAGTCATGGACACCATATCCTGAGGAGAAAGTTCAGACAGGTGTTCCTGGAGTTTCCGGAGTGATTCGACGCAAGAAGCCTGAAGGTCAGGAACCTGTTGAAGATGTTAAGCTTCCTGAGATGGAGACTAGAAATAGATGGTCCAGTCCAGAGGATAGAATGATTGCTCGATTGGATCGTGAGCGTGTAGCATCATCGTTGTATGATTTGTTTACCAAGGCTGGGGTACTTGAGAAGCTTCCAGACTTTGAGGAGCGCAAGGTTAGATTAGCTGAGCGTTCATTTGAGTGGGCAAAAATAGCTCAGTAAAGTGGTCGAGGAATATAGCTACCATGCATGGTAGTTATGTCAGAGAACAAAACAAAATTAACATGCATATGTGGCAAAACCTTTCACCGAAAAGTTGTAGAGGGTCAGGTCTATGCTTGCAGTAGAGAGTGTAGGAGAAAACTACTCTCTGAAATAGGTTATCAATGTAGTATCTGTAAGAATCGTTTTTCTGAAGATAAGTTCAGATGGTTTAATGATTCAAGATATCACACTGGGAAGAGAAGGTTTCCATATTGTTTGGATTGTGAAAAACAAAAGATACAAACTTATAGAGACACTCACCAAGATGATATGAAAAACCAACATGATAAGTGGCGTAAGAAAAACTTATCTATTGGAGGTGATTTTTCGTTACGTTGGTATTTGATGAGAAGATTAGGTTCTTATCGAAGAACATGCAAAGAACTTGGTGTTGAATGTGATATAGATGCCGATTATCTTCTCGAACTATATCACAAACAAAACGGTAATTGTTATTACACATCTGAAAAGATGGAATGGAACAATTACGGTAAAGGAAAAGGAAAACAAAGAAAATCAACATTATCAGTTGATAGGTTAACTCCAAACTTAGGATACGTAAAAGGTAATGTTGCTCTTTGCACATGCAGTTCTAATCTATCAAAAACTGATAGAACAGAATCTGAGTTTTACTTATTTTGCGAAAAAGTTTTAGCTGTTAGAGATAAGCGTAATACGGAGATTAAGTCATGAAACTTATCTGGGGAACAGATTTCCATTTTAATTTTTTGCGAAATGATTTTGCTGTTCGTAAATTTGGAGAATATCTTTCAAAAGAATATCCTGATAATACTGGAATAATTATAACGGGTGATATTTCTGATGGAACACACATAGTTAATCACCTTAAAGAATTTTCTAGTAGTTTTACTAATCCGATTTATTTTGTCTTAGGTAACCATTCGTACTACGACGCATCATGGTCAAAAATAGATTCTTTGGTAACAAAGATTGTAGATGAAATTCCTCATCTATACTGGCTTAACCAAGGCATTCATGAAGTTTGTGGTCATGTTATCTGCGGCGTATGTGGATGGTACGATGCGTATCATGGAAACTCAAATTCAAATGTAGAGCTAAATGACTTTTATAATATCGCGGAATTACTTCCACAATCAAGGTATAGACCTTTACTTCTTGAAGAGATTCGAAGACGAGCTGGTTTTGAGGCAGACACTCTAGCAAGACACTTGAAAGAGGCTTGCAAAACTGACAATGAAGTAATCATTGTTGGTACTCACATTCCTCCATATGCTGAGAGTGCTTGGCATAACGGAAAGACTTCTGATAGGGAATGGGTTCCTTGGTTTAGTTCTGCAAGTACAGGAGCAACCCTGGATAGATTTGCTGAACATAATCCAGATAAAAAGTTCATTGTACTAACAGGACATTCTCACGGCTCTGGCATTTACCAGAGAAGAGACAACATGACAGTGTATACCGGTCCCGCTGTTTACGGATTTCCCAATGTAAGCGGCTGGATTAATACCAAAGAAAGAAAGATCCAGGCGTATGGTCCTTCTGGCGAAAAGGTGGAACACAAGTATTAACCCCACTGGTTATTGGGGTTCTGAAAAAATGGATGGATTCCGTTGCTACTGGAATTCTACACAACTTCTAAGCCGAAACGGAAACGTAATATACGCACCCAGGTGGTTTACAAAAGACTTTCCAAAGATTGCCTTGGATGGAGAGATATGGGCAGGACGAGGAAGTTTTGAGAGGGTTGCTTCAGTTGTAAAAGGTTCCAGGGAGAATGATTGGCGCAGCGTAGTGTTTGCTGTGTTTGATGCCCCTGAACATAAAGATCTTTTCGAGGGACGCATACAGGAAGCTAAGCGAGTGTTGACTAATAAATCAGCACACGCTTTAGTGATTCCATTCTGGATGTGTACTTCACGAAAACAACTCCTAGAGAAGCTTGATGAGATTGTGAACGCAGGCGGTGAGGGAATCATGCTTCGCCAAGCGCGTTCCATTTACATCAATGATCGTTCTTATATCCTGCTCAAGGTTAAGAAGTGGTATGATGAGGAGGCTGTTGTAATCGGATACGAACCCAGCAAAGCTAACAAGAAACTCTGCGGCGCTTTGAAAGTGATAACGCCTGACGGAAGAATCTTCAAGGTAGCTGGGTTCGATATGGTGATCGCAAACAACCCACCACCAATTGGAACAATCATCACGTACAAATACACGGCGTTGTCTAAGGAAGGGATTCCAAGACCAGCTGTGTTTGAAAGGGTTCGGGATGTCTGAACAAACGAAACGTCTGAGCGTTGTAGGTTTTTACCTTCTGAAGAAAAGCTGATATGTCTAAGAAGTTCTATGTACTAGCTAAAGCGAATCTTCCAAACCGTATTGAATTTGCTGACGAACTTATTACGGCATACAGTGATGTTGTATTTGATAATGGAAAGTTTAAGGGAGAGATTCTGGTAACTGGAGTGGTTCATGCTGAGACTGATGAGCAAACGCTTGGAGCGGTTATTACGGATTATCTCAAAGTGCATACGGATTTTGTTGTGATACGCAAGGTAGAAATCCGAGACAACGTAGTGGTTGAGAAATCAATTAGTTACCAGCGAACCGGGTAAAGAAAAAAGTTGTTGACATCTCCGACAAAGTGTGGTAAAACTGCCAAGGCTGTTTTGGAAAACAATCACAAACTTTAGTTTTAGAAAGATACAAATATCATGGCATCACGATCCGTAGCACGAGTGGTCCTCACCTTTGGAATGGTCTCTGTGGGCATCAAGCTCTATCTGAGCGCATCTGCCGAGCAGGTTGGTTTCAACATGATCAATCCGGAAACGGGTAATCGTGTCAAACAGAAGTTGGTGGATGCAGTTACCGAGAAGGAATTGAATCGTGGAGATACGGTGAAAGGTTATGAGTACCAAAAGGATAAGTACTTGACCTTCACGGAGGAAGAGGTTGCCAATATGCAGGCAGCCAAGCGCGATACATTGGACATTGCGGAGTTCGTTCCGCTCAGTGAGATTGACCCGTTGCATGTCGAGAAGACGTACTACACTGGTCCCGACAAGGGAATGGATCGTCAGTATCAACTTCTGTTCCAGACTCTTAAGACCGAAGGCAAGGCTGCAGTTGGTACGTGGGTTGCTCGTGGCAAGGAACATTTGGTTACGGTTCGCGCTTACGAACACGGACTTATCATTCACCAGATGTTCTACAATTCGGAAGTTCGAGCTTTCGATGATACCTGTGATAAGGTTACTCTGTCTACGGTTGAGTTGGCAATGGGCAAGATGCTCATTACTCAGTTTTCTAAGGATACGTTTGACAAGTCTAAATACCGAGATCAGTTCGTGGACAAGTTGAACAAGGCAGTTGAGATCAAGCTTGCGGGTGGTGAAATCACTGAGGTCCAGATCAAGACTCCTACGTCCAGTATGGCTGACTCGCTTCGTGCATCCCTTGCTGCAATGGGCGTTCCCGAGGCTCAAATCAATGACATGATTGCCAAGGCAGAAGCCGAGGTTGGTGTGAGTGTTCCGGTTAGTGCTCCAGTTGTTGAAGTTGTGGCTGAACCGGTAAAGCCGGCTCGTAAGAGTCGGGCCAAGAAGGCAGTTGCCTAAACTTGGTAACAGCGAGGGGGCGGGCAACCGCCCCTCTTTTCAATACAAAATTAAAGATTCTAGATACGAAAGATACAATCATGACTGAACTTAATGTTACTGAAGCGAAATCCCTTGCTCTTGTCGAAAGCTTCATTGATGACATTCAGAACTATGTCGATGTAAATATCGGCGAAGGAACTGCGATGACGGCAGCTGCCATCTATGAAGGCTTCAAGTCAGATATCGGTTGTAACTTGAACGAAGAGGATTTCATCAAGGGTTTCCGTGCCGCTGTTAAGGCAGACCGTATCACTGGTATCGAAGGTGCTAAGCGCGCTGGGTACAAGCGAATTGGAGAGGCTCTTACAAAGAATGCTGTTGATATAGACTTGGAAAATATCGAGCCATATCTTGACGGTATTCAAGCTTTCGTTGACAAGTACATTCAGGGCGTAACGAGAATGACGGCTTCGGTTATCTTTGAAAAGTTCTCAAAGACTACCAAATTCACATTGTCTGAGGAAGAGTTTGTGAAATCTTTCCGTCTTGCAATTCGCGAGGGTAAGATTCAGGGATTGGAGAGTGCTTACAAATTTGGTTACAAACGAGCTAGTACTGAGATGGTTGTTACCGATGACACCACTGAGGAAGAGAAGACTGGTCATGACATCTGTGAGATTGTCATCGATGAGCGTAGGAAGTTGGTAGTTCTAGACCGATTGAACTGGGCATTTCAAGTTCGGCGAGAAACTGGAACCTGGGCAACAGAGGCATACATTCCAAACATTCCTTCTGGAATGCAGTGTTTGGCGCGACGATTGATGGATGATGAGCTGAAAGGCTTGAGTAAATTCACGTTGAAAGATTTTATGTCTCGTATCATCGAGGCAGAAAATCACATAATTGAATTGATTACAAAGATTGTTCCAGAAAAGAAAGCTGAAAGGGAAGTTAAGGCGGCATGAGTTCAACGAAAGAAATTGACCTCCTGGCAAAAGAGATTGCGGATGTATTAGGAATTAATCCTGATAGCATTTCGCTTTCCAAAATGTCGGGAGGTTTCTGGATGGCGGATGTTTCCAATCTAGAAAGCGAACTATTAGACTCTCCGATAAAAGTAATGCAGAGTCTGTTGACGAAAGCGAACGATTCGGTTAGCACCTGCTAAACCCCTGTCGCGCCGTTGTGAGCCCATATAGCGAGTTACAATGATATTTCCTGAGCAAGGTGTAATATGCTTACTTCAATGAACGAAGTGCTTCAAGGACTTGGTATTCAGGGTACTTGCGTACGGGCCGAAGCTCATAGGCATCTAGCTTTCTATGACATCAAGCTTAATCGTAAGGCCTCTGCACTAGGAAAACTTCGTCGAAGTGCTCAGGAAATTGCCCTTCACCTCAAGACCAAGACCGTTCCTATTATGCGTCTTGTTCCTGAGGAAGGTATTGTAAGGCTGCAGGTTGCTCTTAACGATGCGCAGCCTGTAAGCCTTGCCGATTTATATCGAGGAGAGTGGATCCCGGACAATATGGTGTTCCCCATGTTGCTTGGTGAGAACGATGAAGGTAAGAAGCTTTGGATGGATATGAATCACAATCCACATTTAATTGTGGCTGGATCAACAGGTTCAGGGAAAAGTACTTTACTACACGCTTTAATTGCTAATGCATTCTTTATTCACGCTCTACGGGTTCGTAACGTTAATGTTTACCTTGCGGATCCTAAACGTGTTGAGTTCACGGAGTACAAAGACCCTTCTCTTAATAATGTGATTCGTGGTGTAGCTTCTTCGTATGAAGAAGTTACCAAGATGCTTCAATACATATACAACACAATGGAGTACCGATACTCTGAGATGCATTCAATTGGGATGCGTTCAGTTGAGGAGAATCCTAAGAAGTTTCCTCTTATTCTATGTGTTGTTGATGAAGTTGCTGATTTGTTCATGCAGGACAAGGGTAATGCTCTTCAGTCTCTTGTTGTTAAGATTGCTCAAAAGGGTCGTGCATGTGGTATCTTCCTAACTCTGGCTACTCAGCGTCCTAGCGTTGATGTTATCACTGGTCTAATCAAGGCTAACTTCCCTGGACGAATTGCTTGTAAGACAGCTTCTCGCAAGGACTCTGAAGTTATTCTTGATCGTAGCGGTGCTGAGACGTTGTTGGGTCGTGGTGATGCAATGCTTCAAAATATGAAGTACGAATCAGTTCGATTCCAGGTTGCATATACAACACCTAAGGCAACGATTAGCAAGTTCAACAAACTTGTTTCAATGAAGTAGGTTAACATGGATCAAATCGAAATGTATTGGAAGTGTTCCACATGCGGGACCATCAATGGTGGTTTGAGCAAGAGATGTGGGGAGCGTGTCATCAAGGACGGCAAAGTAACCAAAGGTTCTGGTGAGGGTTGTGGCAAACCTCAGGACCGCGAAGAGTGGTTCATGCCTGAAGACATTTCCGTGAATGCCAATCTCACGGATGAGGAAAATATTGCAAAGGCTACCTGTGGGGTTGATTGGTATTGTGGATATTGTGGCTCCACGCAACGCAACTCTAATGGTGAGTGCGCTTCTTGCGGCGGTGATAAGGAAGCTTCTAAGGAAGACCGCAACGGAAAACACGGGTCATGGAATCCAGATAACAAAGAATCTTGGAATCCAGATAACAAAGAAGATTTAGATTATTACAAAGAAGAGATGGGTTACAATCCGCGATACGAATCCATTCCTCCAAAGATTCCGATGAAGAGAAACATTCTACCGCTTGCAATTGGCGGGGCAGTTCTTGTGCTGCTGATCGGGTTCATTGTTTGGTTGTTCACACCAAAGTATCTGGAGGCGAAGGTTCAATCAGTTGCTTGGATGGGAACCGTTCAGGTAGAGCGATTCGTTCGCGTTCCTGATTCTGGTTGGTACTCTCCTGGTAACGCAGAGAATGTTCATTTTGAAGGGCCGAGAGTTCATCACTACGATCATGTATTGGTTGGATCTCATCGTGAATCGTATTACGAACGGGTGGCTTGTGGACAAGATTGTAGGTCTGTAAGCGTTCCAAGATCTTGTAGGACTAATAAGAATGGTTCTGCTAGTTGTAGTGGTGGAGGAACGAGACGAGAATGTTCTACAAAGTATTGTTCAGAAACTCGGTACAGAACAGTGAATGATTACCGAGAAGAGCCAAGGTATCAAATGTGGTATTCATGGCACGTTTGGCGATGGCGTCACAACCGGAACGTGCAGTCATTTGGTACTGACTTGCAACCCAAAGAACCTACTGGAATTCAGATTGCTTTGAACTCTGGTTGTTTCGGGCGGGAGCAAGAGCGAAGGTCGGAGAACGTGTTTTCTTACAAATGTGTTTTCAAAGATGAAGGTAAGAAGCTTCAAACATACGAACCCAAATCCTTGCAAGAGTTTCAGAGATGTACTGCAGGACGTTCGGTTCGGTTGAAGTTTGTAGCTGGATCGATGAGCGTTGAAAGGTGGGAATAAAATGACTATTAGAACAGAACTTCACGAAGAAGAAAGCATAGCTATCAGCGAACCAATTTATGCTATGTTTCTTGGTGATTGCTTTGGCGTTGTACTTACCAAGCGTGGTCCAGAAGATCCGCACGTTTGCTTTACCATTGTTGTTGAAGATGATGGTACCTGGGCAGAGCGAAGTAGATCTTCTTTTTATTGGATGAACGATCTTCAAGATGTATTGAAAGCATCAATGAAGTTCGTGAAGAAGTTCTGTATTAAAAAGGATAAGTTTGAACACCAATTCACACAAGACCAATTAGCTAGACCTATTCGGGTAAATGAAAGGTAATTATGGAATCTGTTTACAAAAAGATAAACAACGATGAGTACAAAACAAAGTTGCCATATGTACCTCGCAGAGAGTCTGAGGCAGCTTACAAACAACACATAGAAGACTTTGCCAGACTTGAACAAGAATTCAAGAACGATGCGATTGAGGCGGTTGGATTGAAAGGTCATCCAAAAGCTGAGAAGGCGTATGCATTGGCGTGGGATCATGGGCACAGTGCTGGGTTCAGTGATGTGCTTGATTATCTCAGTGAGTTTGCGGATTTGATCCTATGAAAGTACTTGCAATGAAAGAACAAGAACAAGTATTTTGCTAGACAAAATTGGACAACCTATCCAAGAGGGTTCCTACATTGTCTATGGACATGCTCTTGGAAGGTGTGCGGCTCTCAAAATTGGTTTGGTTCTAAAGGTTGCAGTTATAGATCCAAAGCATTCTTCGTTGTCAAAGCACCGCATTACGGTTGTTGGTGTTGATGAATACAATCCTTTTAACACCAACAAACAGATACCGTATCTAACCAAGATTGGTACGTTGCAGTTTCCTGACAGGGCTATTGTACTACCAAGGGAGCGTATCCCTCAGGCGTACTTAGAACTATTCGACGAGTACCAAAAGCAAGGGAAGAACTACAAATTCAAAAGCTGGGCCGATCTAAGGGAGGATAACCAATGAAGTACGTTAAGGGAACTCAAACATATTCGCTGGACCTTGATAACAAGACTGCTCCTACAACTAAAGCCAACATCATCTGCAATGGCGAGGTTGAAGGAATTTGGATCAAGCAAGGCGATGGTATGTCAGCCTTTATGTGGAGGAATTATGCCAACTGTAAAAACAGAAATTGATTTCGAAGACATCCTTAGAATGCAATGTGAAGAGCTTGGATCTCCACCATATGCTTCTAGATTTCATCTCAATGATATCACAGATTGGTGCTACAAACTATTAGATCGCCTGGATTATCAGGGCATGTACGATGCTTTGTTTGAAATCATAGATCGTATTGAGAAAGCTCAATCTTCAGCGGACTCTGAAAGTTTCAAGGAAGCTCTTATCAAGAAGGTTGCCAAGAACAAGATTGAAACAATGCAAGCTGAGATTGATAAGCTTACAGCCGAGTTGGAGAGATCTAACAGCTTGGTTGATCGGCTTACAACTGAGCTAGATAGAAAGTATGAAGAGGATTAGAGATGTCTGAAATTATAGACTTCTATGAGGGTAAGAAAACCTCTTGCCGTCACAACCTATCGGATATCTGGTCGTACTCTTTCGAGCAATTGGAAGATGAGCATGACTACATCCAATGGATGTTCCCATTGAATGAGCCTAGCGCTCATAACAACAAAGCTCCGATCCTTACAGCGGAAGACATCAAGACGTTCAGGGAATCACCAATGCTCAGGTGGCGTGTGATGACCTCAGTTCATACGTTCATGAGGTTCCTACACTTTACCACTAGTGCGTGGCTTTGCGAGTACGATCACAACCATCTTCGAATCACAAGAATACTGAAGTGTCTTATGCTCTTTGGTATGGAAAATGAAGCGCATGCTTTATTTGAAGAGCTAACCTCCCATGTAAAGTTCTACCGAGAATATCTCGGAGATCCGAAGTTCATGTCAAAGGCAACGTGCTATTGGGCAGATGCTTTAGGGAACTCTTTAGAAACTCTTTAGTCTGGAGATTAACATGCCAAACCTTCGAGTTATTACCAATATGGATTGCAATGAGAAGTGTTACTTCTGTTACCAGAAGATTAAGGATTCTCGGAGGTTGGATATCAACTTTCTAAGGTCCGAGATTGAAAGGTTCGACAGATTCAATAGGGCCGCAATATATGGTGGTGAGGCTACCATTAGGGAAGACTTGCCAGAGTTCATTGAACTATGCGGCACAAAGAGTGATGTGGTATCTCTAACCTCCAATGGTACGCTGCTAAACCAGAGGAAGCTACAGCAATATAGAGATGCTGGTTTGGATGAATTGGGTATCTCTGTTCCAACCATTCAGCATTGGAGTGCGATGCGGGACATGCCTTGGGAAGACTTTCTCAAGATCATCAAACTGGCTGTTAAGTACATCCCGAATGTCAGGATTAATGTTGTAGAAAACAAATACAACATGTCTGGTGACAACTACGAGATGTATGACATCATCAAGTTCTTTACCCAGGAGCTGCACATTGGGGTATTGATCTGCCGCAACTTTACCAAGAAGTATCCAGACTTAGACTTGGGTCTTAGCGGGGCCGAGTTGCGGTGTGTTGAGAATGGGTGTGCGAAGTACACCTCCAGTGGTGCTGATGTATCATATTACGAACCTGTAAAGGTGTATAACGAAAGTGATTACATCGTGAGCCCTGTTGGAGTGTTCACTAACTGGATGAAGTTTGTAGCAACAAAGGATAAGTAAGTACGACCTTGTGTCGATTTTTATTGACAGACTGGTCAGGTTGAGTATTATCCAAAGAACAGCCGCACGGGGCTTCTAATACTGTGACAAGACCGAGCTTGGTAGGAAGGTTTACTTACATCCACACTTGGTAATTGAGGTTCACCACTTCAACTTCAAGTCATGATAAACATCGTCCCATATACGAACTTCCTCTGCGAACTCTTCGTATATGGGATTTGACGTTTTTCTGTAATCTCTCAAAGTATCGAACATCTGAGAAATTCTCTTCTTCATGGATTCCTGAGACATCGATCCAAGGATCGTTTTCGCTTGCTTTTTCACTTCTTCTCTGGCATGATTCGACAAGCCGCGTGGGGCTTCTAATTCTACGACTCTGGCATGATCGTCCATTAAATCCTCCTGACCTACCTACATGTAGGTGTCTGTATGAGATATATCAAGAAAGGCATAAAGTTGCAATGAAAAACGACACTGAAACGACAGAAACTACAACTGAAAATACGTCCAGTAGTCTCAGTATTTTTGGACAGACGATCGGTGAGCCTGCGAATCAATGGTCACAGCGTGTAAGTTATGGGTTTGTGACCATTGAGTTGGCAACTGATGGTAACTCATCGTATATTGCAACGGCATTTTGGCGTGGCACAAACAACGTCATTTCCGTAGGTGATTGGAAGGGTTCGGCACAAGAAGCTCTTGATGTAATTCAAAGCAACATTGCTTCGATGATCAAAGAGCAAAATGTTATGTTGTCAATATCTTTTTCACTGTCCTGATTAACTACATGTAGGTAGAGAAATATATGTAGGTTGGAGAAATAATGAAAAACGTAAAGCAGTGCAAGATTTTTGGGCAGCCGATTGAGGTACCTGGGCCTCGGCAAAACTCCCGTATTGAGTACGGTTTGTTTTCATTTGAGCTAGACTCGAATGATGGAGAGGCTTATATCGCAACGGCTCGTCTGCGGGGCTCCAAGCATATCGTAGCTATCTCGGACTACAAGAAAGCATCTGAAGCGCTTAGCGAGGTCGAAGAGAAGGTGAAGCAGATTCTTCAAGAGCAGAAGGAAATGATCGGCTCACCTCTTGGACGTTTGTTGAGCAATGTCTCAAGCTAATCACTTACACAAAATAGTTGGGCCAGGTTTATACTGCGCATTATGTCCAAAAGCAATATGTTGATGGAGATTCTTTCAGTGGTATCAGTGGTTTGTTTTCAATTATTGGTGGCATCATAGCATGGCCATCTATAGTTGTTTTATATGCCATAATGATACCACTAAAGAAGTTTCTACAGCACAGAGTAAAGTCTAATTGCCAAAGAGGTTGAAATGAAGATCTATCTTGATGATGAGCGAGCGCCACCCGAGGGATGGATTCTTGCGCGAAGCGTTCCAGTCCTTTGTCACCTACTCCAAACACATCAGGTCACTCACCTCTCTCTTGACCATGACCTTGGGGAAGATGAGATGACTGGGTATGACTTCATGCGGTGGTTGGAAGCTCAGGTGTTTAGCGGAACAATCAAAGAGATTCCTGAGATTACTTTCCATACAGCAAACCCAACTGGCCGAAAGAATATGGAGTTGGCTCTGGCTAACATTCATAAGATGATGAGTCAATGTTAAACACAGGGTTCTCAGAAATTACCGAAGAACGTTTGCTTTACAAAGGTAAAGATCCTTGGTACGTTGAGGTTGCGATCACTGGTAGGTGCAATTTCCATTGCACCTATTGCAATAGGTTTTCTCAAAACCTTGACATGGAGAAGTTTAAAGCTTGGATTGATACCCAACAAAACCAGTTCAGGCATTTGCAAATTACCGGTGGTGAGCCCACTGTTCATCCTGAGTTTGAACAAATCGTTCAACTCTGCAGGTCGAGAACAAAGGTTCTTGGATTATCAACAAACGGATCGTGGTCATTAGAAAAGTATCTACACCTTCCTGTTGATATGTTTTCAATCTCGTTTGATGATTACGATTTAGATATCCTTCGGTCAAGAGGTTACAACAATCCTGAGCACATTCTTAACTGTATAAAAGAACTTGCAAAGGTTCGATACGTTAATATAGGATTGGTAATTGACGAACACAATGTTTCAAGAGCTGAAGCTATTATAGATTTCCTACTTCAGCTAGGCGTATCTGATGTGAAGCTTTCAATATCAACACGAGCATTGGATACGATGCCTGTGTTTACAAAATTATATGAAGGTTATCCAATTCTATCCTACAGGGTAAACAACTTCAAAAATCAAAAACCAATGAGAGGGTACCCGGCTCCTCGATGTCACATTGCCAAGAATGACATTACTATTGTTGGTGACAAACACTATCCTTGTCTTGTTTATTTTAGGGAAAAAGGATCTGCAATCGGAAATCTTGATGATGAATCTATGCTTCAAGATAGAGAAGCTTGGAGTGAGTCTCACGATTGTTTAAAGGATCCAATCTGTAGTAAGTTTTGCATGGATTTCAAATGTGACTTCAATCACGCAAAAGGTGAACAATGAACCCATCTATAGAAGAACATTCAATTGAAGCATGGAACTCAGAGCTTCGCTACAAGAAAGAACGCCCTTTAGATAGAGCGTTGCTCGTCATACATAATGGGAAGGCTCTTTATCTTGACCATATTGGACCTGGGATTGAATACTACTTATCCGAATGCACTCATAAGGATGATGAATTCATCGAACCCAACGGGGTCTATATCTGGGAGGGCAAATTAATCTCGAAGGTGATCACGTACTTTGAAGGGGATCATGATTGTGAAGAAGAGCTTAATGGAACATTACGATTAGCAACACTTGACGAATGGCAAGCATATATTAATGACGAATATATCTGGGATAGAAGCGAATGGCTTTTACCAGATGAAGCAACCTAATTGGACCTGGGATTGAATACTACTTATCTGATGACTTTTACTAGATTAAGAAACCCTATTCATGATTCAAATACTTTTCTAAACATATTAGTAACACTACTCCAAGAATTCTTGTTGATAAAATCCTTTTGTTTTGCTAATTGTTCTTCTAGAAAGATTTTGGTTGACAAAAGCTTCCCGTACTGGTACCATTGGGGGTTACTTGTGAACTTTGGAGTAAAAAGAATGTCAGAGAAAATGGGACGCAAGATGCCGGAATCCGCTTATACCAAGGCTAAGAGAATTGCAGAAGAAACCATGGATGCAATTCATGCATTAAAGTACAAGACTCCTAGTGGTAGGACCCTATCACTGGATAAGCTTGTTACGCCAGCTGTTCGACGATCAAAGATGTACAAACCTGATTGGAATGAAGAGATCAGTGCCGAGAAGAATACATCTCCAAAGATCTCTGTTACCAGAGAATCAACTTTGGAGGCGGCGTATCGTTTGTCTGAGGACAATGCTTGTGTCCTAAACTTTGCCAGTGCGAAGCATCCGGGTGGGGGATTTCTTCGAGGGGCTATTGCTCAGGAGGAATCCCTTGCTCGTTCTAGTGCATTGTATCATACATTGATTGAGCATCCTGAATACTATGAAGAGAATAAGCGTTCAGGTCGCAATGGTCCCGGTATCTATACGGACTATATAATCTATTCTCCTAACGTTCCTGTGATTAGAAATGATCGCGGGGATTGGTTGGAGGATCCTTACATCATGAGTGTCATTACTTCACCAGCGCCTAACCGTACCGCAATTCTTGAAGACTCAGATGATAGTACGATTACCGAGGATCAAGACAAGACTCTTGAAGAAGCTTTCAAGGCAAGAACGCTTAGAGTTCTAAATCTCATGGCCGCCAATGGTCACCGGAGTATTGTACTTGGCGCTTGGGGTTGTGGAATCTTTGGCAATGATCCTTGGAAGGTTGCGAAGATGTTTAAGGAAGCTCTTAAGGTTTGCCATTACTTCGATGAAGTGGTGTTCGCCATCTACGATTCACCAGACTCCGAAACATACAAAGCATTTGAAAAGGTATTTGCTTCTTAAGGTGAATTATGAAAGCTAGAAGATGTTTTGTAAGTAACTCTTCATCCAGTTCATTTGTTTTCATTGGCAACAATGGTGACTGTTCTCGTCGTGTGAAAGCTTTAGTTGAGGATGGTATTCTTATCTTGGGCACCCAAGGTGAGAATGAATTCGGCTGGGGACCTGAAACAATTTCTGATGTCTTTAGTATGATTAACTTTGCTAAGTTGCAAGTTATCAATGGTAGCAATCCTCACTGGGGTGTTATGCTTGATGATGTTATCAAAGAAGCAACTGGGTGTACAGAAATCATCTGGGACGAAAAACTTACCGATGAAGGATACATCGATCACCAATCATCCTCAAGCGATGGTTCTAATACAGAAATCTTTGCGGATGAAGATACGTTGAGAAGGTTCTTGTTCTGTACAGATTCAGAAATCGTATTAGATAACGACAACCACTGAGGTATTATGACGCTCGATATACCAGACACGCTTGAGTTTCATGGTGTTAAATTCCCACGTCATTTTGGTGGGATCTATAAATCATCAGAGCTTGGTGATGAGTTATATTTAGACACCATTATACAAAGACTTCCTAATATGGATCATGTAAAAGTCCAAATCATTGTGAACCATTTAGTATCGATGGAGAGCAAATGGTGCAAAACATACGCGGAAGCGCTTAGCTTTCTTGAAGCTAGGACAAAACCATTTACAAAATTCAATCAAGAAAAGAAAATGATTGATGCAATAACCAATGCATTAGAAGCATTGATAGCTGGAAGTGAGCATATCAGCACTGCAATTGATATACTTGCTGACGCACTTAATAGTAAAGAAAAACAGCCTAGCCAATAAAGAAAAGTAACATGCCAGGACCAGTTAGTGAATCTTATCAAGGGCCGTCTGATGACGGTCCATATGTTCCATCATGGTGTTATAAGAATGGACCGCATATGTGTCCATGTGGTCATCATGAAGGATATCATAACGATAAAGGCGAATGCATTCTTCAACATAAATGTAAGTGTACAGGATTGCCAGAAGAGTGTTGTACAGCAGTAGGGGAAGGATAAATGTTAACCAATATAGAGATTAGTCAAATACTAGACAGACTTGATAATACGAAGATTTCGTGTCGAAGACTTACACACTCTTCTTGTTCGATGCGTGTTATTGGTGTATATCCAGAAGGCACAACGCAGGAAGAAGTTGAAAAGGAAGTTCAAGGAACATTTGGTGGTAGGTTTGTTTCATTCGACAAAGGCCTATTTGAATACATTGCATATACGGATTGAGAGTTCACCATGAGTTTATCTGATTGTTCAAAATGTTGGGATACTCCGTGTACTTGTGGATACGAATGGGAAAAGTATTCGTTAGAATACCTTCTTAAGTTTCGCACCATGATTAACGGTGTTATTGATAATAAACAACTTCACAACACTGAAAAGAAATGTGTTAGATGTGGTCGTTCTTTTAACGATCAATACAATATCCTTTGCTTAGATTGTAATGGAGATGACGATGCAACAGGATAAAATGGAAATCGAATTCGCTTCAGATAATCTTGCAGCGCAATACAATAAAGAGATTCAAGAAATCTTTGCAAGCCTCAGACTCGCTGATGGTCACGAGCTCAGAGCGCGTGGCATTTGGGCTTCAGATGAATCTTACATCTCTGACATCGGACCATCTGAAGAAGCCTTGGAAAAGGTTAGCAAAGAGCTTGGTATCACTCTAACAAAGCATATGAGATTCGTTGACGCTGCGATGGAGTTGAGGAACAATCGCTCTAATGCAAAATCATAAATCAAATATAGGGCACGATATCGAACGTCAACTTAAAGCCGTCAGCGGCGATAGTAAGGTTTTGTGCAGAGGCATGAAGAGAGTGTTTTAGTTCTTACCAACGTGAGGTTTAAGATGGCTTGTTCAAGATGTAAATCAATTCGTATTGCAAATGCTGGTGGAAAATGCTCAGATCTTTTCGGAGTTAGCATTCAGATTGATGAGGAAAACGTTCAGGAGCATGACGGATATGTTCCAGATGATTTGGGAATTGGCGGTGGAGATTACATGGAGGTTTCGTATTGCCTTGATTGCGGACAGATACAAGGCACATGGCCTCTCCCGAGAACTGAACTAGAAGAAAAAGCACTTGCAAAGCTCGAAGAAGAGTGATACAGTGCGGGTATGTCCGACCACAAGTATACCCTTCATTTGACCGAGAGACAGGCCAGAGTTATCGTAGATGCTTTGGATCTGTTCTCCCGTATTGGTATGGGGCAACTGAAAGAAGTTGCATATGTGTTGCGACAAAACCCATTACCAAGCTCTGACCCTGATCTTGAGGCGAGAACAACTCTGCTATCTGAGATTAGGGATAAACTAGATACCCTTTCCCGATATTGGATGAAGGGGCCCGGGTTTTATGGAATTACTTCCAAATCAATCTCAGATAGGTTTAGAATTGCTTTTGATATTCAACAAGTGATTCGTCACAGACTAGCCTGGGATCGTAATCCACAAGGTGATATTACCGTAGATTTCGATAATCCGACGAAAACATCCGAAGAAGATTTACCAAAGATTGAAACTGTCAAATGAATGCGCAATACAGTTTGGAGCAACAACTACAAGAACTAATTGGTATTGCAAACCGAGAAGGTTTGTATGACGCCGCTGATTGGTTGAAGACAGCATTACATCAACCTAGCAGAGTGTTCGATGACAGTGATTGGAATGCATTCAATGATGTCTTTTTTGATCTAGGATCAGATTCCAAATTAGATCGTAAAACTCTTCAACAGGCTTACGATAGCCTTCCAAATCATATCAAGTCTATTGCAATTCAGTGGGGTATGGGTGATACTGTGTTCCGCGATGAAGCTTGCAAATTTCTAAAAAAGATCAAAAATACCTAGGTCAATATGGAAAAGCCACCTATTGTATTTCAACTACCGGATACCGGGGAGTGGGCAGTTGGTACTATCAAAACTGTTCACCCAACAAAGGGTGCTGCGGATAAAGCGGCAAGCAAAGTAAAACATGAGGTTCCTGAAGAAGAACCCCAAGAACAAGAACAACTTGGAGTGCCCGATCATATAGCCATTTTCTGGGAAGATAAACAGTTCACATTTAGCTTCTTTGAGAACAGATCTGGAATGTGCATTGCTGTATGTGACACTCCTGGATATGGAAAATTCTTTGGTAAATCAACAGTCTGGTGGAGTGCGGCTGAAGAGTGTTTAGCTGATATCGTAATGAACGAGAGAACAAATTCCTAATGCCAGAACCTCAGCCAGAACAAAAACTTTGCAGAAGAGATAGGGAAAAGCTTAGAAAGCAAGCTCTCTATAAAAAGCAAAAAGAAAATCCAGAGTTCGTTGCCAAAGAGAAAGTAAGATTAAGAAACCGCTCACGCGAATATGAAAAGTTTAATCGTGATATATGTATTTTCATTCCAGTATTACGGGAATGTCTAGGTCTAGATCCTAGATCTGATATCTGGGCAAGGCAAAAGAATGACCATTCCACTCCGATGGATTAAGAATGATGTTGAAGGTTCCAAGTTTACATTCCGATATAATGGAACTGAGTTTACTTACTTAGGTGCCCCTATCAATGCTGACTTTGAATTGAGCTATGAAACTCTAGCTCCATACGTAACCCAAGTCCTAGACCTAGCCGCCCCACTAGAAGGTAACGGTCTTATGATTAGGTTTGTGGAAATCAAAAACAACACAGTGAAAGTTTGGTAGTATGACTACTGAAGCTGAAGCACAGAAGCGTTTGGAAGAGTTTAAAGAAGCCGCTGCCAAAGGTGAGGTGGAAATAAAAGCAACAGACGAAGAGATCCATGAGGTAATGGAGACTTTCAAATCTGGCCGAGAAATAGACTTTACTGTGACTCGTGCTGAGATTTCTGGTGTTTGGAGCTATAATGGGGGTCAAGGCTTTGAGATCTCTTGGGGTACAAAGTCAGCTGGCTTTGGAACAATTACATTTACCACAGATGAAAAAGGAAATACTCGTATAGATAATGAGGGAATGGATATCGAATTCTGTGGTAACGTTCTTCTAAAACTTCTCGAAAATGCATTTAAGCAGAAAGAGAAAGATACAGAGAAAAGCGATAAAGAGTAATGGAAATCAAATTCTGTGTCAGTAATATCTGTACAGCCTTTCAATCTCAAACGGTTGGCTCCAAAGTATTAAACACTCAAGTCTTTCTAGAAGATTTGCGGTCTGCTCTGCAGAGCTATAATCCATCAAAGGACCGCGAACCCGGACAACACTTCGTGTTGATGCCAGACTCTTTTCACACCGTAAGTGCGGGTGATGGTCTTAAGTCTGATAATACTGAAGACTACATTGTTAGAACACATCGCGAGGGACCTAAGATGTTCCTTAAGCGGCATTGCGCTGGAAGCGTTAAGTTCCTAGCTTGTGTAGTCTATACTCGCGAAGCTTATCTTAAAGATCCTGACTACGATGGCTCTGAGGATCTTGGTGATGCAACCCACATCATCGTTGCAGTGATTGCTTCTAGTGGACCCAATGCTCCAGTAACTCCGTTCAGGTTTGTTCATAACTTGGCTGGTGGAAATCTGGAATACAAACAACCGCCTCGAAAAGATTTTGCTCCGCAGATACCTTCGTATTGGCACAATTATCTAAGTCCACATTGGATGGATTATGCTAAGGCATTAGAGGATTGGGGCGAATTCATTACCAAGAAGGCTAAAGAAGTTGTAGAGCATTGGAATTCATACAGCGTTGTAGCTGATTAAGGTGAAGTATGTTTAAAAACTTTGATTGGATGATTTTAATAATAAAAATCTTTGTGGTTATATGTGTATATATAATTGTATTTTCGCTTGTTATGGCATTCAAAGAATCTCAGAGAGAAATTGATAAGAAAAACCAATGTACAACTGCTTGTCACCCATATGCAGTTATGTCATCCGAAGATAAGTATTGCCTATGCGCTAACAGTTCTACAGTTTTGTGGCGTAAAGATATCAAGTAGAATAAAAGCAGTACGAAAGTTCTTGCACTTCGAAAACTCTTCTGGTAGAGTGCTGCAGTTGCCGATGATTGAGAGGACGCAATGAAACTCGAAGAGATTGGTTTTTATACTCTATGCGATGAACGTGCAGCTCACTCCAATGGTGAGTCTCCTATGTGGCGATGTGAAATGATCCTCACATCAGCCTGCAATTTCAAGTGCCCGTATTGCCGCCCTCTTCGTGAGGATTGCCGTGGCACTATGCCTGTAGAGCGTGCTCTTTACACTCTTGGCCAATGGTGTGACCAGGGTCTAAAGAATATCAGATTCTCTGGCGGTGAACCTACACTATACAAAGACCTTGTTACTCTAGTAAAGTATTGCAAGCAACGCGGCGTGGAGCGTATTGCAATCTCATCCAATGGTTCTGCTTCGCGTGAATTGTATGCTGAGCTAATCGAAGCTGGCGTTAATGACTTCAGTATTTCATTGGATGCTTGTTGCGCAGAGGATGCAAACAAGATGTCCGGTGGTGTATTGAAGGTCATCGACAATGTTTCAGAGAACATTCGGTGGCTTGCGTCTAAGACCTATGTCACAGCGGGCGTTGTTCTTACCAATGAGAACTACAAAGAGATGAATAACATCATTCGCTTTGCAGACTCTTTGGGATGTGCAGATGTTCGAATCATCTCAGCGGCTCAAGAGAACTTCCTATTGGAAGGTGTACTTGGCATTGAGCAAGAGCTGCTTGATAAGCATCCTATTCTAAAGTACAGAGCGAATAACATTCGCAATGGACGCGGGGTCCGTGGTTTAAGCGATGGAGATCCTCATACATGTTATCTAATGTATGATGACTCTGTGGTTGCAGGGGATCAACATTTCCCTTGTATTATTCACCTACGCGAAGGTGGCGCACCCATTGGGAAGATTGGTCCGAACATGAGGCAAGAGCGCATTGAATTCTTGCAGAAGCATGATCCTCACAAGGATCCTATTTGCAAAGCTAATTGCCTGGACGTATGTTCAGATCACCTTAGGAAGTGTGATTCTTTTCGGACGGACAAGAGCCAATCAGCGCACAAATCTCCTTAAATTTATCATGCTTACGATCCATGTGAATAGAACTATCTTGGTAAATGAAATCTAAAAACCTTCTACCAACTCTATTACCATGGAGGACAAGTTGTTTAATTTCAGATCCTTTCTTCGCATGACATATACTTGTCTTTATTCCAAGATGTAATAGTTTATCACGCAACGTCTCTGTAAAGTCTTGTGTACCTAAAATAGAGATAGCAATTTGGCCAGAAGAAAAACTAAGAGAGCCATCTCCATCGAAATATCCTCTTACAAAATGTGAGAGTAATTCATCTGGTACACAAGTTGGAAACTTTACTTTCAGACTTTTAGCTTTAACTAATCCATAACTTTCAAGTTGTTGGCTGATATGTTTACTTGATATAGTAAGACAGTAACTATCTTTACGAAAATAATCTTTGCCATTATCTTTAAACCATTTACCTTTCCTCTTTAAAAGAGGTCTATCACATTTGTAAATCAACTTACAAAGTTTAGTTAACAAACTAACATCTTGTTCACTAAGTATTAGGCGAACACAAGTCATTTCCGTGCTATTACAACCATCAGCATACAAAATACCAAGAAAATAAGCTTTCTCTGGTGTGTTGATAGTATCAAAGAAATCTTCATAAACATCATATGTACGATTTGCTTGACTATGATCTCTGGTTTTAATTTTTTCCTTCTTAAGAAGGTAATGAATAGACCCAGGGTTAACTCCATATTCTGTCCCTAGTTCTAAAGTACTTTTACCAGAAAGATATTTCTCAATTATCTCTTGTGAGAATCGTTTATCAAGTTTGCGTTTCTTTTCCATAATCACTATCCTTATTTTAAAGAGATGTAACTAATAACAGCTTTAAAAGCTCCTCGACAAAATCTGGAAGAGATTTTGTAGGCGAGAAACTACAACAACTAACTCTTTGGTAATAAAATCAATGCATACAACTCAAGTTGTCAGAATCTGTGAAAGCTCATGCGGCGGATATGAGTATTGCAAATACACTTGCACATCCCGGGTTGCAATTGGATTCATTGGGTAGATGGGATCGATTCATGACAATCAATCATCGAGCTTATCAGTTCATTAAAACCCACATTGAGTTTTACATTGATTCTCACAATCGTGATGCGTGTTTTCGTATCATGGAGGAAAACAAGGAACGATTTGAGAAAGCTCCTGGTTCAACTCACAATCATCAAGCATGGGAAGGTGGTTATCTAGATCATATCCTAGAAACAATGGATATCGCATATATAATTCTTCCAACCCTTAAATTAACAGGAAGACCAGTACCAAAGTTCGGCGATGTGATCCTTTGTCTTTTTCTCCATGACATTGAGAAGCCGTGGAAGTATGTTCTGGGTCAAAACGAATTGGATGATCCAGACCTTAATACCAAGACAGATCGCCATGAGTTCCGAAGAAAACTCATCCAGCTCTACGGTTTCGAGTTGACAGAAGAGCAGTGGAATGGTATTGAGTACGCCGAGGGTGAGATTCATAACTACTCCAATCACAAACGGAACATGGGACCATTGGCAGCTTTAGTTCATATGTGCGATGTGTGGAGTGCTAGAGGATGGCCTGAATATCCTCATGGGTAATTATGAATGTCAAAGAACTCAAAGAAGCAATTGTAAATCTTCCTGATGATATGGAGGTGATTCTCCAAAAAGATTCTGAAGGAAACGGCTACTCTCCATTGGCGGGTGCAGATCCTGACACAGTATATGTACCAAGGAATACTTGGTCCGGTGAAACATACAGTACGAACTATGGAGCTTCAGAACATTGTCTGGAAGAAGATGAATGGGAAAAGCTCAAAGCTGGTCCACACGCTTTGGTTCTATTTCCAGTGAACTAATTCAGAACGGTTCGAAAAACTCTTGACTTTCGAGAGCCTAGTGAGTAAAGTTCTCCCTCGCTGGAACGAAAGTTCTCGGTCCTTGATATTATCGATGAAAGCCGCATGGGGCTTCTAATACTATGACACAATCACGGAGGAGGCGGGGCGTGTGCCCTCCTGAAATGGAATGATTGAACTCAAAGATGGAACGTATTACAAGGCCGTTTGGAATTTCGAGTTCCGCGCAGGGACTGGGATTATTCCAACTGAACATGACGGAAATGTTCTAGGCGCGTTGTTCACAACGGACCCAGAAAGAAAACTCTGGACAATGACGTATCGTTTCAGGTACTATGTGGACGACATCAACGACAATACTTCTCAAGATGTCAAGAATTGGTACAGGGCTGAAAATACTGGACCTGAAGATAAAATCTGGGAAGATGCCAAAAAAGCTATGACCATGTTGGCTACAGTTCAGCTATCAACTCTCAACTGTGTTATGATTGAGAGTGATAAGTCAGAAGATCAGTTGAAAAAGATTCAGGAACTCCCTGGTATGAATGTTGAACAAAAACTCAATTCAGAACAAGAAGAAGCCAAGATCAATGTTCGACCAAGTTCCGCATTGAACTAAACCGCATGGGGCTTCTAATACTATGACAACTAATCAGAGCTGCCGATACCTCCCTCCTTTTTTTAGGTGGCTCTGTGCGGGAGTTTCCATGACTCGCCTCACGCACTCCCTGTGTGCGCAGTTGCTGGACTGCATCACATACCCTCCCCTCTTGTGTGTAAACAAAACCAGCGCTTGGGACATTAACTCAATGGTAGAGTAGGACCCTTTTAAGGTCAAGGCTACAGGTTCGAGTCCTGTATGTCCCACTAACCGATTGGTTGATAGGACTTAACAGGATGAAACCTGTTAAATTCACTGACAATCTCTAACCTGTGAAGCAACTGGGTTTGCGAAAGAACTCATGAATCTTTCAAGATAAAAAGGTTGCGATAGCGTGAAGTGATGCTAGCTACTAAACACTTCTCAACTACTCTGAGTTGACAATAAGCGGCAGAGTCGAAAATTAGAGATTGTCTTAATTTAAAAGCCGCATGGGCTTCAAATACTATGACCGGAGATACGGTGCCACGAAAATGATTTTCACAAAGGATATAGGTTCGATTCCCATCAGTAACGTCATCTAATATGGCTTAAGATACTTTGTGAGTTTGCCCTAATAGCTCAGTTGGATAGAGCAGGAAATTTCTAATTTTCAGGTCGGGAGTTCGAATCTCTCTTGGGGTACTAAATTATGTATTGTGATTTTTGCCAATGTCATATGTGTCAAACAGGTCAAACACACTATGTTGCCATTGACGGCTCCATAGATGAACCTGATGGAGTAATGCGAGTATTGTTTCACACACAAACAATTGATGGTCATTGGATTTGTGAAACGTGTTATACATATGATGTGTGCGCAAGAAATAAATCTGATCCATGTGAAGGTTTATGTGGAGAATTCAAATGCGATCACAGACCAAAACTAATTAATAACGAGTGGACATTCTGGACTTGGCGAACTGGCTCGCAAGAGAATACAATTGAAGAACCTCACTATGACTTAACTTAATCTCTGGTAACATATATATGCACTGGTAACTCAATTGGTCAGAGTATGATTAGAATTGATTCGCGGTAAGTTCTAATCGGTCAGATGAAAACTTTTGGTTGCTCTTAGGTTGTAGTCTGATTTATCACCCGGCAGGGAGAAGGTTGTTGGTTCGAATCCAGCTCAGTGCACGCGAGCCATTTAACTAATGGCTAGTCGGAGCCGTAAACAAATAAGATATCTGGTAACAGATCTCTTATGACCGATGAATAGAAGTAAAATGGTTTTTTACAAAAACGGATTGACAAGTAATCACCTCTAGGCTAGACCAATGTGGTGAAAGTTGTGGTGGTTGAGCACCGCGTATGCATTGATACATACAAAGATAAGCAACAAAATAATAAGCTCTTTACTTATATCAAGTTGCTCATCACTCAACTTGCTTCTAATACTATGACGTTCGACCCCAACCCAGTGCAACATAGCCGCATGGGCTTCTAATACTATAACCTAAAAACACGAATAGAATATGAGTAAAGATCATAAGGTCAAGGATGCGTCAGCTGACATGACCGAAAGGCGATTACTTCCAAATCATTGGGTTGGTGTAATGCCAAAACGTCAATTACCGCAGCTATCTCATTCAGTTGCTCAAGCGCGTCTTTGTGGCAGTTGTCATGGATGTTCTAATCGAGCCGTAGACGATAAGTCTATTATAACCACTGCGGGAGTAGATTACAGCGATATCGTGTATTGTTCTATGCATGGGTGGCAATTTGAGAGTATAGAACAAGAGCGGATGTACACCTGCTTCGACTTTCATGAAGCTTAATGATGCCTAAGCCCTTGACTTCTTTTGAAAGTCTGGTACAGTAACTCAGCCGCGTGGGCTTCTAATTCTACGACCGCCCTGACCCTTGCATGCTTCCTAAGCATTGTTGGCGATGCACTTGATTTGTAATCATGAGAAATCGGTTCGATTCCGGTGGGAAGCTCAACTTGTAGACTAAAAACGCTCGTGTGACAGAATTGGCAGACGCGCTGGAAGATTCAAGTCCTGCCGCGAGCACGAAGAGAAGAGGAAATGAAGACGGCCAGCGGGGAATGTTATTGATTCAATATCAGATTTCTTCTTGATTTCTGTCATAGTCCTGGTACAATCGTCTTCGACAGGTTAATATGACATTTACAATTATTGTTTGGATATCATCCCTATTTCTCGGATGCGCACTTTTTCTAGGATACATTTTGGGAATCTGGAAAATACTGAAGCCAAAAACAAATGCGGTATTAGGAACAGTATTTTGTGGATTTCTAATAACAATGGTACTACTACCATTGTCATGTATGGAATCAAAGTCCGAAGACGCAAAAATGCGTGACGAATATGGTTGCCATCGAAAAAATCCGAACTATCATGCATGCAGAGAAAAAGGGATTTACTGGTAGCAACAACGGCAGGTTCTCCGAATGGTTACTCGTGCAATAACAAACATCATAAGATGCGAGTTGAGCCGGTAACAAAAGCTGGTGAAGAGATTGGTGCTTTAGTCTTTTGTGAATGTGTAAAGTAACTATCCTCTTAGGAACTACAGGCGCTTATCTGTAGTAGCTGAAGTCTGTATGGGATTATGCGCAATGCTATACAGATGCAGAGTTGCAAGCACTCTGATGAGGACTCATTCCTTCGGGAGTGATGGTGGAGGAGGAGCGAGTTAAATCGTTCGTCCCTAGGTATCTACAGTACCAGGACTTATCAATGGACATTAAATGCTTTGTGTTCGATAAGTTCAATCTTCTCATATAAAGAGTAATTTGACAAAAGCCTACTCGGCGCGAGATGATATGTACAGGGATTGAGAGTTCCTGTAAGTAACCAAGGTGGAGGAAGAGATAACATCAAATCCGTAGAAGCTTTGGTTACTTCTCAAACAACGGGGCAGACTGGTTTCGACGTGGCTAATGAGGATAGAGTGAACATGCAAGCGGGAGTATGTTACCGCTTTGAACAATGACATGCCGTATTAACTGCCAACGACAACGCAGACCTCGCCATCGCTGCCTAATAAGCAGTAGGCGACATCCCGAGACAAGGAGTCTTAGTAATCAAGGGGTGCCAACCCACAAGGACTGGTTTTTTGGAATGATGTTACCAAAGAATGAGATTAATATCTAGGGTTGCTAAGTTTGCCGAATTACTTAGCGGGGCTTCTATCGCCTTAAGATAGATAAGCATGTGAGCGAGCTTTGTAGTACGTAGTCGCGGACCGGGGGTTCGACTCCCCCGATGCTCCACTAAATAGAGTGTTGAATATGAATACGTACAAATACGGATCAACGTTTAAAACCCGCACTTCAAGTATTGCCAAAATCTTTGGAGCCATCTTTGGTTTCATTACCTTGGCCCTTGGTACTGTTGCTGTTATTGTTGGTCTAGCCATTCTTATGGCGTTTCCAACGATGTGGTTATGGAACTATGTTATTCCTCATATCTCCAGAGGAAATGTTCCTTGCATTAGTTTGTGGCAAGCGCTTGCGCTGAATGCGTTGTGTGGTATTCTTTTCAAATCTAATTGCAAGAAATCTGAGAGTTGATAACAAAATGAACTCCAAGTACGACATAGATTATCTCAGAGCTTTTACAGATGTTTTGGCAGCTGGTAATCCCAATACCAAATCAATGCATCAAATTGTAGAGCGTTATTACAGTGCCTTAGATCAAGCTCCCAAGAAGAAAGAATACAACAATGTTTGAACGTGACTTTCGTGAGGAAAATAACAAACTCCGTGATAAGCTTTCAGAGGCTTCCTCCTACATTAAAGAGCTTGAAGGTTTCATTGAGGAGGTAAAGGACGGGCCAAGCTCTTACGCTTACGTTATTCAGACTCATGGTAATAGAGTCACTGTCAGTACCAACAATGGTATTGTTGAAGTTCCCAATACTCTTAAGGCTCAGATGCCTAAGATTGGTGATGGTGTTATGTTTGGTGGTCTAGGAATCATCACTGGGCCAGCGGCACAAGAGATTGTTATTGGAGATCTTTTTGTTGTAACAGCTCACGGTAATGGTTGGGCAGAAATTAGTGTTGATAGCTCTCCTCGCCGAGTTGTCTGCTCTCTTCAGGTTGAAGATGGTGATCGTGTTCTTATGGATACGAATAATACCATTGCCCTAAAGAACTACGGCCAAGATACAACGAAGTTCTCTTTTGATGGAGATACCGGAGTTCAGTGGGATGACATCGGAGGTTTGGAGAATGCCAAGCTAACTTTACAGGAAGCTATTGAACTTCCTAGTAAGCATCCCGATCTATTCAAGAAGTACAATAAGCGCCTTCCTAAGGGAGCAATGTTGTACGGTCCCAGTGGGACTGGAAAGACTTTGCTTGCAAAGGCTGCCGCCACTTCCCTTGCGCAGACTCATGGTAAATCTGCAAAGAGCACTGGCTTTATTTATGTTAAGGGACCAGAGCTTCTAAATATGTGGGTTGGTAACACTGAAGCAGAGATTCGTGGATTGTTTGCTCGTGGTCGAGACCATTTCAAGAAGAATGGATATCCTGCAATTCTATTCATCGACGAAGCTGATGCTCTCCTCGGGGCTCGTGGCGGATCTTCTCATACATCTCAAGGAACTCTAGCCAACACTATTGTTCCTCAGTTCCTAAGCGAGATGGATGGTCTTGAAGATTCTGGAGTCTTTGTTCTGCTTGCAACGAACCGTCCAGATTTTTTGGATGCTGCCGTAACTCGTGATGGTCGTATTGATCGAAAGGTTGCAGTACTACGTCCGAATGAGGATGCCGCAAAATCTGTTCTTCGAATTCATATGAAGAACCGTCCCATCTTTGCTGGAGCTGAGTTGGAAACCCTTCTCGATCATTCAATTGCGTATCTGTATGGAGAGAAGTTCTCGTTGTATGAAGTAACTTACAACAGGGCTAATCCTCAGAAAAGAACTATGCTTCTCAAGGATCTTGTCAATGGTGCAATGATTGCTGGTATTGCAGAGCGTGCGGCTAGTATTGCAATGCAGCGAGATATTGAGAATGCAATGAAGGGCGTAAAGGAAGCTGATGGTATTTCTATTAGTAATATTTACGAAGCCATCGATGCGGTGTATGAGGAGAACCTTCACATTAATCACGATCTAGCCATTCAAGAATTCGGTGAATCCCTGGATGGTGACATCACTAACATTCAGCGAGTATAATATGTGGGCTCAAAAAAAGCGACATGGTAATTATGGTGGGAACAATAATGATGCAACCCAACAACAAGCCGTTCCCAAACTTCGTGGTACCGGAGATATTGAAGCTCTTCTAAAAGAAAGCCAATCCAATGATAAGTTGGAAAAGCAAGAGAAAGAACGCGGATACGAAAATGGGAGTAGTTGCGGATGTGGATGGTAATCAAAACCATTTTGGTTTTAGGAATCGCAGCTGGATTCATTTCACTGACGGTTACTAAATCCACAATCTTCGAACCCTTCAGGGACTTCTTCTTCCATCACTCTGAAAAGAGTGCCGTGATGAAGTTTCTGTATGACTTAGTGACGTGCCCATATTGTTTCAGTCATTGGGTATCATTGGTAATGGTCTGTATTTGGCAACCAAGGATTGTTAATTGTGGTTGTATTTGGGTTGACCTTGGAGTAAGTTGGTTCGTGATGGTTGGTATTGCATCTTACGCTTGGGGAATCTTCTTTAAGATCACTTCAGAAAATTCGGAATGAAATCTTTACATGGAAAGAGCTTGCGCTTGGACTTATTTTTGGGTTACTGTTTTGAATGATCTCTCGCAAACCGCATGATAATAGATTGATTTTATTATCATTGTGATGGGAGATAATAACAGCCGCATGGGGCTTTTAATACTATGACATTGTTCAAACTCAGAAGGTTTCTCTTCAAATGAAGATATTCGATGTTTCAAATTCAAAAGCTTCTTTATTGGATAAATCCAAGCTATATGGTCCCAAAGAGAATGATATTGTAAGATACCTTAAACAATACGCTCCTGAGTTTGGTCATCAATTTGTACAGTCCGCAGAAGATGCTGATGTAATCTTCACCAACGATATCTTTCCTGAACCTTTTCTTGGTAAGAGGAAGGTGAAGCGGATGGATGGAGTATTTTCTCGTGCAGATGTTGTACATCGTAATGAAGCTTTGAATCGTGCCGCCCAAGAAGCTGATAGCGTTATCTTCATCTCAGAGTATTCCAGAGAATCGTATTTCAACTTATACGATCCTAAGAGGGATACAATCAAGAGCTTTACGGTTATTCCAAATGAAGTTGATCCGACAGTTTTCTATCCAAGCACTGTTATTTCAGAACATCCTAGAGAGATGATAGCTGTTGCTTCTGATTGGATCAGACCTGAAAAAAGACTTAATGACTTGTTGTTTCTAGCTAGAATTGCACCTGAAACTAACTTCACCTTGATTGGTAAGGTACCTGAGATCAGTTATCCTAAAAACATTATACTAAAAGGATACGTTGATACGCCCGAAAAGCTAGGCGATGCTCTTCGTATGGCGGATGGAATGGTATCTTTGTTTTACAAAGACGCATATCCAAAGACCATGGTACAAGCAAAGTACTGTGGACTACCTGTAATTTTTGCCGGGTCTGGTGGTCAGACTCAAATGGGTGTTGCAGGCGTATGCATTACTGATACTGACAAGTATTCATTTGACAATTCTGTTCCAAGATTAGATCCCTTCGAGATTGAAGTTGGATGGAAAGATTTCAGCGGTTACTTTCCAGGACTGAAACAGTTTGCAATGCAATACAAAGGTCGAAATGACTTCGTTGGAATGCTTAGAAGTTATTTCGAAAAACTTCAGGGATAATCATGGGTGCAACATTAGCATTGAAGTTTCCTACAAAAGAGATTCGTGACACTAGGAAACTGAATAAATTAACCAAGTTATGGTCTGAAAGATGAATGATGAAAGGCTAGCATAGCCTTTTTGTTTTATTTGGTCTATAGCAAGGCCGGCTAGCTGATTAAACAAACCAGAACGGAGTAATAGTAACCCGGCAAAATACTCTTGCTTTACTGGTACCGTGCAAAGAAAGCTCCAATGCTTTAGCTTGGAGATGAATTTGCCGTCTTATATCATTCATGTGTTTATTATTTCTAGGTCGAGAAACATTATTTATTCACCTTAAAATTCTCAAGAGAATTTACCTCTCTTGAGAATTGACAATTGAATATCTGGTTCTCTTGAAATAATCTTAAATGATTTCCTCAAGAGATAAAATTCTAAGGTTAAAAAATGATATTATGATTAACCAAAGTAGTAATATCATAAAAGATTTTCTAAATTAGAAA